GTAATCTAATACTATAGATTCAAATACATCTATGTCATCTCCTAGTAGTTCCTCAATACGAACATCCGCTTTTGGATTTCTAAAATCGTAGGTTAATTCTCTAGGAGAAAAATCCCTTATTGCTTTAAGGATAAATTTTAACTTATCTTTACTATATCTACTGTGTAAATAAATATCAATCATATTATTCATCTCCTTATATACTAAGTATAACAGACCGCTTCATAGTTGTCAACACTTAATTGTAATTGAACCGGATATCTTCTAATATTTTCAATTATACAGACCTCAATGATAAGGGGGCTACTTACTATTTTAGGTACATTAAAACTTTACCCGAGGGAAAACCTAATACTTTTTAGTAATTTTAAAAATAAGAATCCCATACCTATAGGGTTCTATATTTTAGTACCACTTTTCCTAGGGTCTAAAGATTAAAATCCTATATTAGAATCATTCTAATGTAATAACCTAGATTATACCACCATTATATAAGATTATTATACAATAACAATAGATTAATACCGCTTCAGTATAGATTAAGGTTACAATACTATAGTTTAAGTATTGTATAATAAATGAATATTATAAATAAAGAATACATAGTTAGGGAAGTCGGTAGTAAGTAATAGGCTGAGTGGGAGAGGTAAAAGTTTTCCCAGGCTCTAGGTATTGTTTAGTTACTTTACTTGGTTTTAATTGATTTTATTGGTTTTACTTGATTAACTCCTCTCCTATATATCTTCCTTATTAGTCAACATACTCCTATTAGTCCTAATGTCTATTATAATAATCTGTTATAGCTAAACATACCATAAATGTAATTAAAGGGACAACTCCTATAGACATAATAATTATTTTTGCAAACAAGTCCATATGTTTCCTCCTTATAAATTATATACTTTAAACATCTTATCCATAGTAATCTATAAACTCTACTTCTTCAAAACCTCTTATCTCTGATAATCCTGAATCATCTGTAGATTCTATTGTTACTGTTTCATTTTTAAAGTTAATAATTTCTACATTAACAATTTGTTGGGTTATTTCATCCCATACCTTTTTATATCTATTTATCATATTAATTCCTCCCATTTAAAATTAAATACTAGTTGCCCTTCTCTTAATAGAGTTAAAGTTTTTATAAAATAATATTGATTTCTTCAATTTCAATATTAATAACCTTATCATTAAATTCTTCGTTACTTAAAATCAGGATAAGCATTGAAACATCCTTGTCAGTACCTTTAATTACCTGATTTGTCACACTATTACTATACTTTGTAGTAAGTGTTACTTCTAAGTCCATTTCTTCAATTTGGTCATCTGTTAAGTTAAAAATAATTTTCTTTGCTCTTAATGCTGTTCTGTATCTTTGTAATAATGTATTTACTGTTTGTTTAGCTTCTCTTGCCATTTTACATTTCTCCTTTATTTTTTAATTATTTTTACCATTATCCTAAATAGTCTCTAAATTCACTTAATATCGTTTCTTTGTTACTAATATATAGTATATTGTCATACTTAGTATCGTATATTTCAATATTTTCACTTAAATACAAATCATCTTTGTTACTTATTAACTCAGAAAAACCATTAAACTTAAGCTCTACATCATCCATCCCACCGCAAGGGTAATAATCAGAATAGCTAAACAATAAAAATCTATACATTAAAATTCCTCCCATACGAATCCGAATATACCATCATTTTGTACTTGTCTTACCCATTCCTCTAATACCTTATGAAGAACTGAACTAACACTCTGTGTATTAGGAATTTTAACAACAGTTGTCATATAAAGACCTTGTGGTATATGCATTTCTATAGAATCTGAGTATAACTTATCAATATCTATAGACACAACTTCTGTGTTATAAGTAAAAGTGAGTCTCATAATGTAAGACATTAAATCTACATTAGATAACCTAACTTTAGTTTCATCAGGTAATATTAGATATTTACCTTGTTTACTTGTAAAATAATCTACTAATTTTGTACTATTCATAATTGTTCCTCCTGGTCATATTCTATAGGTAATAGCTCATACCCTTTATTACTATATCCATGTAATCTTTCCCAATAATAGACATCTAAACAATGTTCCATACTACCTTGTGCAATAGGTTCTCTTCTTTTGTATAATACAAACACATCATAAGTCATTTTCCCACTCCTTTAGTTTTTGTATATATTCTTCAATATATAATAATTTTTTAGCTCTTATTATAATAGTAAAATCACCATTCTTTTTAACCCAATAATTTGTTTCTTTCTTACGGAATTCCATTAATTTTAAGAAATGAACAATTTCCCTTTTACTTCTGAAGTAATAAGGTAAGATATCATCTTTTTGACCTACAAAACCTTTAATTGTTCTCTCTAGTATATACATTATAATCCACCTTCTGTAATTTCTATTTTTATTTCTAATCCTGCTTTCTTTAAACTATTTTTTTCTTTAACAAATATCCAATCTATATCAATATTATTTTTAAGAGTACCGTTAGGTCTTAAATATGTCATAGGTATCCATATATTTTGGTTCGTATTATTTATTGTAAACCTCCTAGCTTTTGCTTGACCATAGCCCCTATCAATTTGTTGTAAAGGTATATTTTTATAATATTGAGTATCAAAATTACGATTTGTACTATTATAACTATCTTTCTTATCATGTATAAATTGTGTCATACTACTTAGTCTCCTTTATATATTAATTCATCATTCTTGTACACTTTCTTACCTACATTAGAGAAACCATCACCTTTATCAAACTTATGATAGACCTCTTTATTAAGATATACACGGTCTTCTCCTTTATCTGTCTCTAAATCTACATAATATTTCATTTCACCAATGACTGGGACAGTAACGCTACCTGATTTTATATAAGTAGTTGGTTCTCTGTATTCACCTACCCCTACTACTTTACCCTCATGGTTATCAGGAGAGCAACCTCCTAGTAATAGAGAAATAGTAATTGTAAGTAATACTATTAACTTTTTCATATTTTCATCTCCTTGTATACTATTATATAATAGATATCTACCTAAGTCAATAGGTAGATACTAATTTATTTATCAGCTACGTACTCATAAAACCCAATATCTTCTCTAAGTTTATCTTCTCTTAACTGCTTAACATCTTTAGATGATACTGTAACTCCTTCGACATATTCTACTAGGTCAATGAATGCTTTTTCTAAGTATTCCCTCGGACAGTCTTCGTTTTCCCAATAGTTAACCCTTTCTTTTTCCCAGTTATTATTCATGCTATTTCTCTCCTTTCAACTCTTTAATTTCAAGTGTAACTACTTTATCTACATACTCTTCTATAGCTTTATAAGATAACTGATTTAAATATTGTTCACTAACTCCTAATATTTCAGTAACCTTTTCCAGGTGTCTTACTACATCATCTAACTCAGTATCTACGTAACCTAGAGATTCAAACATTTCATCTATTTCATTTTTGTCAGGCTTAATTTCTTTATATTCATTATAAAATTCTTCAGTAGTTCTAAAGTACTTTTGTCTATTTCTTTTAATATGATGGTAGTCTATTAATTGTCTCTCACCATTAATTGTATCAAACTTTCTTACACTAAATGATACGACATGACCGCTTATTTCTAGTTTAACTCCATTTAATTTATCTATAATCATTTTATTTCTCTCCTTTTACTTATGGCTTTAACCATTCCCATTTTTCAAACCATAGTATTTTTATAATATTGTACTTATGACCTACTTTATAGTCATCCGAATTGAACTCATTTACTTTTAAGGTAATAACCTTTTTTTTCTTAGGATTATCTACACCGATAAGAATCACATCTACATAATCTACATACGCAAACCCTTCATCAGGAGGGTAAGTAGAATACTCAAACCTACTATAATAATTATGTTTTGATATTTTATAAATCATCTCTTTCACTCCTTTATTTACTATAGTTATACTATATAATAAAAAACTCCCTTTGTCAATAGGGAGTTTAAATATTTATTAATTATTTTTAATTCTTTCTCTAATTTCACTTAGTGACTGGTCTCTGTATAGTTTACCGTCTTCAAATACTCGTTCTAATTGATTTAAATTCTGTTTATTTAACCACTGGTGAAGATTTAGGTTATCTTCCCATGAACCATCTTTGTAAACAGCTACTCTACCTTTATGTGAACGTTTACCACTGTCTGTTTTAGGATTCTTATAGATAAGTTTCTCTTCATTTTTAATCTTAGCATATGTTGCTTTGATTGCAAACCCATGAGTATCACGAGTATTAAATTGATAAGAGAAACTACCTACACCTAATACAACGTTAATACTTGCAAAACCTTTTGCTTTTAATCCCTCACAAATTTGCTGAGCACGCTCATAGTTAATAGAATCACCATAGATTAATCCTACATGTTCATCTAGTACTTTATATCCTTTTTCAGTTTCAGTACCTCCAAAAGTATCCCAAAGTACTTCTACAGCACCTTTACGTTCATACTCAGTATCTGCATCAGGGTCACCACAAATAATCTTAACAGGGTCTCCACTATCAGGTCTGATTACTACTTTACCGTCACGTTCCATAATAATATCTTTTAACCTAGGTAAAGTTTTAGTCATATTACCCCAAAAGTCCCAAGTATCAGATACAATAGAGAATACTCCTGTTGGATAAATTTCTGTTAACATACGTTTGTATGTTTCATATTCATCCATTGTCTCGTAATCACCATTTGCACACATAACCGAATGTTCAGTAGCAGGGATGGAAGCAACAACCATTTCTTTTTCTACATCTGCATTGTAGTAAGATTCTAAAAAGTCTACTACAGGTACAGTGTCACTACCTTTAAAACTAATTGCATGTCCTGCTGAGCTTAATTGAGCTGTTTCTAATGAACTCATTCCACGCATACTAAAGTCATGTCCTTGGAAATCTACTGCTTCAATATTACCTACTGTTTCTAATGCATACTTATCTAACATTTTACGCATATCATATGCTAGTGTAGCACTAGTCATTGCTTGCCATGTTTGAGTACTAATAATAGTTTCTAAATAGTTAGTTAGCCAAAAGAAATCTGAGTGAGTATTTTCAATTGTCATAACAGGTGTATTAGGGTGAACTACTGTACCTTCCTTTAAAGCTCTTACATCAATAGGTAAGTAACCTAGGTCATGTAACTGCTCTAAATGTTTAGCGTCAGGGTTTTCTTGTCCTAATGTGAATTTAACTGTACGTTTATATTCATTAATAACTTCCTCTTTAGGTCTATTAAAGAATTCTTTATTAAACATATCAATAAAATATTTTTTAACAAGTGATTGAATACCAAATACTACAATATTATCACTATGTTCATAGTACTTATTACTTCTAGGTACAAGTGTACTGTATACAATTTCTGTACCTTCAGGGTATTGTTCTCTGTGACTTAATTTATAAAAGTCACACATTAATGTTGGATTTAGCATAGTTTATTCTTCTCCTTTTATAGATATCTTTCGATACTCTTTATTTGTAATTCTGTTCCGTTTTCTTGTGCTCTATGTTTAGCAATAGCTTTTTCCCACTGGCTATCAGGTAACATTGAGTCTGTTACAATAATATCTTTAAATCCTGAATCGAGTAATTTACCGTTTTTAAATACTTTCTCTGCATGGGTCAATATTAATGATACACTATTTACCTTAAGATTGTCAAGGGCTTTTTTACAACCTACAAATGTACCACCATAACTTGTTAAATCATCTAGTATAATACAGTTATCATATAAAGTATTTTTATCCTTAACAATTTTAATACCTTTAATTTTACCTGTTTCAAAATCACGTTTCTTTTCACCATATACAATTGAATAATTTTCAATATTGGAATCCCTTAAGATGTCTTCCACATCAGATAGGTACCTGTCATAAGCTCCTTTATCCGGTAGTACAATTGTTACAGGTTCTTCAGACATTTCAATATATTGGTCTAATAATTTAAGTGTGACACCTATAGAAACAGAATTTTTAATTAGATTTTCTGTGACAGGGCTATGAGCTTCTGCTATCAACACAGATTTATAATTAAGATTGTTAATAAATTCTGCAATATACTTAAGACTAAACATATTGCTATGACCTTCTTCTACTCTATCCATTCTACTATAAGGTAAATACGCAATTTCCAGGAAGGAAACATTATTTTTAATACCTAATTGTTCTAGATACTTAGTAAACATATACAAATGCATTAAGTCTGCATCAGTTTCCCATTTAAAGAAAACATCAAACCATAGTTCTCCTTCTACTAAATATTTTAGGTCATCATATTTAAAATTAATTTCTCCATTAGGGAATTTCTCCGGTACAATCGTTTTATATTTTGTATCCATTTCTGAAAATACTTTAATCATCGTGGTAACTCCTTTTTATAGTTTATTTGAAATACATTTTCTGCTGATATACTTTTAGCAACATCAAAAAACCCTTGACCGATATTTAACATTGTGTCTACATCTACTAATGTTAAATTCTCCTTATACATTTTTCTTAATATTTCTTTTACTTCTAAGTATCCACCTTTAAAAACTAATTTTCCTGTCTCTCTATGATGTATTTCCCAAACTTCCTCCATCATAATACCTTCTAGTCTTTCTCTAGTACTTTTTAATTTATAAGCTAACTCACCTATATCAGGATACATAACTTTTCATCTCCTTAATTTCAATTCTAAGCCATTTTAAGGTACCATATAGAGCACTTAACCTATTTTAAGTACTCTTTATAGTAAAATTCTTATTGGTCTCCTCTGTACGTTCTAACAGTCTTATCATACTTAGATTTTTTAATTTCGAACATAATCTTATTATAAATCATCTCGATACTAAATAAGAAAGCACCAAACATTACAGATACTAATCGAATAACATTCTCTCTAACATTTAAGTAATCTAAGTAAAAGTAAAGACCTACAGCCATACCTAGTACAATTAAAATACCTGATAGACCAGTACTAAATTTTGTAACATAAAAGTAAATACCGTACATACCAATTAATACTGCTATAATATTAATAACTAATTCCATTTATAATCCCTCCGTTGTAATCTGACTTCCAAAATTATTCATATAATAAACATAAGCTTGCAGTTCATCCAAATTAATTTCTTTCTTCGGATAAGATGCTGATGTCATTTCTGAAATAATATGAACTCTTTTCTCAGTAACACTAATGTGGACGTTATAACCCCCGCTAATACAATCCGTAATAAAATCTCTATAATTCATAATTACTCCCCCTTAAAATAAAATAGCTCCTGCTACAGTATAATCATCTCTTTCTAAACAATACTGTTGTAACTTAATGTAGTCATTTTTATTAATATTTGATACATCAATTTGTAACACACCTTTATCAGTATCTGCGTTAAATTCCTTATTAACAATTGCTAAAATACTTCCAGTAAATCTAACCTTACATGGCTTATTCTTTTTAATAACTTCTAGTACTTCTTTATAGTTCATTTATAATTTCCTCCTTTATAATATAAATCCTACAAGTAATAGTATAGTACCGATACCAAAGATTGTAAATAACATTTTTAAATCTGTGTTATCATAATATTTACCTAAAACTAATTTATATCCGCTAGCTAAAAATAATATTAAACCGACAATTAAAATTATAATATCTACCATATTACTACCCCCTTATTAATCTATAGATTTATTAGCTTTATCTAACGCTAATAGTAATTCAGTCATTACATCTCTCTTTTCAAAATCAGACACTGGTAAATCAAGATATCCTTTAATAATTTTATGTGCCTGCACATAACCTAAATCTTCAATATCTTCTGATTTACTTACTACCTCGTTTGCTTTCTTGTGTAATCTTTCAATTTGTTTGTTATTCATGTTAACCTCTCCTTTTTCTTTATATCTAAAGTATACTATAAAAAATACCTGTTGTCAACAGGTATTTATAAATTTATTTATTTTTTCGTAATACCAATAATATCACACTCAGGCATACCTAAGTAAAGATTTAGTATTTCAGAGTCAGGCTCGTCAATTAACACTATTGAGTCTTTGTAACCTTCTCTTTTTTTCGATGTAACTTTAATAGTCGGATAATCATTTAATAGCACTCTAACCATGACTGTGTTTGATACTATAAGAGGTAAATCATATTCTATAGCTAAATAAGCCATTGTTGATGTTTTTCCTGTGCATCTATCTAAAAGTTCAGAAGGTAAAACTACAGGTACTCCCTTATCAATAGATGATTTAAACACTGAGTAGTATTCTTCATTAATATAAGGCTTTAGTTTTCTAAGAGCTGTCTCCTTATTAATATCATCAATTGCTTCAATAAATAAATCATCTGTCTTTATCTGCTCTTCTACAATTTTCAATACTTTATCTTTAATTTGAGTAATGATTTCTTTAGGCTCTTCATTTTCGTAAGATATAATTATTGGAGATTGTAATTTATAATTATTTCTGTATTGTATTGAGGTTTCAAACTCTATTAGATACCCTACACCCTTATATCTACCTTTCTCAAGTGTTACTTTTATATTGTGTTTTTGTATATTTATATGTTTCATATTTAATAATGAATTTATAATAGCATCTGATTTCATTTATTTTACCTCCTTAAAGTATCGAGTTAATTCGATATCTGTTTTCGTTTGGTCTCCTACAATCTCTTGTAGTTTATTACCAATCTCTGTGTATAATTCCTTAGAGCTTAGTGTTTCAGGTTTATTAATCGTAATATGTGTATCTAATAAGTACTTGCCTGATAGAGTGAAAACTACAGTATCTAAAAACAATACTGATTCATCCATAGTATCTATATCTAAAATATATGATGAACTAGCTTGAGTGAATCTTACCTTATACCCTTCTATTTGTAATACCTTATCCTGAAAAAATCGTGCTATTGACTCTGCTTTCATAATTACTTTTCCTCCTTATTATCTTTTGGAATAAAAATCTGAGATAAATATCTATCCTCTAATACTCGAATAGCTTCTTCATACTGAGAAATCATTGCATCGAAGTGTCTTAGTTGTAACTGTGATTCATACTGTTCCTCACCCTTAGTTTGGTAATCTGCAAAGTTCTTTTCTTCTTTAATTAATTCTGCTAGTGCCTCTCTTAAAGCTTGTGATGGTGTTGCAATATAATTTTCTCCGTTGATATTTGATTCATATTTTGCCATTTATAGTTCCTCCTTTAATTTCTACTAAACATACTTCCTACTGCACTGATTAAGATAAATATCCCGATACATACCCAAATACTTACTTTAACACCAAATGCAGATAACACTAATTGTAAAATCCATGCAGGTAAAACAATACCTAATGCAATAACTAGAATTACAATTCCTAAAATCAAAATAAAATGCTTCATCAGTTAACCTCCTTTTCTATACTATAACATAGTATACCTTAATTGTCAACACGTACTTTCAATTGCTTCCTGATACATACTAAGATATTCATCTAACACATTCTTGTATACTATAATTATTTTCTTACGTCTCTTGTGTTTAACACTAAAACCTAATGCCTTCATGTACTCTATAAATATTTTCTGCTCAGGTTTGGATAAAGTAAACTCTTTTGTTTTCGGGTAATAATAGACATGACCGATAGGTCTATACTTTCCATGTTTATTATGTAGCTTCTCTGTTTTTATAACTAAATTTTTAATTGTTTGCTTTCTAATTCTAGTTTTATATAAATCTTTACCTTTGAATTTCTCCATTATATTCACCTGCTCTACTTATAATATCATCAAAACTATAGGCAATCTTACCCTCTACATCATAACCTACATTAATGTGATACTCTGTATCCATTAACTGTGAATGTATATGACCATGAATATTAAACATGTTTTTTCTACCTATTAGCGTAGGGTAATGGCTTAGATAAAATCTTTTACCATCCTTTTTAATCATATCTGCGTACTTTACTGTAATACCATTACGTTCATATAGTTTTATAAGTTTCTTATGGTCATGGTTACCTGCAATCAGTATCATCTCTTTGTAATTTAGTCTATTAAGTATATCTTCTACTTTAGACGGTTTCATATTGAAAAAGAAGTCTCCAATATTATAAACAATATCGTTATTTGTAATTGTATTATTCCACAACTCAATTAAACCTTCATCCATCTCTTCTACTGAGTTCCAGTGACTTCTTGTAGGTGCTTCAAATTCTCTAATATTATCATGACCAAAATGTAAATCACTAACAAAATAAATCATATTATGTCCTCCTTTTTAAATAGTTTGTAATATCCTGATAGTACATTTATCTTTCTTAATGGTTTATCAAAAGGGAATGTTAATACTCTACCTTTTTTATAGTGTATTTGGTCATAACCATCATAAGCTGTTGTATCTCCATTTTTATCACATGCCTGTAATACATAACCTTTTAAATAAACATTTGGTATATCGTAAGCTTTAATCACATTATTTTTATCTATAAATTCCATTGTATCACTCCTAAATAAATTTACTCAAACTATATAATCCTTCTCTATCTAGCTTATATGAAAGTAATTTCATATTTGTCATAGGTTCTGTATCGAGTGGAGATAATCCTTCTACCTTAGAAACATCTACAGATGTTAATTCTAATTCATACATCTTTTTAATTGTATCTACAACTTTACTCTTTTTATCCTCTATGATTGTCTTATTAGATTGGTTATGGATTAACTTATATACATCTTCCTCATACCCTAAACGTGTTACATCACCCAGTTTTTCTTTCGTTCTATTATAAATACCAAATGATTCTCTTTCTTCTATTAATTGTTTTTTCTTTCGTAAAAATATAGAATAAATAAAAATACCTAATAAAGATAAAATAAATAGTAAACCAAAAATTAATGCAAATATTGCTAACATTATTGTCTCAACTCCTCTAAATATTCTTCTACTCTTTCAATTTCTTGTCTAATACCTTTTTCATAGATACGTACTGAAAGAGATGAATGACCTAGTATTCCAATAACTAAATTATTGTTTGACATACTAAACTGTTCTAAATTATCCTCATTAATTTGGTTATCCTTTAAAACTACTACATCATTATCTACTAAAGTACCTTCAGTTGTGTAAGATAATCCTTCTAGCTTAAAGTTTATAAACCCAAGAAAATATCCTAAATCCTCTTTGGTCTCTTCTTTGTAAAATATAATAATACCTTTCATAAGTTAACCTCCTTATTTCTTATAATATTAGTATATAATAAAAGAAACCTAATGTCAATAGGTTTCTTAAACTTTTTATTTATTTGTATTCATAAATCTTTTAAGGTCTCCAGTTTCAAAAGTACCTATTTTAATATCTTTAACTTCTTTACGCTCTTGTTCTTCTAAGTAAAGAATACCTAATGAGTTAGCTGTTGTAACTATTGTTCTTGTAATCTGTCCTGTATTATAGTTCTCTTGTTTAATTTTACCTTTTTTATATCTAATTAGTGCTACAGTATCTAAGGCTAACATTAAAAAATTATTTATTGTTAATGTTAGAATTTTCTTTTGTCTACTATTCATCTTTTGTTTTTCCTCCCTCGTCTTCAAAACGTTCTATTTGTTTTTTAAGTTCTTTATTCTCTGCTTCAAGTTCTTTTACTCTTTGCTCTAACTCTTCTTTAGTCATAGAATTCCTCCTACTTTATAAACCCTTTAAGTTCTAAAATAGCATAATACTCAGGGTTAATTACGTGTAAACCACCCCAAATAAAACTAGCAACAATACTAACTAACATAATTGAGTATACTACAAAAGCTGTTGGATGGTTAAATGGTACCTGTAATTTTTTTACTAGTACCCAAACTAATAAAGATAATAACACCCCTAGTAAAATAAATCCTAAACCTACTAACACCTGGTGCCATACCATAGCTGAAAAACCTTGCCCTAATGCACTACTTGCTTGCTCTACTGCTTTGTTCATTTTAATTTCCTCCTTATTAAATATCTAATTTCTCATAACAATCTTCACAAATTAAACCTGAATCTTCTTTTTCAAGGTATGCTTTATTATCTCCCATGTATCTATATCCATCTTGCCACATATCAATGTACCCTTTACACATGTCACACTCAGTGTCTTCATGACTTGTATTGTTAATTAAGTCACTACTACCACATTCACTACATTCTTCAGGCTCTTCATCATGACCCCAATCTTCAAAATGTTTGCAATCCTCACACTCGTAAGTTAATACAAAATCTTCCTCAAATTCAAAATCTCTTTGTTTCATTTTAGTTTCCTCCTTTAGCTTGTTCGATTAAATCTTTTACTGCAAATACCTCAGGGTTCAGTATTTTTATAATATCCATAGGTATTCCATATACTAAGTATATAAATGCAAATAGTGATATGATTGATGTAGCTATTACATAAAACAAACCTATACCTGATAAATCTTCACAATCTTCAAATAGTAAACTATAATCATCATCTCTATCTATATCATTTACCTTTTTATGTTGGTTAATAAATAACTTCCATAAAAATACAGTTAATGCTATAACTATAATACCTACTATAAGGTCTATAATACCATATATAATTTGATACTTTACTAAAGCTTCCCAAGCATGTTGGCTAATATCACCTAACTTACCTCCAAGAGAATCAATTCTTTCTAATACTTTATCTTCTAACTTCACTATAACCACTCCTTTTTTAGTCTTCTGAGTTCCATCCGTTAATAAATCCTAATACAAAGAATACTGCTAAGAAAAAAATTATGAATAACATAGGTCATACCTCCTCTTTATTTGTTAACTTAAGTATAACCTATGTACACTCATTTGTCAACAGTTATTTCTTCTTTTTACTTAATTTCTTTTGTTGCTTTTTTAATGAATCTTTTTGCTGTGGTGTTAACATCCCTATCTCTCCTCATCAAATTCTTTTGTTGTTTTTATAGAGTATTCTGTACTAGGATTTCTTTCTTCTAATCTTTCTTTTAGCTCTTCTAATACTGAAATATCTCTGTGTGCTCTAACTTGCCTAGGTATTTTCTTTTTACCTACTTTATCATAGTAACATAAAGCATACCACTCATTCATTTATATAGCCACCTTATTTAATATTTTTGATTTCTAATTCAAATTCTACTAAAGAGTTTTTAGATAAATCCGTGATACTGAATACATTATTATCTCTTTTAATAAAGTGATTGCTAGGTGTAATTCTTTCAGGTTCATTTTTCTTAATAAGTAACTCTAACTGAGAGAATAGTCTCTCATTAACTAAGTTGTTGATATCCTCTTCAATATCTTTTCTAGTCAAATAGGAATCATTTAATTTGTAGATATTCTTATTAACATTACCTTTACCAATAAACATATTATTTACATGACAATTACTTCTGTCACCATCTTTAAAACATACGTGACCGTTCTTAAGGTCTCCTCGTGATTGGCTAATCATTTCAGGAAAGGTATGTGCAATAACAACACCTCGTGAATAACTTGTTTTCTTAGGGTTAATTAAATATACAATCTCATGAGCAGTCCACTTAGGATGATTTTTCCTTGTCTGTGTTCCTTTAATTAGTTTTCTTGTTACTTTATTTCTAATTAAACCTGAAGGGTGGGCTTCATAGTAACCATTAAAAGGTACTGTTCTCCATCCTTTCTCAGGTTGTACTGTATGGTCTAAATGTTTTCTTCTTTTAATCATTATTTTTCCTCCTTTTGTAACTTCTTATCCAAAGTTACACTATAATCCTCTTTATAAAATCCTTTAATTCTACCTTTATGACCTCTAGCATGTTTAACGTATTTGTAGACAGTACCTACAAATTGAATTCTTTTTCCTTGTAATTCTTTTAGTTTTTCATAAAAAGAAATTCCAACTTCAATATTAACATGGTCAATAGATATACCATTAATCTTTACGTCAGTAACTGTTATTTTTACACATCCATGTTGATTACCTTTATGTCTTCTACGCTTTGAGTACTTAACATCATCTAAGTACCCTTTAACATTAACTTGTTTTCTATTAAAAGGTTTTAATTCCTCTCTCATCTTCCCACCTCCTACTATAGTTGTAACTTATGATAGTTAAACATATCTTTAGTTAATTTCTTAGCAAAGTAATTAATCATATACTGTGTTGAAGTTCCTTCAAGTTTATCATAATCAAAGTCAATACATGTGAAAACTACAAAGCTTCCTAAGTTTCTATTACCTTCTCGAACTTCAAATACAAGTGTGTCATTTTTAAAAGTTTTAATTTTAAACTCTTTATTTGTATTAAAGCTTTTAGGGAAATTCCACCATTCCTTAGTTGTTGCCATAATCTCAATTGCGTTTGAAAATTGTCTTCTAATTGTTTCTTTACTCATATTAATCATCTCCTGTACTTGTTATACTTATAGTATAATACAAAAGTTTAGAAGTGTCAACACTTATTTTTAAGAAAATATAAGAAGATTTATTATCATCCCTAATGCACATATTAACGAAGCACCTGAGTATAGTATTGATTCCTTATCATCTTTAACTTTTCTAGCTAAGAGTAAGAAAAGTAGCATACCTGCTTGTAGTAAAAAGAACCATCCATAAAAACCTGCCCAAATGTTTATTAATATTGCAGTACCAGTTAACATATAGCTCATATCATCATTAATTAAATCAATAATAACGACAGCTATAAAGGCAACAGAAGCTATTGTCATTAAGTCCATAGGCATTAATCCCAATTCCAGTCTTCCATTACAAAATCAATGTAAGCTTCATTTTCTTCATCTATAATTTGGTCTTTAACCGACTCTATTTCTGAAATAACAAACTGTAAAGAATCTGTTAGTCTACCAAGAGCAATACGTTCTGTTGTTTTAATAGGTAAACGTCCTGAATGAGGGTGAACTAAATTATCAATAACTTCTACCGCTTTTGTATCACCACTTACAATTTTAATAGTTCCTTCATCAAAAAATACTTTACTTGATTTACCTGTACTTGCACTTAGTAAACTTGCAATACTATTAATCATATACACTTTCGTATCTTCTAAATTTTTTAGTTTTTCATTTAACATTTTATTTCCTCCTTATAACATTAAGTCCTCGTTTAATTGACCCATAGCTTCTATAAAATCAGGGTTCCTATCTAGCATATCTACAGGATTATCAACATCCCACTCTACACCTGCATGTATATCTAAATATGAAATTGGTATATCTATAACAAAATCTACATCGTCTACTGCATCTGAGTAGCTGTAAAAACTATCAGGGTCATTTTCTGCAATAACTATATTGTAATCATTAAACTCTTCTTCTATGGCTTTTCTACTAAGTCTTGTTGCTGTCATTTTAACCAAACCATGTTCATCGTTTAAATGATTTTGTATTGTTTTTATTGTTTCTTTTAGAACTCGTTTATTTGTTTCTTCATAATGGATAACTAATATATTCATCTATATTACCTCCTAATACAAGTAAACTACTGTCATAGCATTATGAATAGACTTCATAATCCAAAATAAGAATATTAATAAAACTCCTGCACCAATAACTCCTGGTAACCATCTGTCTTTCCAAAATTCAATTCCAAACATCACTACAAAATAAGATACAAATCCCCATATAAACCATAAAATTCCTAATAACATAATAATCATTCCTCTTTTCTTTGTTTTAGTTATAATCTTAGTATATATTAAAAGGCTTCATCTGTCAAGCCTTTAATGTAAAGTTTTTTATTAAAATATTCTAAAGCTTTCTGAGCTGTTGATACCTCTTTAGTAAATTCTCTAAGTTCTTTCATATCAAGTTCTTCTGAGCCGATACGCATTACAAGCTCTACACCTTCTCGACCATTATCAAATATAATAGGTGAAAATTTTGTTTTATGCTTCTTATCTACTTCAGTAACAATAATATTACCTACTAGTCTTACAACTATAGTATAATCTCTATACTTATCTTTGTAAAGTACATTTGTTTCTTTAGTCATTTCTTTTTCTCCTTAAATCAATGTATAATGATTTTTCTCTTATTCTTTTCAACATTTTTTCCTTCTCTTCAATAGGAGTAGAAGAAGGTAGTTTATTTTCTACCTTCTTCTTTTGTTTAGGTTTACCCACTCTATCTGATTCACTGTTTATAAAGTCATTAAAATCCATAGTAAAACTCCTTACAATAAAATATTATTTACTGCTAACCATATTAAAAGTACAATAATTCCAAACACAATTGTACTGACTACTGCCATTATCATGGAGCAAGCTTCTACATCTAAGGTAGTTTTACTTAGTAATAACATCATTAGTTTATCTAATAAAAGGGTCATACCTTTAAATACTAAATAAAGTATTGCCATAGCTACTGCAAAAGCTATAATAATGTATATTACAAGTAATACACTATCAAATGAACTTATCATTGGTTTTTCACCTCTTTAATTACTATTGTATTGCTTGTATTCTTCTAAATCTTCTTGTTTTCTAATTTCACTTTCTTTATCTAGCTTTTTTAGTTTTTTGTACTCAGAAATTGTTAAAGGTCTATTAGTTATTAATTGATTTTTCCAATGGTCAATATCCTCAGGTCTATCAACCTTAGTATAAAAAACCCAACTTAAACTAGTTTCTTTAATTTCTTTACCCTCATCATTTGTCCGATAAAACTCAGTAACACCTAATAAATTTAAATACCAGTAGCTATAGTATTTATAATCTTTTTCTCCAGGTAATCTCAAATAGTAAGAATTATTCCATTCAGTATATTCCCATCCAGGAAATACAGATTTAAATATTAGTATAGGTATTAAAGCCGATAGTATACCGTATACAACGATGATAATAAGTAATATACTTATTATTTTTACTAGGGTACTATCCGTTAAATCTTTGATAATATCTCCAAGCATTAATGTTAATGCTATAGCTATGATATTATTTATTATAACTACACTAAAGTATATTAAGTCTCCTAATGTTCTACCTGCAGGACTAGACCTTAACTCAGACCAACTTATCTTATCCATTTTAGTATTAGCTTTATTCTCTAAGTAGCTCTGTTTTACTTCTTCTGAAACTTTCATAATAATTCCTCCTTTTCAGTATAATATTACTATACACTATATAAAATGATTTGTCAATAAAAAAAGCTAACAAATTAATGTTAGCCTGGTTGATTTACTTTACGCTCTTTAATAGAAAAAGATACACGCTTTCCATCTTTTGTTTCTACTTGGTTTTCTTTAACAAATCTTTCTGCTAACTCTTGAGTTGAAAAGTAAAATGATTCTCGGTCAGAACTTCCTTCTGTTGGTGTCATAATTACAGTCTTTACAATAACTTCATATACACTAAACTTTGGTAATGTTTTATCCATAATAAATTCCCCTTTATTCATTTTCTTTATCCTTAATGGCTTGGGCTACTGCATCATTGATTACTCGTGCCATGATTCTGTGTGCAGTTCTAATAACCAAGAATCCTATTCCTAAGAAAGTAGCTAATACAAATGGGTCAATAGTGGCATGAGTTATAATAATAACTAAACTAGCTACACCATAAAAGAATAAAAATCCTACTGTATAAATTAGCGCTACTACTAATAAATTAAATAAGTACACTCCGATAAATTTACTCACCATATCTCTCCTCTTCTAGCAAATTAGTAACATATTCATTATTTTGTTCTAATTCTTGAATGTAATCAAAAGCTAATTCTAACATTTTACTTTCACTAATGTGACCTTGCTTATAATACTCTAATTCATTCTTGAATTTATTTTGTGCTTTAATACTAGGTATAACCATAATATCTCTCCTCCTTTAGTAATACTATACTACACTTATTTGTTCTTGTCAATAGTTTCTTTATCTTTTTTAAAAAGTTCTTTAGATAACTTAGTATGCTGTTCTACTGCCTTATTATATCTCATATATTTAAGATGAAGGATATTAATCTCACTAAAAGTTATTTGTCTTAAGTTATGTTTTGATACGATATCTACTTCATCATTAGGATACTTAAATATCTTAGCTTGGTTCTGCTCAGCATTACTTAATTCCCAATACATTTTAATAGTTCCCCTGTAGGATACTATTTTATTCATTTTACTTACTTTCCATGTACCTAAGGCTAAAACAAACATAATAATAACTGCAGGCGCTAAAGGTGAATAAACAGCATTACCTGTTACAAAATATTCAAGTACACGTAACATTACAAGAATAAAGAAACTTATAATTAGCCCTACCATAACTGAATCTAATACCTTAGTAGATACATAGTTTCTTGTTCCTTTAGAACGTATACTATCCTTATAATCATCTACTTCTTTTAACCTTAATTGTATGTCCCTATTAGCATCTTCAATCTCTTTAACTAACTTTTCCCTTTCTGTCATTGTCCTATCTCCCTTGGTCTATTTGAGCTATCGACTTGAGTAAGAATTTATAATTTCTTTTAAAGTTTTTTGCTTCTATTTTACCGAACTTACTTCTAATGCGTTTTTTAGCTTGGTAAGCTGTACCTCCTTCTAGTATCGGATTTAATAAGTCTACACTCAATTCTAATATTCTTTCCTCCGAAAGCTCATCGTCTGAAACTAATCTTACAAACGTATCAAATCTTTCTAAATCTGCCATTTCCATAATTAATCTCTCCTTTCTATATATTAATATACCATAAAACAAAAAGAGAGTCAAGAATTAACTTGACTCAATCACTGTTCCATAAGTAATAAATGATAGCAATAAAGATGACGACAATTAATGTTGTCATTTAAGTCACCTCCTTATTACTTTTTGGTTGGTACTGCTTCAAACCTATACTTATGAATTGGATTATCTTCCCCATCTTCAGTATATACCCTAATAAGCTTGAAATTTACCCCTTCTTTAAATCTACTTGTTTTGTAGTACCTCATATCTATGCTGTTATCTCCTGTTCTACCGGGTAGGTAAGTAGGTAATGTTTCCATAAAGTAAGCTTTATTATTTTCCACTTTTTTAAGTGTATAGTCACCGACAAATTCTACGTTCTTTTCTTCTTTAATCTTTCCCGTGTTTGATAACTCAGTAGAGACTTCATTCTTTGCTTTGTCGTGATACATGAAAGAAGATATATAATAAGATGAAATAGAAAAAGCCAAAACAATAACTACTAGTATATAGAATATACTTGCTTTTCTTGACATAATTAACACCTCTATAAAAAATGTCTCCTCTTACAGTTATAATATAAGAGGAGACTAACTATTAATCTATAATTTTAACACATTTATCTAGAAGTGAGCAATAAATCATTTTGTCACTGCCTACTAATTCTCGTAATTTACTATAGTATATAAGCAAATCATCGGAATCCGTTAATTCAGTATAGCGGTCGAGAATTTCATTAATACGACTTTCAAAAAACTTACTATCGACAATTTCTAAATGGGATATTTCTTCTCCTGTTACTAACCTCAGGTCTTCTAATTCAACATCATATATCTTCTTGTCATCTTTAATATCTTCAAGTAACTCATGCTGTTGATATTCGAGATTTGTATTATTAATACGTACTAAAGGTTTTAAAACATGAGAAGTTTCATAAAGATTTCTAGGCATTTGACCTCTTAAATGACTAAAATCTTCTGATTCTGATAATAACCCTGTACTGATACCAATATATTGACCTGGTTGTACTTCTGTAGAACGATATCCTTTTGGTATTGTACAAATATAAAGCTTATTAGATTCATATACTGGCTTAGATGCAGGAAAATTATCGACAACATCTTTTAATCCCTGAGCATCCAATAAATTTTCTTTTAACTCATTTAAAGTATATAACTTTTCTTCTTCTACTTCAGGTTCTTCAGAAGGAGTCACTTCTTCAGTGAACTCCTCTTCAGATACCCATTTCTCTTTATTACGCATGTCATTTAATTGCTCTTGAAATGATTTTTTATTTCTCATATTATAACCTCTTTACTTACTCAACGACAATATTATCCTCTTCCAATGCTTTGTCCTTAAGTTCAGATTTTCTTTCCACATGGTATAAATCCAAGATGTAATATAAACCATTCTTATGAAGATTATATTTACTATAAATGTCCTGTAAATTCATATACTGGTAATCCTTAATAATCTCTTTAACTAAGTTTTTGTCTTTCAAGATATGTGCAATTCTTTCTTCTACAGGTGATTTCTTGTTACGCTTACCTACTTTATAGTAGTTTAAGACTGTGTAAATTAATCCCATACTTACTTTAGCTTCTTTTGCAATGTAATCTAAAGGTTTACCTTCATTATAACTTGTTACAATGAATTCTTCTTTAGGTGTGTTAAACTCTCTTGATGTTTCTAATGGTGTATACTTGTTTTCCTCTTTAGTTAATAATTCTTTCTCTTCTTGATTTAATGAAATAAACATAATTGTTAGCTCCTTTATTTTTAGTATACATATACTATATCATATACTTTCAGAACTGTCAACCCTAATCTTTAACTTTATTTAATTTATTTTCATCAAAGAGCATTGTTTCTCCTGTAAGTGCATAGAAATAATTACCATTATTATCTGTAAGTATTTCTTTAATCATAGCAACATCTTTTTCTTGGTCTTCTCTTGTATATTCTACAATAGTATCTTTAGGATACTTAACCTTAGTTGTTTCTGAGTATTCTTCATCTAGGTAAACATCAAATGTTATAAGAGAGTTAACAGATACATTATAGAGAACCCAATGTCTTTTATAGTAGAATGATTCTTTATCCAAGTCTCTAGATACTTCAGTAAATTTATGTTTCCCTGGACTCATTCTAACAAGGATATCCCCTTGGTTGTCTTGTTTAACTCTCAGTACTTTTCCGTTTTTTAAGTATGTCATGATATCTACTATATCATCAATTGGCTTAGCATCTTGTATTGGATTTAAACTAATCTCATCTGCCATTACTCTAACCTCACTATCTAAATTGTATAGCCTACTCTATCAAGAGCTTCTTTTAATTTTCTACTTTCTTCATCTAAATCTAGATTTTTGTAGAATTCATTTTGTAGTTCTTCTAATCGTTGTAATACCTCTTCATGTTTTTCTTCAGGTATAAACTCTAATAATACTTCACTCATAGCCGTATCTTGAGCTGTTTGTTTTAATTGTAATTCTCTAAGTCCAATAAATGACATACCTTTTAATTGGTTTCCGGTAATCTTATCTTTAGTTTCCATTGCACGTATCATTAAAGCAGGGTCTAAAGTTTCCACAAATTCTAATCCTTTTGCACCTTTAGAAATAATCATATCTAGTACTTGAATATCATCATAGATTGTTTGTGTGTGATGTTTTGATTGTTCAAATGGAGAAAGTTGCTCCTCTTCTAATATAGGAGTTTCTTTTTCCTTAATATCTTTTACGCTTGTTTTTTTACGTTTATCAATTAATTCTCCTAAATCCCAACCATTTTCAATAGCTTCTTTTCTTTTACTTTTGTATCTTGTAATAGCTGATTTAGACAATTCTAAATCATATTCTTTACATAGTTCTATAATATCATCATAACTCATATCTTCATCTAAAGCATTATCTACCTTTGAGCGTAGTAATTTATTATGGTATAGCTTAGATAATATACTTTCTTTTTCTTTATCAGGAACAACTTTTATATCACTGTTTTTATTTCGTAAATTCTTTTTTCTAGCCATTATATAGCTCTCCTTAACTGTCATTTATTTATGGTAACTGATGTTCTGAAACCAGTTTAACGAACATAAACAAACCCTACAACATCAACTGTTTCAAGGTTACACTATATAATATATCACAATTTCTGTTATTATTTCATAATATATAAATGTAATATAATTTTATTAACTACTTTGTATAAAATTTTAATATATTTTTTAACTATTTACAAAGCCTTTACCTAAAAGATATTTTAACTTTTCATAAATATAATTTCACAGAAACTAGGACAAGTGTAAAAAACTTAACTAGTTTCTGTATTAAAAACATTATGAAAACTTTCTATATAACGTATATTTATACTTAATTATCACATATTTATAACATTCTATTAGAATAAAATAGTTAATGTGTCGTCACCTTTTAAGTTAATTACTAGCTCAGTTAATTTATGAGTCTCATCTTCAATTTTAACATGACTAGATTTAATATCTTTAGTATTAACTTTAACGTATGACTGACCACAAGCAATAGTAATAATATCCGTATCTTCTAAAAAGAATATACCTGTTTCATGTGTATTATATAAATTGAAGTAGTAGTCTTTACTTAATAACTTAACACAAAATACACTTTTACTTATTAAACTATTATTTCTAAAGAATGCTAATAATTTATCAGTATCTCCTTTAGATAACTTATCTTTCTTAGATAGCATACCAAATAGTGTTTGACCATCATATAATTTCTCTGTAGTAAGTAAATATACAATATGCGTATAACCATTTAATGGTGACTCTTCTTCTAGTTTGTATAGACGTAACTTAATATCTTTAGCTATAGTAATGTCTTGATATGTTACTTCAGGCTCAATAAAAGTACTTACAATATCCACTTTCTTAGTAGAGGTTAAGTTAGTACCTCTAGCAAGTAAATCTGTCATTAATCCTGTTTCTTCTAGCTCTTTTTTAAGTTGTTCCGTTCTAACATATCCAAGACCGGAGGAACCTAATTGATTGTTCATACCTACTACAGCCTGTTTCATTGATTCCACTACGTTTACTTTATTAACAAACTGCAGACCTTCATCTTCATTACCTATATCTTCAATATAAGCTTGTACTGTAACACCTGAAGGGAAGTAATCACTACCATAAGATACACCTAGTAATTCTACTTTACCACTTGTTAAGGTCTTATATAAGGTTTTAATAGTTGTAGGTTTATCTACATGTTCTGAAAATCCTTTTAACATTATTTATCTTTCCTTTCTGCTTTAACTCTATGTCTTGTCTTAAATATAAATATCAAATGTTTACCTTTAAATGTTCTTTGCTCCCTAATACTACATTTTCCAATAAGTTTTTTACCTCTATGCACATAATAAACTCTATCTGTGTGTAAAATAGATTCTGTTTTCTTTCCTTTTTGTTTAAGAGATAGATAAGTTTCTTTAACATCAAGTGCCTCACTAATAAGATTTAATGCATATTTTTTTTGTAACTTAACATCTGTACTTGTTACATTATCAAATCTTTTAATAAAAAGTATTCTATATTCAATAACAGATGTTGTATCCTTAGGTTCTGAGGGCTTTTTAGCAAAGAAACTATTATTAGCTCCTGTTAAAGTATTTGTTGGGGCAAAGTTAACAGGTTGATGCTGTATCTCTTTACGTCTATTTGGTTTGTCTTTGCTCATTGATTACTCTTACCCCATTTTTCATAGTATTAAAGAAATCTTCTTCTATAACTTCCCATCTATTATTATAACCATAAATAACACCTCTTGTAAAGAGTTTATAAGTATTATCTACCCCTACATAATGAATTATTTGGTTAATAATAGCAGGTTTTTTCATTCTTTTACTTTGAGTTGTTTGAGAGAAGTTGCCTTCCCCACCACTATACCTACCGCTAGCATTATAACTATACCCTGTTCTATAAGTATGAGGGTCTCTAATCAACCTAAGTATTGTCATTAAATTTGTCTTCCATAGTATATTCATTGTATGATAAGGGCTTCTATGTGGTGATGGTGTAGCATCTTTATATTTACCTACAACAGGTTTACCTTTAAAATTAATGTAACTCATTATACCTACATGATTATGTTTATATCTTTTAAGTATCTGCTCTACTTTAGGTACATGTTTATCATGGCACATTACATATACATACTTACATACTAGACTATAATATTTTAATTGGTTATTTAATCTCTGTGTAGAATCTCTTTCCGTTTTTATTTCTATACCCATGACAGTACCATTACGGTCTAGTACTAAGCAATCTGTTCTACACTTACCTTGACAAATTACTTTCTCATTAAATATACGTATATCATTTATATCACTAGTTATCTCATCGTCTTTAAACATGTGTTTTTTAGTTCTTATAAGGTCTTTAATATCTTTTTCATAAAACTTAACTACATCATTAGACATTTAACCTATCTCCTTTTACTCTCTTGCAATACTCAACAACACTTTCTAAAGGAGTATATGTTCTATTCCATTTAACACTTGTTAGACCTATGAAAACACCTGTGTATTGACCATGGACTACCTTAGTTGGTTCTTTCTGTGAGTAAATAGTTCTATCCTTATCTCTTTCAAAAAAACCTTTTCCAGTTTTACCTGTAACTGTATCTGTTCCTAAAGGAATAACATTAGCTACAAATATAGGGTCTTCTACAACCTTCTTAGGATATTTACGTTGAGGCATCATACTCTTAATCAAATTACTAAGAGGTGTACCTCCAGGTATTGTCCGTTGGTAAGGTTCTACTCTATATTTCTTCTGAGGATTTTCTTTTTCCTCTCTATCATGTATGTCATACACAATAACATACTCAGACATTTCTTCTTCTATATGTTCAATAAAGTAATAAGGGGTATCATTGAAATAGTATACACCCTCACTAATTCTCATTGCTAATGAGCTATTATCAAAAGCACTAAAATTAAAATCCATTTTTAAGTCACCTCTATATTAATATACCATATATAGTAAAAAGAGTCAAGTAAAGACTTGACTCTATAAGAAATCCTTTTCCATTTTTCTAATAGTAGGTACAATATCTTCTACGTCTGTTAAATATTGTTTCACTGACATACTAGGAGTTTCTTTATTGATTAGACTTACTGAATATGGTTGACCTTTAGGATGGTCTACCATACCATTTGTCATTTCTTTCAAGAATCCATCATTGATAACATTAAATAAATACTTATCATTACCTTTATCAAATTGTATTGTATAAATATTTCCTTCATCATCTTGAGATTCATGAATGTTTTGTATTGTATCATTTTTAATTAATTGCTCATAAATATCATTGAACTTCATTATTATCCTCCTGTGTTTGATACTGTCTAGCCTTTCTAGCTTGGAATATTGTAAGTACAAACGACCCTACAAGACCGATTATAACATAAACTAGCATATAAATAAAGCTTGTAATAATAACACCGAATCCTGATTGCGCAGAATACAAGGAATCTCTAAAAATAATACTCAGTATAATAACAATAACACCAACTAAGTAGGGTACTATCACATGATAGTACTCAAAATTACTTAGTGGAGGTTGTCCTTGACTTACCATTTTCTTCTCTGTAGTCCATAAATCAAATAATCTAAAGACTATATTAAATGTTGCAAAAGTTATAAACGCTACACCTATAATAAAAATTGTATCCATTTATTAACCATCCTTAATCTAAAAATACTGTTTTAATATCAATATCTTTATTTTCTTTATTTACAAATAATAATTGCTGTGAAGGTTTAGTTTTTGATAAATGTAGCTCTTTAGCATAATTATTATATCCCATCGGAGATGAAGCTACAATATGCATTCTATTAAAATCTTCTTGTTTTACTGAGAAATGGTGTACGTGACCTGTAATTAGTAAATCAATATGGCTATCTAAGATAAATTTATTAATATGATTGCCTTTACCTTTTAATCCATCACCGTGGTTAACGATAATAGATTTACCTCCGAAATTATCCCTAATAGTATAAATATCTTCACGATTATCAATAATATCTATACCGTTTAATAATCCCTGCTCTTGGAATAGCAATAAAGAGTCTAGTACTACATAAGCAATATTATCATTATAAATCTTCTGATTTTTGTTACCTTGCATACGGTCATGATTACCACCAATAATACCAAATCTTAATTCTCCTGTAACTACATTAGATAGTACATTTAAGATATCAATAAGTAATCGAGTACCTTTAGAGATTTGTTCTGCTAAAGTAAACTCTGTTTCAAATGCCTGGTTAACGTCTCTCATATTAATATGTTCTACTAAGTCTCCAACAAAGTAAACAGTTACATTAGAAATCTCTCTATCCTCAATCTCTTTAACTGTCGTATCAATAAAGTGATTTAGTCTTGACTTCAATACTTCAAAATCATATTTACCATTAGTCATATCGGATACAATACTTCCAATATGGAAATCTGATAGTAATACAATTAACTCTGTATCATTAATGTTAACTTTACTTCCATGATGCTCTACTAATGTTTCCCCTTGTAATTCTTTAACCATATGTTCTTTAAGTTCATCAAACATAATTTGAGGGTATGCGGTATGTCTGTTGTGCTTACGTTGTTCTCTCAAGTGAGATAGTTCTTTTTCTTTAGCTACTACATAAGTAGAGACTTCTTCATGATAGTTATTACCTTCGAATACTTGATTATCTGCAACATCTTTAAGGTCTCCTAAAGTTACCTTACCTTTAATTGCTTTATTCTTAAGCTCATTTAGATAGGCATCTTGTCTAATATCTTCAACAATTTCTTTAAGGTCGTCTTTACCAATTCTATCTAAACCAAACTCTTTAGTAATTTTATTAAACTTAGATGTTACAATTTTACCTTCATCTTTAAATAATACTCCGATAATAACTGCTTGTACTTCTTCTATTGTTTTATAGTTACTCATAACTGCTTCCTTTCTCTCTTATAAACTTAGTTATTTGATTTCCTAAAATATTAATGTGACTATTTACGAATGTATGAAAAATATTAGAATCATAATCATGTTCTACATTAAACATGCTAGCTATTGCCTTAGCATCCATACCTTTAACGTAAAAAGTCAGTATATCATTATTAGAACGTGTCTGTGAACCGATAATAACAATACCATGCTCTTTATTTGAAAGTAAACTATAAGCTAGAGGTAATTTATAATCAGGCAAGACTTCATATAATAAATATACATTACCATTATTATAGCACTTTTCTCTTACCATGTCAACTTCTTTTTTATAAAAACTATTTAAATCGAATACATCTTCAAAATCTTGAAAGTTATAATACCTAGTTAAATCTTTTGCATCCGTTTCTACCCATTTAGGGAAAGGGTCTTTACTTAACTCAACTATCTGCTGTAATAATGAATAGTATTTTTTATTAGAATCAACAGTGATAAAAGTATCCGGAAGTAACCCTATATCAGAAACATAATAAATATCATTATTCTTAATATTGTTATCAATATTTGAATTAGAGTTAATAACCTTATTAAATGTAATATCATCATAGATAAATCCTGCTAAAACAGTTGGTTCATCCTGTATTGATAGTAATCCTTCTTCAAACGTATCTACTTTCTCAATATCAAAAAAACTATCGTACTCATATAAAGTATCTGACTGAATATGGTTAGAATTTATTATAACACCCATACCTTACTCACCTACTCTTTCGTATAAGTAACCTTTAACGTCTCTTTCATCATCTTTAGAAGCATTTTCTTGTCCGTATTCTTTGACTCTGTAACCATAGATGTGCAGGTAATCTTGAATAACATTCATCATACCTTGAACATTTAAATTATGAACAGAAACTGAATCAAATTTTACTACAATGTACTGTTCTTTGTTTTCCATTAATTTTTTTACTTTTGTGTAATCATATGGATTTCTAAATAATATTGTTGGAATATCCATTACTTTCCCTCCTTTTCTTAATTCTTATATAGTGTATCATAGATATTATAAATTGTCAATAAAAAAAGACCAACTTTTTAGTTGGTCTTAATTATTATGCTTCTTCTGAAGGTTCTTCAGCAGGAGTTTTAGTTGTAAATTCAGGAACATCTACTTTTTCTGATTCACCTGAATCATTAGCAAATGCTACTTTAAAAGCTCCCTTAGCATAAGTTTTTCCGGCTTCTAAGCCTGTAATAGATACTGTAGTAGCTCCATCGTTATTAGCTACTTGAGAGCCTACAACTTCACCATTACTATAAACTTTTAATGTCTTTTCCATTCTTTATTGTCCTCCTATGCAGTAATATCTGCGCTATTTTCACCAGGTTCAACTGTTACATCTGTAGGTGCTTCAGGAATAGGTTCCTTAACTGTTACCGCAACAATATCAGTATGACTACCATCCTCAGTAGTTACAGTAATATTAGCTGTTCCTGCACTAACTGCTTCAATTAATCCTTCTGATGTTACACTAGCAACACCTGATTTGTCTGATTCAAATGACACATTTTTGTTAGATGCTTCACTAGGCGTGATAGTTGTTGATAGTTGGTGAGTATCTCCAACTGTAAGGTCTAAACTATCAACGTCAAGGGTAACTGAAATAACTTTAATTGCTTTTGTCTTAAACTGAGGGACATCGACCTTCTCTGATTCTCCTGAATCATTTGAGAATGATACTTTAAAAGTACCTTTAGGGTAATCTGTGTTAGCATCTAAATTCTCAATCGTGATTGTTGATTTTCCTTCTGTTTTCTCTACGCTGTTTAGTAACTCATTACCTTTGTATAAATTTAACTTAGCCAAATTTACCATCCTTTATCTATATTATTCTGCTGATACGTCTGCTCCGTCTTCCTTAGGAGTAACTTGAACGTTCTTAGGTGCTGATGGTTCTGAAGTGTCTCCTTGACCTTCTCCTGAATCTACGCCTTTAACGTCCTTACGAGCAGGGCTAGCAGGGAAATCCGCAATTACATCTTCATGTGCATGCTCTAAACTATCTTTAACTTCATCTGCATCATTATCTGCAGGGTCTACGATAGATAATACATCTTCTTTGTTATTTGCAACAAATACGTTATAAACACCAAATTTGAAACGGTCTTCAACGAAAGCTAAGAAAGCTTGAATAAGTTGTTTACCTTTATCTAATCCTTTAATATCTTCAGTACGGATAAATGAGTGATTATAAGGGTCTACTACTGTATTTACTACAAAATGGATATTGTCTCCATCAGTGTAAGCAATAGGTGATTTCTTCATTACATTTAATGTACCTTTACCATCTGTTTGTACTGGGTATAAGAATAACTCTTCTCCCTCTGAAACTACTTTGTACGCATATTGTCCTTCGTGTGTACGAGTATAACCGTCACGGTTAACTTTAACTTGTAAATACTTATCTGCTACTGTAACAGATTCTTGTTGTAATACATCATTAACATTCTTTTTAGCCATAAGCTTAATCTCCAATCTTTATTTTAGTAATCTATTTTAAAGCATTCTATAAGACATAGAAAAAAGCCTTCCCTATGCTTTATTATTGAATTCTCGATAATAATATAACACAAGGAAGGCACTGTAACTAGTTTTCCCAAATATGATTTTCAGTATTAACTCTATGATTATTTAATTCTTTCTTTGCGTAGTACTCATGATATGCATTTATTTTAAATCTAACATAATCTCTTAATTCTGTCAATTCACTTGCTACTTCTTTTCTTTTCATATCAAACTTCTCCGCTACTTGAGAAACTATAAAGGCATCATCTTCTCTTTCAGGATTAATAAGTAATTCTTTAAGTAGCTCACTTTGAACTTCTGTAAATTCTATATCATCAAATACATAACTCATAATTTGATTATCCTCAAAGTCCTCATTTAAATCTTCTGTTAAGGACTCTACCGTATAATCTTTTTTACCGATAATTTCAGTACGTTTATACTTTTCATTCTTTTTAACATAACTATTTTGAACTCTCAAAGTTAATTTAGCTTTAATATACCCTGGAAAATCTACTTTACTTCTAATATTATATTCTTTAACTAGTTTAATAAATTGCTCATCAATATATTCTCTTAATTCTTGTCTTTCAAAGTCATTAGATAATATACCTGCATATCTATGATACAACGACCATCTAAGGTTTTTATACCTGTTAAGTAAACTATCCAAGTCTCTTTCAAAATCAACAGGAATACCATCTATATCTATTACATATCTATTACCATTGTTAGCTTTCTTCATAAGGATTAGCCCCCTCGAAGATTATTCTTACTTTATGTGACTTATCCTTAACATATATATCAGAGAAATGGATAGTTTTAGGCACTTTAACCTCTTCACCTTCATGTCTAATTAAGGAGTATCCTCCTGCCCATCTATCTGTTACATGTTCTATATACATCACTGTAGAATCTGTGTAAGGGAATCCACCTTCTTCAATGATAATTGATTCACCTTTTTCTTTTACTTCTTCAAATTTCTTTGCTATATCTTTATAAGGTAAAGGAAGAACATCTGAGGAATTTGCATTCCCCAAAGATTCTTTTACCTGATTCATGTTTTTATCTATTAAATTATCCATTTATTATTCAGAATCCTTTTCTTGAGATTCTCCTTTTAGTTCTTCCTCTTGTTCCTTTTGTTTATTATCTGTAGCCCATTCTTTATAGTAATTTTCAAGAGCTTGATACTCTTCTAGTTGAGTTACAATTACTTTATTATTAAGCAATGGTGAGTAACCGTTAGGGAAATGCTCTCCATATACTCTACTGAATAATTCTAAATATAACTCTCTATTATCTTTTAATACAGGAACCCATTCAGCATCTCTAAGTTTAATCTCTTCACCATTCAATGTAACATAGTTTCTCCATGCACCTTTAGTAATTAAACCTCTTTCAACTGCTTCTTTATATACAGTATGTTCTAAGTCAATACCATTTAATAATATAGGGTCATCTTCTTTACCTACCATATAATCAGATAGTAAGTCTGCTTCTGCTTTTTGTCCCGGTCTCGATAATTTAGATTTCTTAGTTTCAATACGCATGATATGACCATGATATTCATCTTTACCAGTTAATTCACTTTTTTGTTTTAATTGTGATGCTTTATGAACCTTAATACGTAAACTAGCACTATGTTCAAATGCTCTACCACCTGTAGACTTAATAGGGTCACCATACATACCTGCATTCATATCGTCACGTGCTTGATTAATAACAATTAACCCTGTATTTGTATCATTTAATTTAGGTGTTACTGCATTAATTACTTTTTGAGTAGCTGATGCTTTAAGACCCATTTGTTTCTCATCAATACCGCCGTCAATCTCTTTCTGAGTTCGTGTAGCTCCTAGTGAGTCCCAAATAAACACAATAGGTACTCCAGGTATCTTTTCATTAAATGTGTCAATCCAGTACTCTAATTCTTTACCTACAGCCTCTACAGATAATTCTACTGTATTTTTAAGTCTACCTTCTCCTGATTGAATAGAGAATAATTTTGAAACATCTACTCCAAGTTGTTCCATACGATTATTGTCTGCTGTTCCTTCAATATCAATCCAAATGGTAATAACACCTAATTGTGTTGCAATCCTAGACAAATGAACTGCAAATGTTGATTTACCACTACCAGTTAAACCATAAACCTCTGTTAATCTACCTAACGGTATACCTCCACCTAAAATATAGTCATACTGAGGTACCATTGTAGGTATAACATTCTTAATATCTGCTCTATTTGTATCTGATAATAATGTTAATCCTAATTCTTTACCTAAATCAATTGTATTTAAATCTGTTAAATCTACTTCTTTACCTTTTTTTGCTCTTGCCATTTAATATCCTCCTAGTAATTATATCTCAAATAAAAGAGTGCTCTAAGGCACTCTATATCTTATAGGTTATCTAAGTCTAGACCACCTAATACATCGTCAATACTTTGTGTTTGTGTTTGTTTTTGTTTTGGAGGCTCCTGAGTAGTTTGTTGTGGTTCAGGTGCTTGTTGTGTGTTTTGAGGTTGTGTCTCAAAAGGTACTTGTGAATCATCAACACTGTTTACATCAAAGTCATTAAAAGGATTTGAATCCGGTTGTGATTGTTGTTGAGCTAAGTTATCCCAATCAACTGAACCTGTATTATTAGGTTGTTGTCCTGAAGGTGTTCCTTGACCAAATTGAGTATTACTAATTGGCTGTTGGTTACCTTGTAACTGCTGTCCTTGACCATTATTTTGACCTTGTTGAGTATACTGACCTACTTGACCTTGTTGTGGTTGGTTAGGTTGACCTCCAATATTACTTGGCATCTGACTATCAATATCTTGTTGAGTAGGAGCTTGTTTAGGTTCTGAAGGTTCTTCACCTAATACATTAGACTCACGGTTAAATTTAAAGTTATCATGACTTAACTCTGTGTTATTAACGTTATTGATTAAGAAGTTAACAAAGTTAGGGTTTTGTTCTTCTGTTGGTTTTGCTAATTGTTCTAAGTCTGATAATTGTTGTTCCCATCCTTGAGGTAATGCACCTAAAGGAGCATTAGGATAAACACTTACTTTCCATGACATTTCACCTTTTTTAGCTTTAGCAATATTAACTAAGAATGCTTCATTTGCTGAAATAAAACTATGAGGTGCATTAGGTGACGGTTTTAACATAGTATCCTTAAGGTTTGCTACCAATTCTTTATATCCTGTGTTTGATAACTCCATAGGTTGAATCATTACATTTCCTTGCTCATCTGTTTTAGGTTGAATTTGTCCGTTATTATTAAAGTATTCAATAACATGAATGTAATAACGTACTCCAGGTTTATTAGGGAATCTACTAAATTGAACGCCATTTGTTATCCAGTCCTGAATGTAAGGGTCAAGGACAGATGAACCTGGTTCTGCAGGTAATGTTAGTCCTGTGAATCCTTGAGAACCATCTTTCTTAGAGTAGTTAATACCTGTTGTTCTAAATTCTTTAAAGAAAACATTTGTTCCTTGTGCAGGAGGTAATACTCGTACAAAAGCATTTTCTTTAGTAACTTTATTTCCATTTGCATCTTTAATATTACCTAATCGTAATACAGGGTTTTTAGGTTTATAGCTCTCTACATTGTTGTTAAAAGAACTGTTATTACTTTCTAATTTGCTTGCCTCATTGTTAATAAATTGATTGAAATCCATAATTATCTTTTCTCCTTTTAATTAATTTACTTATTTATTATAACATAGTTTTTTATATTTGTCAATTATATTCTTTACTTTCTTTTTTAATGTGAAAATGGGTTAGTAATTCCACCATTTTTATTTGTTTGTCGTAACTCTGCACCTAATTGAATCATCATATCTCTTCTTGTTTCAAAAGCTTTTACAACATATTGAAGTTGTTTAACTTTATAATTCCAAGCCTCAACAACTTTAAGTTGTTGTTGATAGGAATCATGAATATACACACTAGACTCAATCATATCTTTAGTAGGCTTTTTACCTTGTTGTTCATACTCTTGTCTAATTGTGAGATTAAGCTTACTACCAATTGTTTCTAAATTTCTTTGCTCCATTTCAGAATATGCTCTGACCTTCTCTAATATAGAAGCCCAAAAAGCGTACTTAGCTGATTGTTGCATAAAATCTTCTTGTATTGTATATTCTGTAATCTTTAATTCATCTGTAATATCAAACTCTTGTGAGTTCCCATTTCTATCTTTAATAGTAAAATTTGTAAAATCTAGGGAATCAATGTGTATCTCCATTTATCAGTTCCTCCTTTTAAATATTAACTGAAATACTACTTAACGGTAAAGCTAAAGGATATTCTTCTTCAAGACTTGCTAATTCTTCTGTTACTTCTCCAGTAGATGACTCTGTTGGTAAAACGGTAGAGCCATGTTTATTTTCTTCTCTATTATAGAATGTAACAACAATATTCATTTCACCTAATTCATCCTGGTACATACTTGTTATAATCCATTCATCCATAGAACGATTAAATCTAATCTCTCCTGTATTCACTCTTTTTTCCTCCTTATACTTATTACCTATATAGTATAACATAAGTGAAACATATTGTCAATACTTTTATTAAATTTCTTGATAGATATGTTTTTCACTTTTAACAACATTAGTAGCTTTTTCAAATTGTTCATCAGTTAATTTACCTGACTCTTTATAATCTTCTAAAGTCTGTAAATTCATCATGTACTTAATATAACCTTGGTAAGAATTAAATGTATCAATTTCTTCTTCATCGTATTCAACCATATCATTATAATTTAAACCAATTTCCATATCAGCTTCTATTGGGTATTGTACTTCTTTCCCGTCAATTTCTGCTTTTAAGAAATCAAACGGTAAATTCTCCATAATATGAATTGTCACTTTAGCCATAATCTTAGCCTCTTCAGGAGGGCAATCAATTAAGATACTATCGTGTACTGTAGCAATAACTTTTGATTTCAAGTTACGAGACTGAATAAAATCATCTAAGTAAGTTAAAGACATATTTGTTAGGAAACTACCTGAACCCTGGATAATAGTATTAAATGATTGTCTTAGACCTTCATTTTTTATCTTTTTATCTGTTGATTGTGCTGAACGTATAAATCTTCTATGACCGTGCATTGTATCAACATAACCATATTGTTGCACAAATTCATGTACATTGTCAATAGAAGTTTTTACACTAGGTTTTGTTTGGAAGTACTTTTCAAATATTTCTTCTGCTTCACTTACTTCCATATTATTTTTACCTGCAAATGAGAATGGTGATTCTCCAAAGGCTAGCCCAAAGTTAACTGCTTTAGTTGCTTGTCTCTCTTCTTTAGTTACTTCTTCTACTGGTTTATTATAAACAATACTTGCCGTAGCCTTATGAATATCCTCACCATTTAAGAATGATTGTAGCATATCAGGGTCTTTAGTAAATAATCCAATAATACGCATCTCTAGGGCACTATAGTCGGCTCCTAGTAGTACTCCATTTTCAAATCTAGAAACAAATGAACGTTTAATTGGATGTTTATAATCAAACTTGTTTACATCTGATGTATGAGCAGGTAAGTTTTGTAAGTTAGGATTACTACTACTTAATCTTGATGTCTCTGTACCTGTCTCAGAAAAAGAACCATGTAATGTTCGTTTTTGTTTATTAATCATATTAGGTAATTTCTTAGTAAATGAGTTACGTTTTGTCTGCATACTAGCATGATATTTAAGTAATTCAAGAAGTTCTTTAACATCATCTTTTAATTCTAAGTTATCTAATGCATAACCAATAGCTTTCTTATCTGTTTTATAATCCTGCCAAGTAAGGTCTGCTTCTTTAACATTAGCGTTAAATGGTTTTTCTTTAACATACTCTTTATCATAAGGTAACTGAATTCCTAAAATATCATAAATTACTCTACCTTTATGGTCTCCTGAGCTAGGAGAAAACATCCATTTACCATCTTTAAACTTATCTCTATACTGATGAATCTCTTTGTCTCTATCTTTTGGCTTTTTCTCATGCTCTTCTAACGCCATTTGGTAAAGGTTATATTGATACTCTTCAAATTCTTTAACAGCCCAATGTTCTCTCATAGTAGCGTGGTTCTTAGCCATCTCAGATTCGTATGACTCATCATTTTCTTTCATGTAATCTAAATCACAGTATAAACCATTTGATTCAATTCTAGCTAATGATTTAGTAAGTCTTGGGTAATTAACTTCTAATAAATGCATTGACTTAGGTCTATCTTGCTCTTTAAGTTTCTTAACAACATCACAATGAATTCTTCTACATACATCAGTGTCTCCTGATGCGTACGGGTGCATTAACTCAATAGGGAACCAATCATAGTTAAAGTTACCTCCATCAATATCATTAATTACATCTTTTACATCTCTATACTTGTTAATTAAATCAATTGCAGTATTCAGTGTGTAAGATTTAGCGTAATCAGATAATCCCATATATTCAGGTGATTGCTCTGCAATACTAATAAATTCATCGTTGTTCATAACTAAATTCATGTTTACAATTTCAGGTGAAAGACCTAACTGAATGTATTTTTTCTCTAATTCACTAACTCTAAATTTCTTCTCAGTATCATCTAATTCTACTATTGTTTCATTTAATTTAGTCTCTAACCACTCTTTGTATTCAGGAGCTTTAACATCATACTCTTTCTTAGCAATTTTTTTATTTTCTTTCTGTATTTCTTTAATTTTATCAGAGAAAAATCTTAATAACTTAGTAACAAACCATAATTTAAAATCTTCTAGTGGTTTATCATAACCTCCGACATCTGTTACCTCGTAAGCTAAGTCAGATAATCTCAAAGATTCTTTAACTTCTTGTGTGACAGCTAAATACCAACCTACTTTAGTATCTTGAATGTTCTCAAAATCTTTAAAGTTCTCAGTACTCATTAAAAATTTAATATCATATTTACCATTATGTGCCACCTTAATATCTTCTTTACTAGCTAACCAATTCTTAAGTAATTCTAGTACTTCATCAATATCTTCTTGACCATTTTCCCAATTAAAGTCCGATTTGTATAAAGGTATAGTCACACCTTGACCATTTCTCCATGATAGTGATAATACTAAAGGTTTACTTCCTTCCTTATCAGGCTTTAATGAGTTAGTCTCTAAGTCCCATGCGGTGATATCTACACCATCATAATTATCATTCTTTACTTCCTTATTAAATATTTCCCTTACTCTTTCAATGTTATCTACTAATTCGTAAGATACTTCTTTAGGTTTAAATGCTTCTTCACCTTGTTCTACAAATTTTCCTACTGTTTGTAAATCTGATACAACATGACGTTCACTATTTTTATTTACATTCGTATATTCAATACTATACGTAGGTAGTACCCATACATCATGAGAAGATATTTCATTTTCAATTGTTACTTTACTTGGTACTCCTCTTACTTTACCTATAGCTGTAACATTTAATAAGTATTTAACACCTAGTTTACCAACAGGAATTATCATATCATAGGAGTTATCAATAATAATGTTATTCATTCTTTCATAATATGGTTTTACTTCTGCTTGTTTAACATCTTGGTATTTAATAATTTTACCATAATCATTTCTAATAGGTGTAGGTACTGCGTTATAGAGAAAATCAATATCATAGTCTCTGTTTGTTTTATCTCTCTTTAAGTTAGAACACTTCTCAAGTAATTTCTTAAGTGTTTTTCCATTAGGTGTATTTAATACATTAGATTTCACACTCCCATCTTTACTTACAGAAAAATGTTCTTCTCTAATGTGGTCAAATAAGATTAATACTTTCATTTAATTCCTCTCCTTTTTTAACTTAATAATACTATACCATATATTTTAAATCTTGTCAATAAAAAAAGAAGAGAATTATTTCTCTTCTTCATTAAGTCTATCAATAACCTCTTCTAATTCTTTAAGTGGTTTAAATTTTATAGCTTTTCTATTAGGTAAATGGAAATATTCTTTATTCAGCCCATCCCAAGCTTTTTTACCTTTTCTTTCAATAACTTCTATTTGCATAAATTTATGATTCTTTACTTTAGTATACCCTTCTTCTAGTAAGTCAGAAATAGCATCTGTCTCTGCACTTAGTATCTCTTCTACATCTTGTATATAATAACCTGTGTTCTCTGATATCTTCCTTGCTATATCTCTTCTATTTGCTGTACTCATATAATCACCTTATATCTTAATCTTTCGTTGTTGTTTTAGTTTCGTAATTACATTGTCTACATCTTCAAAATCACGACTACTTGTTAAGATATAGATATACATTTTCCATACTGATAGGGACACTCTAATTTTATCTGCAAAATCAACTTTATATTCAGGTTTTAAATCATAAGCTTCACCATCAAAGAAATAAAATTTTTCTTGTTTTTCATCTACTTCTAATATACGAGGAAATGATAAATGAACTTCATCTACATTTGTTTTAATATCATGTAAACTTCTAATAATATCATAAGGATTTACATAAGGAAATACCACAGAAATATCAATAATAACTTTTGTTCCCATAAATGATAAAGCTATATTATCTACTTCTTTTGCAGTAAAGCCGTTACGCATACGATAAACAACTTCTGAATCAGGGTGACTAGATAAGTCTTTTAAAACATAATAAGGTAATACTGAATCAGTATAGTATGTAACTTTACCACCATGTTTACATACTTTCTCTATGAGCCTATCATTATTGTATTTCTCATTAAATAACATATAATGATTTTCATCTCTCATAATATATCGTCTAGATTTAGATATTAGTTCATCCATATTCTTTTCAATTTCTTCTTCATTACCGTGTGTGACTTTAATAGCCTCATTAATTTTATCTTTATCTTTTGTGTGTATATTAAAATATCTATCACTATTATATATCGTTAATGTTTTATTCTTTGCGATATGTCATCTTCCTTTCATTAAAAAAATCCTACTACCTTGTACTATTATAGTATAGCACAGATAGTAGGAAATTCCAAATTAAAGTGACTCTAATTCTTGTAATTGCATTGGTGTAACTTGGTCTTCATATTTTTTAACTAACTGACCATCTTTATACCCAATTAATACTGGTGTACTCATGATATCAAATAACTTAACAGCCTTTTCTCTATCTACATCTTCTGCATCTAAATTAAGTGTTAAAATAGGTTTCTTAATATCCCCTGAATCCTGGAACATAGGGATTACACTTTTTAAGATTTCACACTTACCACAATTATCTTGTGTAATCATGACAATAACATCTTTCTTTTGTCTAATTGCTGTATTTAAATCTACTAAATTATTCATTTTTTCCATCTTCTGAGTCATCCTTTTCTAATGTTTTAATAATTTCGGGAAATGAGTTAACTGCTGTAGCTTTTTGTGCTTCATAACCTTCTGATAAATCAATGAGTTTTAACTGTCCTGAGCCATAAGATAAAGTATACATAGTCATATCATGCATAAACTCTAACTGAAAAGACTTAGACGTATCATCAGCTTTGGCATCTTTAGAGTTACTAAATAACTTCATAGGGTCATTGATATCACTCACACATGAAAACTCATCATGTTTTTTAAATAATATTTCTGCTTTACTTAGTAAATCCATTGCTTCTTTTCTATCCATAATATCTTTTCTCCTTTTTATAGGAATTCCTTGGCAGTACTGTATTCTTTACTATCTAAGAATGAGAAATCTTCATCTTTAATATCTTTGATATTTGTAGATTTTTCATAGTCTGCTTTACCACTAAAGAAATCAACATTTCGTAATCTATCTACATTAGTTTGATTTTCTACAATAGGATTATAAGGTTCAGGATTAAAATAGTCTTCTCTTCCAAGGTTTTGAAGAGCTCTATTAAAATTATACTGAACATAGTTGATTACGTCTTCACTTAATTCTAATGGGTCATATAGACTATGTGTATACGCTACTTCATTAGTGTAAAGAATATCTAATAATTCATAAGTTTCTTTATCTGCTTGTTTTTTCTCTTCTTCTGTTAGAAGATTATAATCATATTGAGCTGTTAATCCTACTGCTGAACCATGGTAAGCTTCATCTTGAGTAATTTTATAAATAATAGCTCCTGATTGTGTCATCTGACCTCTTCCTGCAAGAAGTAAAGGATAATAAAATCCTGAGTAGAATAATGCACTTTCTAAAAAGGCACTAGCTACTTTAGCCATATATCTATCAAATATAGTAGGATTAGGTTTTAGTAATTGGTCATAGTAATATCCAATAAACTGAGCTTTTACTTTTAAAAAGTCATTTTCTTCGACCCAAGTATCTAATAGATAGCTTGTTTCTTTATTACTTAGTAATGTTGTAAAAATATGACTATAAGATTTAGCATGTATCTCTTCCATACCACCCATAAACGCAAATACAGCTTGGTATTTAGGTCTTGGTTCGTGGTAGGATACTAAGTTCATACCTTCTCCTCCTTGCTTGGTATCGAGCCCTGTGAGCCCTGCAAGGACTTTCTTATAAGTGTTCTTTTCACTTTCAGTTAAACTATTCCAAGAACTTAAATCTCTTGATACATCAAACTCTTCAGGAGTCCAAAATTGGGAGATTCCTTGCTCCCAATAAATATCAGACATCCCGTCATCTTCAATATTCCAGTTTGTTGCTTTTAATACAGCATTTTTATTATGTTGTTTTACTTTTTGTGTAATATCCATATCTATTTCCTTTCTAAACCGAACATGTTTCACATTCAATAACAGAAAGTTTACGTGAACGTGTATAGTATAATGATTTTAATCCTTGTTCCCAAGCATAATAGTATAATGATACTAGTTTATTAGTAGGGATTTCTGACTCTACATAAAGTATTGTAGACACTGCTTGGTCTGTATGTTTCTGAACAACTGCGCTTGTATTAATAATACGTTTATTGTCAATCTTATAAGCTGTTTCTCCTTCATAGAAGAACTGAGTTATAGGACTTAGGTAAGGCATTGGGTAATATGTCTCCATATCTCCATATTGTCTATTCTCTATAGCACTAGGAACTGGCATAATAGAACTTGTAGCATTCTGTACATAAGATATAGATTGAGTAGGTGCTTCTGCTTTTCTATAACCATTATACAAGCCATGTACTTTTACTGCTTTAGCTAATTCATCCCAATCATCTTGTGTTGGAATATAGACCTTGCTTAGGACTTTCTTAGCTTTATCTGTTTTAGGTTGGTTAGACTCTCTAATATATCTTACAAAGTATTCACCTGTAGCATAATCAGACTTTTCAAACCCTTTAAATGGTTTTCCTGTTTCTTTAGCCATTAACATAGATGTCTTAATAGACTGGAAGTTAATAGCACTATATAAACTGTTTACTAGGTCTAGAGCTTCCCTAGAACCATAACTAATCATATTCTTAGCTAAAAGTCCATGTAAATTCATTGAACCTAAACCGATAGCTCTAATGTCATCATTTGCTTTTTGAACACTAGGTAGATATGGTAAATCCATAATATCAGTAACTTTTGTTAGTGCTCTTGTACCAATATCTACGGACTCATTTAATAAACCTTTTTCAACCACATTAACTAAGTTAAGTGAACCTAATGTACAAACAACATCTCTATTAATAACATTCTGATTACTATAGGAATATGGATAAATTTCTGATACCTCTTGTAATTGTGAAATTTCTGTACATAAGTTACTCATTTTAACTTTACCTAGATTTTTAAGAGGGTGATTGTCATTAGCATTATCAATATAAAATACATAAGGGTAACCTGATTCTAATTGTGTTTTAGCAATATCTGTCATGACTTCTCTAGCATCATGTTTTACTTTACCAATTTTATCATTATTTAATAATTCTTCGTACCACTCATCAATGTTTAATTCATCTAAATATTTACCATATACTTTGTTAATATCGTAAGTGTCAAACGTGTAGAAAGGTTTACCTTCTTTAACTAATTCCATAAACTTATTAGGTATTGTAACACCTATAGATAGTTTATCAAGTCTAACAGATTCACTAGCATTTATTTTCTTAGAACTTAATAAATCCAAAATATCATTATGGAATATATTAAGGTAGACTGCACCACTACCTTGTCGAACCCCGCCTTGGTCATATATACTTACTTTATGTTCAATAGCTTTAGCAAAAGCAATAACACCTTTACTTGAATTAGGTCTATTACGTACTGGAGCACCTTTCGGTCTAATTCTAGTTAAATCAATTGCAACTCCGCCACCATTAGAACTAGCATTAGCTACACTATCCTCAACAAAATTTAAGGACTCAATTGAATCATCTACTACAAATAGATAACATGAACTTAGTTCACCTCTATTAGCTTGCCCTGAGTTATTATACGTAGGTGTAGATGGTTGAAATGTTTGCTCCATAAGTTGTACTAATAACTCTCTAGCCTTTACATAATCATTTTGAAATAAATATAAAGCTACTCGAACGTTATGTTGCTCATAGTCTTCAACAAAAATAGGTTTTTTATTCTCGTCATACTGTTTTGATGCGTAAGACTCATAAAACTTTTGCCCTGCCATAAAACTAGGAAATTTAAAATTAAAACTGTAAGCTAGCTTAGTCATTTCATCAATAATAGTATCAGGAACTTTATCAAATATTTTATCATATGTTCCTTCTTTTGTCAATACTCTAATTCTTTCTACTTCATTATTAAACTTTCTTGTATTATCTTCAATATATTTTAAATACTCATCTAAAGCTTCTTGGTCTTTATAGAGTTTATTTTTTCCATTGTCATCTAATTGAGTTATTTCATTATTTAACTCAATCCATTTTCCATATGTTGCCATATATCTCTCATCCTTTACGCTACTTTATATTTATTACTAAAGTGTTCTAATATTGGTTGTATCTCGTTAAAGTGTCCTGATTGCTCTACTTTAGCAATTAAAGGAATCTTAAACATCTCTGAAATCTTTTTACTTGCTCCACAGAAATTAGAGCCCCATTGTTTATTTCCTGTACCAATGACTTCCTTAGGGCTCCCATTAATTTCTAGGAATCTTTCTATTTGTTTAGGTATTGCACCCTTCATATAAGTCGGTGTTATTAGTATAAAAGGTTTATTTATTTTCTCTTTTCCACTCTTAACCCTAAACGTTTCAAATGAGTTATTAATATTAATTTTGTTTACTAGTCTTTCTGTCTGCCCTGTACCTGAAAAATATACAATTAATGGTCTTTCTTTACTTGTCATACCTATCTTACCCTTCCTTATATATCATTAAGAAGGTCATTAATCAATTCATCTTCATGCTTACTTACCTCAGATAAATTAGACTCAACCTTCTTGTATGGTTTTATATCTTTTTTGTCGTAGCAAGATATAATATAAGAAGGTGTAAATGAGGTCAACCCATTCATGGTAGTTATAAGGACATCATAAAAAAATTTATCTTTTCTAATATTATCAATAATAAAATCTGTTCTCATAACAGGATATTCATTATTTCTTAAGTCCTCATATACTTTCTCATCATAAGGTAAAGCAACGTAACTCTGAGCTCTGTTTCTAGTAAATATTAAGCAAGGTGTCTTATTCACCTTGCTACTATCATTAATTACTTGTTCCCACCATGTATGTGGTTCTCTATTGTTTAAAAGAACGTTATCTATAGTCCATTCTTCTCTATGTTTACATTCTACTACTAAAGGAAAATTAGCTTCCTGAGGTACTACTATGTCTCCGACAGCATTATTATCTTTACCCCAAGAGGCACCACCTGATTGAGGAGACCTATTAAATTGGTATCCCCACCAAGCAGTTAATTCTTTAGCTATTTTACGTTCGAATGTATCTCCTTTTTTCTTACTGTTCGTCATTTTTCTTCAACTGAATTACTTTTTCATTGCTGTCAGATTCAGTTTCTTTTTGTGTCTCTTCTTGTTGTTTTTGACGTAATTCTTCTTGCTTCTCTTTTAAATAAGCTTCTCGTTTCTCATTTAACTTATCTTTAGCTTTTCCAACTTGTTCTTGAGTTACTCCTAACTCATCTTCCATGATAATCATCATTAAGTCAATTGCATTAAATGCATCATTAAAGTCTCCTGTAACCTCTTGAGCTGTTACAGCATTAAGGACTTTAGCAATACGAGTTGCTTCTTCTAAAGAAACACTTCGTGAACCAATTCTATCTAATTGTTTAGCTGTTTTCTCATCAACTTGTTTACCATCAACAGTTCCTTGTACTACAGCTTCAATCCATTTCTCCATGTCTGCTTGACTAATACCTTTTGTGTGTGTGCTAATATTTTTTTCCATTATTCTTGTTCTCCTTTTTCTTCTTCATTTTTAGGTTCTTCTTGTGATTTATCAATTGATTCTTGAATGTAGTCTAATACATCTTCATTAATAAGCTCTGCTTTATATAAAGCATCAATTAAAATATTTAAGTTTAACTCGTTATTATATTCTAAGTCTGTCATCTGCTCATTAACACCTAACATAAGGTTAGTAATAGCTTTAGCTACATCTGTTAATGTTGCTGTTTCTTCTTTACCCATTTCTTCTAATTGATGTTGTCGTTGCTCATTACCAACTCTTAAAGCTGTAATGTATTCATCTACAAATTCTAAAATATCTTTTTTATTATTTGACATTATTTTTTTCTCCTTTATTAATTACTTAATTACTAGTATAACATAAAACTTCTCTAAGGTCAAGCCTAAAGTTTAAGTTTTTGTTGTATTTTGTAACTCTGTATACTTTCAGGTGTTACTAACACCCGGTTCTGTTTTAATAACTCAAAAGCTTTCCTTGTTCCCATATCATTTGCATCTTCATCACCATGTGGTACAAAGTAAACTTTATTAAAATGTGTTTTTAACTTATAAGCTAAGTCTATATTATTATCTAATGCATCAGTGTCTAACATAATATATATTGATGTATCTATACTAACATAATCAATTATTTTTTTTATTTGATTCTCAGTTACTTGTTTACCTAATGTTGCTACTCCATACTCATGGAAGGTTAAAGCATCAAATACACCCTCAGTTATAACTAAGAACTTTTTCTTTCTTGCTATATTCAAATTAAATATGACATCTTTTCTACCTACTTCATCTTGTTTAGCAGGAGCATTAATAGATTTAATATAGGGGTTCTTCTCTATACTTCTTGTATTCCAGTACTGGTAGTTTCCATCATTATCATAAGTAAAAAATATAATACTATTCCTTAATGATACTTTGGATTCCCCGTCAACTTTATAAAAGCTCCCATTAATAACATAACCTATATTATTATTAATGATTTGTTCTAAAGTTATACCTCTACCTTTTAAGTATTTTAAAAAGGGTATAATCTCTTTATTATTTAAGTTATCTTTTAATAGTTTATACCCTTCAGGTAATCTAGGAGGTTTAATACTAGTATTTCCTTTATCTTGGTGCACACCTCTAAGCATTAATATAAGTTTCTCTGATTCTGTCAAATCCTTATTATTGGTCGTAAGTAAAGGGGCTCTCTCTATATCTATATTCTTAGACTCTAATAAATCAAAAGCTTGCTTACCTGTAATGTTATAATAAGTCTTCATAAATGTAATAGGATTACCTGATTCATCACATTTTTTACAATGATACTGACCATTACTAGAGTCTAGTGCTTGCTTAACATAGAACTTATAACTTTTTTCTCCACAAAACGGACAACAGTATCTTAGCTCACCTATAGTATTTTCTTTTGGTTCTCCTAATTCTTGGGTTAAAAAGTCTTCAAACCTCATAATATCCTTCCTTACTATTTACTAATTTTTTTCATTAATAACAACATATTATAAATTTGTCCTAAGTCACTATAAGTTAAATCTACAGAAAAATCACTCTCTTTAAGTGCTTCATTCAGTTGTGACTCTTCTGATTTCATGTTAAATATTCTTAATTCTTCTTCTGTTTTACCTTCTAGATATCTAGTAACAACAATAGTTTTAAGACTTTGGAATATAACTCCAATATCTCTAAATCCTTGCTCTACAGTATTAGCATCATATTGTTCTGTTATAACAGGTAATCCATATTGTTTAGCTTTCTCTATAATCTTTAAATTATCTTTACGCACTGCAGGGTTGTACCAATAATCTATTTTACATCTATGGTTGTTATCTCTAATAATATCTTGGTTATTATCATCTAAACCATAAGATGAAGGTAAAGTAGAACGTAATCTTTTTAATTCTAAGTATTCTCCGTTTCTACTTAACTTGTATTCATAAGCATTACTTAGAGGGTACCAATCAACTAAATTAGCAGTTGGTACATTATCTATCGTTTTGTGCTCCTTATTACGATGAAACACATTAAGTGTTGCATTATCTTTATCTAAAATCTTTAATTTCATTATTTTTCCTCCAGTTTTGATACTCCATTTTCTTTTACTATCTTAATTGTTTGTTCAAATAGTGGTTTAAGTTCGGTATTATGAGTAATTACAAATATCGTCCCTACTGTATTAAGTCTATCTTTTAATAATTTAATCACGTTTTCACAACCGATAGTATCTAATCCATCAAAACACTCATCGTAAAGTGCAATGTTCGTAGATATCTCATCTTTACTCATAATTAAATCCTGAATTGCAAAACTAATTGCTAAATCAATGCGTTTTTGTTCTCCTGCTGAATTGGATTTGTATGAACCTCCACCCTTGTTATTCTTAACAATAACATCAAACTTATCTTTTAGTTCTCCTTTAGCATTCTTCACTTGAGTTTGGAACTCTATTTCAATATCTGAACCTGATAAAGTTTGAAGGTACTCATTTGCTTTCTCATTTAAGAATGGTGTAATAAAGTCTAACACTACTGAACGTATACCTTTATTACTAAAAGCATCTACAGCTTGTTGATATTTACCTTTCTTAGTTTCTAATTGTACTATATTCTCTTCATGTTTGTCAATAGATTCTTGTAATTCTTTTTTATCTTCCTCATGTTTTTCTTTACTTGGTTCTTCTCTCTCTAATCCTTGAACAGATTGATGTTGGTATTTCACTTTTAAATAAGTTTTATTATTCTCTAATGAGCTAATGTCTGATTTAATCCTAGAAGCCTCTTGAATTATACTGTTAATTTTATTATTGTGCTCCCGTTCTTGTTGGTCTTCCTGTGACATTTTATCTTTAATTTCTTGTGATTTATCTTTTACTTTATCAATAGCTTCTTTATACGTATCTTTCATTTCTAATACACTAGTAATCTCTTGTTTCTTATTCTCAATCTGATTATTGATATTTTCCTGTTCTTTTAATTTATGAGAATTATCTATAGGGGAGCCACAAACAGGACAATGGTCATTTGTATCTAACTTATTTAGACTATTGCTTAATGTAGCTATTTCAGATTTTAGTACTTGTTCTTTGGTATTATATTCTGAGTATACTTGATTTAGCTCCGTTAATTTATTAGAAAGTAAATCTAGGCTTTGAGAGGCTTTATTATACTCCTCTGAGTGCTTAAATTCATCTTCAGGTATTGTTGGTATCTGTGAAGCTAGTTGCTCTATTTGAGCTTCTATTTGCTTCTCCTCTTGTTCTCTTAATCTATCTTTTTCCTTATTACTGTTTTCTATCTGAACCAATTGTTCTTTATACTGGTTGTACTGTTCTATTTCTCTTTGGAAGTACTCATCTTTTGTAGATAACTGATAACCTAGTTTATAGATTTCCTGTCTTATGTTATTTTGTTGTTCTTCTACTTCTTTAACTTTCTCTTTTGCTACATCTTGTGCTTGTTTATATACGTCTGTCTTAGTAATAGATTCAAGAATTTCTTTCTTACCTTTATCTGTTGCTTGAGAGAACATAGGGATATCACCCTGACCATACATGATGGCATTAACATAAGTATTAAACTCAATACCAAATAAGTCTTGTATTTGTTTATCGGTAACGTCATTTGTTGAACCTGTAATCTCTTTTTCATTAACGAATAATTTTACTTTATTCTTATTCTCTTTATCCTTACGATAACGTTCAATTAAATAACTATCTTCCCCAATATCAAACTTAAGTTTAACAGATGTATTTTTCTTCTCAATATTATTTACTACATCATCTGCTTTTAGTCCTTTTTCAGTTTTACCATATAAAGCATAAGTAATGGCAGATATTAAAGTTGATTTTCCTGAACCGTTTGAATGAAATGACTCATTGGATTTATTCTCACCTTCAATTAGAATTAATCCTCTATTATCTAACTCTAGCGTAGCTTCTTTAATTGCTAAAAAATTATTAACTTCTACTTGTTTAAATACAACCATTACTTATCCCCTTTCGTAACTCTAAAGAAACAATGATGAGAGCCATAATCAATCCAGTAATACTCATCATGGTCTACGACTCTACTATAATAATGCTTTTCAAAGTTACTATCATCAAAAATCTTTTTCATTTTACTTAAACCATCTTCTAAACCTTCAACATTACAAATATTCTCTATTACTCCATCTGAATCTTGGAATTGTAAAATAGGTTTACTTTTATCTAAGTCTTTACTTACTACATTACTGATATCTAATGTATTAATTTTAGGTTTCATATCTTTAAACACTTTCCATAAATCTTCGGTTACTTTCTCCCAATCCTCTGCTAAATTTTCTGCATCTGTCTTATTTAGGTATTCTCTATATTTTTTCATTATAAAACCTCCTTCAAACACTCAAGTATTTCTTGTTCTGATTCAGGTGAGTATTGTTTAGCATAGGTACTAGCAATTGTTAAAGGGTCATCAGATACATCACTATCAATACGTTTCTCTACAGTATATTCTTTTTTAATTTGAACTTCAACATTCTTATCTTTCATACTGTCATCCATTTCTAAAACCTTAGCATGATTTGCTGTACCGATAACCCTAATAAAATTACCTTCCTCGATTAACTGTTCAAAGTTCTCAGGAATATCTTCTCCTTGAATAGTAATAAATCTACGTGTATGAATTGGGATGAATTCTGTAGTCATTTTTTCTGTATCTATTAAATGAACACCATTAGCTTCTTGTTCATCAGAAAATGATTGTTGCATTAATGAGCCACCATAAAAATGATTCGGATTTTGGAAATACTGTCTACGGTGATAATGACCTAGTAAAATGAAATCATATTTATCAGGTAATAAATCCTGGTATCCAAATGCCCCTTCTAATCTATGAGAGCCTTTTCCAGTTAATGAACCTTCTACACCTAAGTGACCTACTAGTATATTGACCATATCTTTATCGTAATTACTATTAATGTATGTCTTTATTTCCTTCGTCTCATCCCCATAAGCAGTAAACACAATATTAACATTATCTTTTAAAATTGTATTTAATGATTTTATTACACTTACATTAGGTAGATACTCAAATGTATCTATACTTGAATCAGTATATAATGAATTAGTTGTAGCATCATGATTACCTCTAAGTAATAATACAGGAACCTCATCATTTTTGGCAAATGTACTAAATACTTTGTTGTATACTCTAGTATCTACCGAGTTACGTTTATGAAATAAATCTCCACCAAATATAACTGTTGCTTCTTCTTTTTTAGCAATATCAAAAACTTTCTGTAATGCTTCTATCTGTTCTTTAAATCTATCATTCACAAATTCATTATCAGGTTTAGCGTAGTTAGTAAATAGGTGAAAATGACTATCTGTAAAGAATACAAATTTCATTATTAATCTCTCCTTTATTCTTTATAAAATAATTATACCACCTAACATATAAAATGTCAAGTGGTATATTTTAAAAAATTAAACTCCCGGTAATCCTCCGAATGTGTTATTTATAGCTTCTATTTTATTATCTTTATTTTGAAATTTACTTGTGTCTTCTTTTCCATTATCTGATAGCAATTGTATATGCTCTTGTTTTTCTTCAGGTGTTTCATCTCTTACAATCATCTTAGTTGGTTCTACTTTAAGATTAACAAATCGTTCTCCTGTGTTAGAGCTATTACGAATTTTATCTAAATATAATCTTAAGAAACCACTCTTGAATTCTTCATCTTTTTGGTTTACTGCTAAAGACACCTCAACAGCATTGACAATCTTACGAGAACCTTCTACATGCTCACTTGTAATAACATCTGAACCATAAGCACCACGGTTAGTTTGAGCTAACGTCCAACAAACAAATCCATATTGCTGTGATAATCTACGAATATCTTCAAACAATTTTCCTCCTGCATCTGATTCTGAATGATATTTAGCATAAGGATTTCTCATTAAGTGAGGATAGTCAATAATAACAACATCAATATTTTTATCCTTCTTAATTGTTGTATTAACAATAATTTGCTCTAATTGGTTTGGTGTAACTTCACCTGGCATATGTTTAGAAATATAAAAGTCACCTAATAACTTTCTATTCTTCTGATAATGATTTTGTATTGCATCATAAACTTTATTATTTAAAGACATATCCTGATTTACAATTTGACTCTTTTCTGCTCCTGCCATTTGTTGCTCAGCACGCAAAACCATTCTATCCATTTTTTCCTCTAAGGCAATATATAAAACACTTAATCCACTTTTAACATAATTCTTAGCTAAGTTTGAAGCCATTAATGATTTACCTCTACCAGTAGGAGCTATAATTAATCCAACTTCTCCTCTTGCTATACCACCTTCAATATGGTTGTCAATAGAAGTAAATCCAGTAGAGAATTTATTTGTAGCTAAATTACTCAATAGTTCTTGTTTCTTTTCTGTATCTTCGAAGAAGTCAATAAACTCTCCATTACCTCCTGAGATGTCACTTACTTCTATTTGCTTTAGTTTGTCTACAAGTTCATGTAGATTATCAGAGTCTTCTTGTTTATTTTCTGCAATAAATTTAACTAAAACTTCTTTTGACATTTCTGTTTTAATATACTTCTCTATTTCATAATTAACAGATTCATCTTTTTCATTAACGTCTACTTTATATAAATCTTCTAAGTAAGTTAATGTCTTGGTTACTTTCTCTTCATCTTCCTTATTATTACCCATAAGCTGTTCTACTTTAATTGCTAATGCTTCATTTGACATCTTATCGGAAATATGTGCTGTTCTCTTTATAGCTGTAAATAAGTAACCCATGTCCTCAGACTCTGCTGAAAATAGATTCTTAGGTAAGTTATCTAATACTTCTCTTGCAAAATGTATATCCTTCATTGATTTATGAAGGATAAGCTCCTTTATCTTCTTACTCATAGTTATTAACCTCTTCCTCTACTAAATGTATAAGTTTATTATAATCCAACATACCCTCTTTTGTCAATGGTATTTTATCAATTAAATTATATTTCTCTACAATATATTTTACTTCTCTTAAGTTTACCTCATATCCTAAATAGTCACCAAACATTCTTAATATATAATAAGTTGAAGTATGTTGTCTCATATACAGGTATTCATTACCATTCTGTTCTAAGTTTTGTATATCCATACCACTCAATGAATCTTTATTCACTATACCTCCTAGACTTAATGGTAATAAATCCTCTCTCTTGATTCCCTTATTTAACTGCTTATTGTAAACTATATGCTCTTTCTGCATAGTAAACATTGATAACCTTGCAGATGGTGAAATACTTGTTGGTGAATAATCATTAATTATGCATTGTTTTACATATTTATTAATAATATCCTTTTCTTCTCTAGGTAAATTCTTAATTTCTTCTTCAATCATAGAATTATACTGTAGTAAAATAATATGTTTCATATCTCCAAATAGTCCATAGGAGGCATTTTCAAGGTCTAAGGCTTGTTCAAACATAGTATCAATATCATGTAAAGTAGAATTTAATCCTGTAGTATATAGTTGGTGTAGATGTAATACAGCAGGGTTTTTCACGTAGTCTGATGAATTAATGATGCTGTCTGTATCACCTAGGTGTCTATTCGTACTGTTAACACCTTTTTTTATTCCTTTAATATAATTATTATAGTTTTTAAAATACTTATCTGAACTAAAGAAGTTAGGAGAAGGTATTGGATTAGGTTGCATACCATTCTCATAATAAAATGTTACATTTTTAAATACGTTTTGCATATATTTAAATACATTAATATTTTTATCTTTTATTTTTAAATAAAAATTATAAAAGGTATTAAACATTTTACTACCAAAGAAATTATCACTAACGCTATTTCTAGGTAAATTTTGAATCATTTTATTTCTATAGTATTCAGACATATGTTGATGATAGTCATATTCATCTTTAGTTGTTGCCTTACTCATTGCTTTAAGATGACTTGTATGTTTAGCATCCATATGAGAAATAGCATATTGGTCGTATAACTTACATAAGATGTATGCTTTATAAAACCCTTCCGGGTCATAAGACATATTAAAAATATCTTTAGAAGGATAAGGAAGACCTTCTGAATAGAAGTTCATATCTGCTATAATTCTTCTCTTCTCATCCTTAATGGCATTGTATTGTGCCATTTCTATTTTAGTACGTCTACGTTGTTCTTTTCTCTCATATCTATAAGAAGGGAAGTGCTTTTCTCTTAATGCCTTAGCATACTGTAAATCGGAAGTAATAATATTATCTGTAGAATTATTAAATTCTTTCAATTCTTCTGTATCATACTCTCTAACTAAAGTTATTATTACTCCGCCGTTTTTTCCTCTTTTAGAAACAGTAACGACTTTATTTTCTTCTTCTAACTTTTTAAGGTTATTGGATAAAGCAGAGATGGAAACACCTAGAGAATCTGCTAGCTCTTTCTTAGTAGAAATATGAAATTTATTTTCTGTAGCATTTTCCTCTAGATATTGGTATAGCTTTCTTTGTGTTTTTGTTGCCATCTCTTACCCTCCTATTTTCCTAAGTCTTTTATTTCAAAATCTTCCTCTTCATAAATTTTCCTACGCTCATTAGCATGAGTATATAAAAATCTATTTGTCATATCATTAAAATCAAATATTTGTGTTGTATTATCGTCTTTTTTCTTACGTAAAGCACGACCAATACGTTGTAATGTTTGTCTTAATGACTTACCTCCTGCACCTAATATTAGTGCATTAATACCGGATATATCTACACCCTCATCAATAAGTGATGTAGCTATCATTACTTTAAGCTTACCACTTCTCATATCATTTAATTTTTCTCTCCTAGTTTCAGAGTCTATTTCTCCATGTAAGAAGTAGTGCTCTACATCTAAATCATTTAACATTTCTGATATCGTGTCTCCATGTTCAATGAAGTTTACAATAATCAATGTACCTTTATCTTGATTATACCACTTTTCTGTTAGTTTTGCAATAAGTTTATTTCTAAAATCATTATTTGTTATACCTCTATCGTAAGCTTCCCTATAATCATCAATTCTATCTATGTCATTAGGATTAGCTATAGGTATAATATTTATTGTTGGTCTAGCAGAATGACCTTCATCAATTAAAAACTTATTAGTAGTTCGTGCAATAACATTACCAAATAGAGCCTGTAATCTCATCCAAAGTAATTCATCTTTTTTATCTATAGACCCTGTTAATGCAATTCGATATAAAGCTTTTTCACATGTCATTAGATTATTGTACCAAGAATCAGATTTAGAATGGTGTGCCTCATCAACTATCATAACTGTAACTGAGTCTAAAAAATCTCTCATATCTTGATATTTATCATATTTCTTTTCGTTCTTTTCTCTAACAATTTTTTGAAAATGTGCATTATGATTTCTTAAGTTTAATAAAACTTCTGCATCTGTCTTACTATTTTGGTAAATTATCTCTAAGGCACTTAATACGTTTTGTTCTACTTTTGTTTTAGGTGTTGTGTTATCAAGTAATACTTTTAGTAATTTCTTTTGATTTGTTCCACCTTCAAATTTAGGTAATATCTCTTGAGCAATCTTTTTACTAATATTTTGTTTAGGTGTAACCTTTACCCCTTGTGTTGGGTCTTTAAGGTTTGCATTTAAAGTAGGTATCATTACAACTGTAACCTGTTTAACATCAAATTTACCTGCACCTACTTTACCAATAGGAATATTTAAACGTTCTTGTAGTCTATCCGCAGACTGATGAAATATCTCCGTAGAGCCTGTGAAGAACGCTACTCTTTCACCTTTTTCTAATTGAGGTAATAGTTGGTCTATAATACCACTAGCAACCTCAGTTTTACCGCCATTAGTAGCTAAGTGAGCAATACCATTGTAAAATGTTAAGCTATTGTACACTGCTTCATATTGGTAATCTCTTAAGGTAATTTGACCGACATTATTATCAAGCAATGTTATCTTATCATCAATATCTTCTTCAGATAAGAAACTTTCATCACGCTCATCAATTGTTTCAAACTGGAAGTTATACCTTGATTGTAGCTCACCTAATAATAACTCAATTTTAAATAAAAGTCCAGTAGGGAATTTATCTTCCTCATAAACATAAAAGTCTACGTACCCATCCCAACTACCTCTTTTGTACGCAGGGCTATACTGAAAACCTTCTTGCCTTGCTCCTATAGTAGTATGGACTCTCTTTAAAAATATATCTTTTAAGTATTTATCATCCTCCTCAAATTCTACATAGGTATATAAGTTCTTAATTCTTAATCTCATTTTAATCTCCTTATATCCTTACACGAATTATAGTATACCACAGAATCCTTTTCAAGTCAAGAAAAAAAAAGACTAGGAAATTTCTCCTAGTCTATGGCATATTAATACCTATAATTCTTGTAACGTATTGAGTTTTACTATTTTGTACTGCGCTATCTACAAGCGTCCATGTAGAACCTTTAAAAGATACACCTACTCTATAAAACTCCGTGATAGGGGGTTTTGTATCGGTTCTATCTCCGGAAACAAATGTACCTGAACAAACATAAGTTCCACTGCCATCTAAATAAAACTTATGACATATAGTTCCGGTATCGTCATTACCTTTAGTCTTCTCTGTTGTCTTATGTTTAGTATAAACTTCTACATAAGAGTAGTTACTAATATCATCTGATAAATTCTTAGTAGTTCCTGTAGATAAGAAGGATTGTGCTCCTGTCCATAATTCTTTATGAGAAGGGGATGTTTTTGGTGAAGTCCAATTACTACCTACCACTGAACCTGTTACATTTCTACCATCTGTACCTATAGCATTGTAAACACCATGTAAACTAGAAGTATTAGGTGTATCTGACATGAATAACCCTCTACAACTATTAGACATAGGGGAACCTGATACACCGCCTTGAACATAGAAAGTAAAGGTTGTTTGACCTGTTCTATCTATATGGTCTATAATAGCTTGTTGGAACGTTTTATTATCACTAGTATAAACTAGGAGTGGGAATGATGCACTGCCATCGTCTCTAATACTACTTAATAAATATTTCTCCATATCTTTTGGCTCAAACTCTTTTTTCCATGTTGTATATGTTCCTGTAGGTTTCTTAATGCTAGTATATTCTTTACCGGTTTCAGCATCAGTTAGTCTAGCTAATCTATTATCATTAGCATCTACACTTAAGTCTAAAAATCCGGAGCTTACTCCACTAGGCATTCCTCCTGTCATTCCCATAACAAAGTAAACACCTGGTGAAGCTATATCTAAAATATTAGTGCCTGATATAACAGTATTTTTATTACTAGGTAATCCTTGAATAAATTGCCATTCTGAACTAGAGTTTCCTGAGACAAATCTATATAACATTTTAATTTGGTTATTGTTAGTAGATAGTGTATATAAATGTTGAACTACCTTACTAGAAGTATCAAGAGGTACTACATGTAGAACAACATCAAGAGATTCCATATCAGGTCTATCTAATAATGTTACTAATGTTCTAGCACCTATATAGTAATAACCAGGTTCTTTTATATCTCTAAGGGCTGTTATGTTTCCATAAGATTTAGTTAATCCTTTATCATCAGTTAGTTTAATTTTCTGTGATTTATTAAAATTATAAACTAAATCATCGGTAATGTCAAATATATTTCTTTCTTTTGTTAATTCTTCTCCAATGTTATTGACCTGAGTAGTCAGGTCTCTAATAACATTGTTTTCCGTTATTGTAGTAAAATTTAATGCCATTTATAATTACCCCTTTTGACCTAAGAGCTTTTGAAGCATTTCCATCATAGCTTCTTGTTGTTTTCTCATAAGCTCTAGTTCTTCTTTTAAACTATCATATTGTTCTTTAGGTACAGTAATTTGTTGGGATTCCTCATCATCATTGATTTGTGGTGGTACATAGTTTTTATTTTCTATAACCTCTTCAGGTTTACTATAATACAAATATCTTTCATAGGCAAAATTATCAAAGAAGTAAGCAGGTAAGATTTCTCTATTAACTTTTACTTGCCCTAACTCCTTGTCATACCCTCCTACTGTTGTAAACCCTGTTATATATTTACCTTCTCTTAAGTGTAATACTATCTCATTATTCCCTATATCATATTTACCAGCCATAGTTTTTTATTCCGCCTTTCTTTATCCTCTATTAATTCCCATAATATTGTATACATTTATACGTTCCTTTTCATTCCATGATGCTACTTTTGTTGTATTTGTAGACCCGTCTCAAGTTATAGATTTTACCATACCAGGTTGTACTGATGCTATAGTAGGGAAAGTGCAATACCCTTCAAAAAAGTCTACACTAGAACCTGTACTATCATTTGAAATATTAAAGTCTCTAATATACAGTAAATTTGATGTATTTTTTATATCTAATCTTTTTGTAGAAAAATGTCCTGCTGAACGAGTCCAATAAGTTACCTCAATTAAATCATAATTATCTAATGAGTCATTTAAGTTAACAGCTTCCGTAGACCCAAAATCTAAAGTACCTTCCCATAGTAAAGTAGAAGTTTCTGATTGCTTTAAGAGTTTCCAACCTTGATTATACCCTCCGTAGTATAATGTATAAGGTATACCTTCTGTGTCAGTAAACAATAATTTAACAAACTTATTAGCTCTGTAGGGGTCACCTTTGTCATAATCTACCTGAATGGTTCCTCTAATAGAACGTCCCTTAGGCGTCCCGGCAATAGAGCCTTGACAATAAAATGTATGATATCCTTGAGGTACTGTCATAGCTAAATCTTTTAAACTCTTTTCATTAACTTCAGATTTCCACCACTGATATTTAAAATAATCATTATATTCAATATCTACAGGAGAGTGACCTTTTAATTCATCTTTACTAATAACTTCTTGCCAATTAGACCAAATCTCATCATATTTACGAACATCATTTTCATGTGTAATAAATGGTGTAACTTTAGATGATTTTTCTAATTTAGGTAAGGCATAGTATACTACAGCACCATTACCTTTACTAGATGAACAATTCATTCTTAGTAATAAAGATACGTAGTTAACTTTAACACCTGATGCTCCTATTGTATTTTCAGGTATCGTGAACGTGAAAGAATATTTTTTCCACTCAGTTGTTATCTCACTTGCTGTTATTTCTCTACGTCCTCCTGTATAAGGGTTATCAGTTCTATCTACCGTATCATATCCTGCTAGCTCAAAGTAAACTAAGTTATCTTTCAGTAATGCAGGGTCATTAATTTTAGCATAGACAGATACAGTAATTGTATCCCCTACAGAAAGCTCATTACCCATCTTAAATCTATTAGTCATTGCAGTAGGATATGTGCTATTACCATCATCAATCTGTATGGTATTTTCCCCTCTGAATCTAACTCCTGAACGACCACTATTAGCTGTGTATCCCCAAAATGGGGGTGTATTCCAATTATCTGTTTTAATATTTGACGAGCTAGTTTCAGGATAAACAAATAAACTATCTTTCAATAAGTTAGGTTTTTGTTCTTGTACTGGTAACTTTCTTATCATCTTGAAAGTTGAGGTAGAGTTAACTGGGTTAAATTCTACTAAAGAGGAAACACCATTTTTACTTTCTTTGTAATTAACCCAACCTGTATTTAAGTTCTCTTTTGGAGGATTAACTAGTGTTGCATATTGAGTTGTAGATTCAGTAAGTTCCTTTACATTCAAAGTATTACCTTCATTGTATAAGTTACCTTCATCTAATTTAAAACTAATCCAATCATATACAGTACCGTTAGCATAAGTCTTGATATACATTTTATTACTACTATATGGTGAATAGTAAATTTTATAATAATTTACATTTCTTTTATCCAATCTTACAAATCCTGCCGTAGCTTCTCCACTAGGAGCACCTTTTGAATTAGTTACATAGTAGTTACCACTATCAGGTATAGATGCTAAAATATTATTAAAGTCGGGTTGTGATATTTGTTTTACATCACTAAGGTTAACTTCTGTTTTTAAAAAGTTACCTATATCATTAACTTTAGGATACATATCTTTTAACTTCTGTGTTTCAGTAAGAGGCGTGTAGTTAAATGCCATCTATTTTTCTCCTCTCTCTTTCTTTAATTCATTGATTAACTTAGTAGCTTCATCAATTTTTTCTTTGTATGTTTTTTCTAATTCCTTAATTGATTTTTCCTCAACTGTAGGTATAAATAATTTAGCTTGAGAATAAGGGTCTCTAACTTCTCTAGGCATATAAATCTCTCCTTATTAAATAAAGAGGGGTCAATCAACCCCTCTAGTTTATTCATCCCTAGTAGTAACCATAAGTCTACGAACACGAGGACGTAAAAAGCTATTTTCAGTTGATAAATCTAATCTAACTTGTAGTTTAGTATTTGTTCCTGATGATTTTACTTTCTCGTCAATGACATAGCGTGTAAACTCATTATTGGCTCTAGTAGTTGTAGGGGATTTAGTAAATGTTTTCCAAGTTTTTCCATCATCCGCAGAATACTTAGGAACAACTTTAGTACCTTTAGGTAAGAAAGCTTCATAACTAAATCTTACTGTATTGTAAGGAGCCTCTGTCATATCAATAGCTCTACCAACATATGAACCTGTTAACTCTGTTAAGAATGTAGTGAATGTTAAATCACTAGAGCTCATTAATGGTGAGATATATCTATTAGATTCGAAAGTTGCTCTTAACTTAACTTGTCTTGCTAGACCTAAAACATCTAAGTCTTGATAGTTACCGATAGGCTCCCATTTCAATTGGTCGAATGTTGTAGAAGATGCCATATCATCTAGAATTAATTTCATTTCCCATGTACATCCTGTTCTCTCAGGAGTTAAGTACGTAGACATAAGAACTATTCTATCCGCTGATACATCTTTAATTGGTTCGAATTCAATTGTTGCTGTCTCATTAAATTTAGAAGTATAAATACCAAATTTAAGGTCAGAGTTTTGATGAGGAGTCCATGTTGATGCGTTTGATGAACTGAATAATACACCTTGAAGGTATGGGTTACCTGAGATAACCTCATTAGGTTTATCAATCTTAGGCTTAGTTCTAGTACCTACCCACATTGTATAATCACTGTTCTCAGTAATAATAACAATAGCGTATTCCTTACCGCCTTCAGCCATCATAGGGTCATCAAAGTATACTCTAGTTTCAGCACTAGCATTATTAGATACTTTAATATCATCAGCATTCATAACTGTTTCTGCATAGATTGTTTTATTAGGATAACCTTGGTCACCCATACCTCTAATTTGGATAACAACATTAGATTGTTTATCACCTTTAGAAGCAAAGTATAATCCTAATGATGATATAGTTCTGTTCTCATCATATTGGAATGATTGTGCTAATGGGTCTACTAAGTTTACTGTTACACGAGTTCTGATAATAATATCTTGAACGGTTTTTTTACGTCCTTGGGCTGTGTAAGTTGTAGCACTTGTAGAGTTAGCATTCTTAAGTGTAACTTCTCGGTTACCACAACGAATACCTGCAGGAATAGTAAATTTACCTTTAGCTGTTCCTTTAGCATCTGTCATTATCGTACCATCTTCAGAGCCTTTTCTATAACCAGTTTCAGGTGTTATAGCACATCTTACCCCATCAAATAATAAATATAAGTTATTATCATTAGGGTTTAGTCCTTTAACTTCGAAGGATACATCTCTGATTCTAATGAATTCAATCATTTCTTCTAGAGTACGTTGTCCTCCTGATTCTAATAAAGTACCAGTACGTCCATGCTCTCTATCATAAGCGTAAGTTTCACCTTTCCACTTTTGTCCTGCATCTAACTGTAAGTTAGAATACAAGTAATGCTCAGTCTCACCATAGTAACTCTCATTATGTCTCCAAAATCGTTTCATAGTTACTTTTTTAGTTTTTTGTTCAGTGATTGTAACATTTTCAGTATCAATCCAGTTATCCTCACTAGGTGTTAGTTTTAACACACCTTGTTTGTTAGGAATATTATAAGGGTTAACATTTAATGTTTCTGATGCTTGACCTTGATAGATTGTACGTTCCTCAGTAAATGGTGCTGAAATTAATCTACCCCAAATATGAGCTGTTGTATCTCCTGGAATAATCTTAGGTTGGTTAACTGCTTCTGTATAAGCTAGAGTAGCTTCTGCATCTTCAAAACTAAATACAATTCCAAAGTCAGGATGTGTAATGTCTGCTTTGTCAAGACTAATGAAACCTTCACTAAATACTGAACGTAATGTTAGAGGGTTCTGCCCTTCCATAGCACCATCATCTAGAGCATTTACTGCTTGGTTATACTCTAAGTTATCTACTCTTGTTTTAACTTTCTGTAAGTCTTCCATAGACAATCTAGTGATTGCAAATGAAATACATACTGCTTCATCTGAATCAGGTAATACTGTAACTGTACCTAATTGTAAATTCTCAGGGTCTGTGTTTAATGGTGGGGTAACTAATCTCATAATATTAGGTTCACCAGGTAATATTGCAATATCACCATACTTATTAATAAACACTGAATCTTTACGAGCCAAGTAGTAAGTATAGTCTACTAATACTACTGTTTGGTCAATAGGTTTAGCACCATTTGAAGGTGTAAAGTTAATGTACCATTTCTTACTTAGTCCTTCACCTTGAGTTGTTACTTCATAATCTTTACCGGCTTCCATACGTTTGTTATATTTATAAGAGACGTAGTATGAAGTACCTCCTGAAGGTTCTTGACCCTGAGGTGACCAATCAATTGTTTGACCGTCTGTTAATCTAAAGTCTTCTCCTTGTTTATACTCTTTTGTGGTAACTCCAGGGCTTGTTTCAGTCCAAACTTTTACAATTTCAAATGCTGTATTATTTGAAAGAAAATCTTGACTATCACCTTGGGCTCCTCTTGTAACTCGTTCTTTTTCAATAAGTACTTGACCTGTAACACGTCTAATTTCTTTTACAGGGCTATTAGCTAAACTAATAGAGTTATTAGACTTATTAAAGATAGTACTTTCATTTTCTGCTGTTCCTAAGTCATAAGATTTAGGTACACTAATTCTTGTTGATACGGGTTTGTCTACTTTAAAGCCTTTTACATAGGCTTTACCTGCATCTACAACTACAGAAACGTGGTCATCATCTTCAGCGTTACCTTCTGAGAATAACTCAAAACCATTTACTTTATATGAACCTGACTCATCATAAGTACGTTCAGCTAATACTTTATTGATTTTATCCATCTCAGCATTAGTTGATTGAATATATAAATCTCCATCCATGAAAGTATAAATAGTTGCTGATGTAGGGTCATTAACAGTTAATGACATCTTTTCTTCTAATCTATCTGCACCTTTAGAAAAGTAACTTGGTACTCCACTAGTTTGGTCTAATAGACTAGCATCTTCATCAGGTGTAACAATACGTTCTGTTAACTTAATACCGATAGTTTCTTTACCTACGCCAGTTATTTTAACTGAATCGTCATTATCGTAATATCTTATTTTACCGTTGATATATACATAACCAGGATTTACTGTCAATACATTATCTTCAGACAATGTGAATCCAAGTCCCGACTGTTTATCTCCGTCTTTAAAAATAGCGTCTCCTAGATTTTTTAAATAATATTGGTCTATAGACTGCATTTCATTTAATTCTGCCTGTTGTAGAGGTCTATCAGGATTAAATAATACTTTTGTTCTATCTTTAGACGGGTCAAATCTATCTAAATAAGGTGAACCTTTAAAATTAATTGCCATTTAGAATTATCTCCCTTTCTTTAAACTTCTACAATAAATCTTTCTTTAGCAGTTGTCTGCTCACTTCTATTTTGGAATTGTTTATTATCAAAGAATAATAATGTTCCGGTTGATTCTACTTCACTAGGTACTAAGTTAAATTTACTAATACCACTTTTTGCTACTAAGTCCATAACAAATCCTACTTGTCTATATGTCCCAAGAGGCAGTTCGTCACCAACAATACTACTTTCTAAGTAAACCCATTTAGCTCCTTCAGCTTTAGCATTTTCAGGTGTTACTTCTACCCATGATTTATTACCATAAGAAATTAAATTCTTATTATCATCTTCAGGTGATTTAGAAGGTCTAACTAAAGTAACTTTAGTAGCTTTTTTGTATCCAATAACCTCCTGTAATACTGTTGCATTTTCATCAGGTTGCGGTGGGTTTGTTTCATTAGACCACGGTGTGCTCTTTCCAATTGTTAAGTAAACTGAATCAGCTTTACTAACTAGATATTTTGCTAATTCAACATGAGAATTATACGTTGCAATTGCCATATTTTTTAATTCCTTTCATCTGTTGTTTTCTTTATTAATATAACATGGTATACCCACTAAATATTACTTTATAAGTATACCATATTATTAACTTTCTGTCAACTTATTTATTAAACTTTCCTTAATTCTACTCTTCTTATTTTAGAGATAGTTGAATCATAAGGTCGTATATATATTCTAACATCTGTATTTAACCTTGGTTTATCTTCAGTAGACGGTTTTGCAATAAATTCTTTCTCAGCAACTCCATTAATTATCTCTGATGGATATATAAATGTTTCATTAAAGTTAGGGTTAGAATTGTATAAAGATATAAATTCTATATTATCTTTAAATTCTCCTTCGACAATAAGTTTATATCTAGTACCATCTTCTATAGGCTCATATAAACCGTAATCTAAATATTTAGAACCTATAACTTCTCTTTCAACAAATCCATTTTTAATAATGCTTGTATTTGGTAACTCCTCATATATTGAGTCAATTACTTTAATTCTATTATCGACATTAAATGATTCTGATGTTAGTAGTTCTTCTTTTAGCTCACTTATTAATCGACTAGAGCCTAACGTTAACGGTTCAGTATAATTAGTCAAAGTATAAGCTAACATATCTAAATCAGTATAAGCACCGACATTAAATAGAGTAGCCTTAATAATTTCACCTGTAGCTCCATCGAATACTCCGCCCTCAGTGTCTTTAACCATTCTCATAGAACCTATCTCAATATCTGATAATTTATCTATATCCTGCCATACAGCATTAAAGTAATCATTAGGCATATTAGATAAGGAACCTTCTTGATTGTTCAATTCACCTAGTTTAACATTCCAAATGGAACGTAATGATACTTTAGACATTGGATTTATATTAGAATAATCTACTGTCTGTAATCCATATAAATCTATTAAGTTATTGGTTTCTGTTGTTTCTCCAGTACTAATATCTCCTATAGTCTTTAGTTCTACCCAATTATCACCATAGTAAGAATAATATAAAGTTACATTTTTTAAGATAGTATCCGAATTAATACTTAAAGTCTGTATATTAGTTAGGATATTATTAAATTTAATTCCTTTTTCTATTACGTTAGGTTTATCTTCCGGAGCAGGTGAGTACTCTAGCTTAGAGGAACCCTCAGTCAATTTTAATTCCGTAATTTTAACTGTATTAAAGAACACTGGAGGAGTTGATGCTTTACCATCAGATGTATATCTTCCAGTATATATTAGTAATCTATGGTCAGTAATAGTAGGGGCTGTAAAAGTTTGAGTTACGGATACTTTGTTACCTATAGTACGTTCCATAGATTTAACACCATTAACAACAATTCCCTTAGTATTACTGTATAAATATATACCATGATTATCAGAATAAGATTTAAGAGTTAGGTCATTACCTGTTATTTCCATATCAAAAGATAACGTATACACTTTACCTGGTTTTAATACTTTAGAAAGATAATTAGTTGAGTATATCTCTTTAGCCCATCCTGATACAGTAAACTCTTTTGTAGAAGTTATTTCTCTAGCTATCGTATTTACACCTTTATAAGATTGTAATAAATTTCTATTCTCTACTGTATTATATACATCTAATTCATTAGATTCTATAGGGTTATTATCTGTATCTTTAGCTACTATATTTATTGTGCTAGGTATTGTATTTTCATAATTACCAACTAGTTTTAAATACCCTATAGGCTGAAAACCTGTTTTAGTTATAATATCTCCATTAGATAATGATGCTATTTTAAATGCTTCTACATAAGTCTCTCTAGATATATCTAAATAATTTTCTATTAATGCTTTATACGGTTTTATTGTATAAATACCTCGTTCATAGTAATAAAACATTAAATCTAAGTAATTAACTTTAATATCTACTGAATCTCTTTTACCTGCATTTATCTCTAACCTAGTAAACATATTTAATTCACTGTTTAGATAATCTTTTATATATCCTATATTGCTCCCGATATTTTTTTCATAGAAAGATAAATTATTAATTGATACTGTAAGCCATCTATTAATAGAAAAATCATAAACTTGTAGTTTAATTTCTATACTTTCATCAGGAGGTATCACAGCACTAAGATAGTAATCAATACTTAATTCTTTTATATAATCAGATACAATTCTTCTAGCCTCATCAGATTGTAAATCTACTTGAGGTCTATATTTACTCATATAGTCCCTAAAATTAAAGTTATTATATAAATAAGACACACCGGAAGTAGTTTGCATACTAAGTTCTACTGTATTGTTATTCTTAGTACTAGTATACATATAATAGTCAGTAGGTACTTCTTGCCCTCTACCTTCTGTACTAGCGCTTATTTGATTTACAGAAGATGTCATACCTGGATTATAAACATATGATGTTATATATCCATAGTTAACATACTGTCTACCTACGCTAGAGGAACCTGTTAAAACATCTAAACTATTAATTAAGCTATGGTTTGTTTTAAAAATATCTGATGTACTATTATCAGTATCTTTACTTTGATTCATGTTAATATGACCATAGAATGTATCATCGTATCCTGTAAACCTATCAAACTCTTGGTATGTTTCTATTTTAGGTAACCCATCTAACCACTTAATAATTGCTCCGCCTCTAATAGTAGAAGCTCCATCATAAGTGACATACAGAGTTACACCTGCAGGTTTGAATTCATTAATTACATCTATAATCTCTACAGGGAAATAATCACCTATAGAGACATTAATAACAGCAAACCTATAATAGTATCCCATTAAGTGGTCTTCACCATTTAAATGTGATTTGTTAGTATAGAAAATATTTGTAAAAGGTTCATATACACTTACATCAATATCATCCCTACCTAGATAATCTTTTATAGCATCTATTATAGCATTATTAGTTCCTCTTTTCAAGAGTAAATATTTTATAATTCTTGCTCTATAAACATCATCGTTCTCATCTGTCTTACGATAAACTCCAAACCAATCCCCAAACTTATCTAAATATTCACTTGTAGATGTCTTTAGAGAAGATTGTAACTTACTTTCTATAGCATCTTTCTCTACTTGATTCATCTCTTCATTGAGTGCATCTATCAGAGCAAAGTTAGGGTCTTGATTATCTTTTTTATTTCTATCTCTTCTTAATAATGGATGAAGATTCTTTAAAAAATTAGCCACGACTTAAGTTTCACCTCTCTTTACTTTAGTTCTACTTTTATTTCTCCTGCTCTAATAATTCCTTGTGGTGGTACTATAATGTTCTCATCTAGGTTATCAAATGACACATCATATATTAGTACATCATCAATATTCATTATAGCTTGAATAAGGTCTGTAATTATTAAGTCATCAGAAGTTTTTAAATTATTTAAATAGCTTCTAATAACACCTTCGATATGTTTTTGTAATGTATCACCGATTCTAGATTTATTAGATATAGTTACTGTAGCAGAAACATTAACTTCTTCTTTTTCTACACCTGTAACATCTAACATTATACCACTTGGTCTATAGTCTTGTAAAGCATCAATTATATCTTCTTTTAAGGTATCTGATAAATTACCATTTCTATCATGAGCAAATACTGTAATATGTCCTGTTTCTTCATAAACATAAACACCTTCTACATCAGGTATCTGCAGTGCACCATATCTTACTGATTTATTAGTTGCTCTACCTCTAGATTCTACAAAAGAGTGGAATCTGCGCTTAAAATCTTCTTGGCTCTCTTCTTTAGTTCCTGTATTAAAAGAATACTCGTTATTAACACTTCTAATCAAACTAGAACCTGATGCTATAGTATTAATCGTTCCTTCAGGAACATTACCTGCAACCCCTGTTTCTTTACAATAAACCTCAACAACAATCTCAGTAGAATCAGGCTCTGCATAATAATCAACTAATGTTTCAAATTGCTGAGGATATTCTTGTCGTGTTGAAGTAAAAGTTGTTCCTGCGGGTATATACATTCTCATATCTAAGGGTTGGTAGAATTGAATAGTAACATCACCATAAGCTCTTTTAGATTGTCTTTTTTGAAAATCAAAGGCTTCAATGATACCCTCTTGTATACCCCAATCAATATTTTCTTTTGTTAGAATATAGAATTGCTCTATCTCTAATGATACAGCTTCTAATAATGAACGGGAAGCTGAACCAGGAGTAAAGTCTGTTATCTTGCTTGTACCTGCCATTGTCTTATCTATTAATTTTGATAGTATGTTAGTTAATTTTCTAGTTTTCATAATTTAATCCTTTCCTATTCAAATAAAGCAAAAATTCCTTCCTCATCTTGTCCTAAGACAAAATTTATTGATTCTTCAACAGATTTTATTTCCACTGAAAATTGACCTGAATAAACATTACCTTGTATTTTCCAATCAATTAGATTAGCAGATTTTACTCTATTATCTGATGTTAATGTTCTCAATACTTCCATTTCTATAAGTGTAGCTTGTTCAGGTATATTAAGACCAAATAAATTATGCAAATCTGAACCATAATTAGGATGTAACATTAAGGAACCTCTAGGAGTTAATAAACGTGCCTGTAATTGCTGTTTCATATTATCTATGCCTTTTACAGTATCTAAATCTCCATTACCATTTGTGCTGAATGCTAGTATATTATCACTAGTACCATGTTCATTAAAATACTTTTCATCTGCAGTAATATTTAAATCTCTTCCTAAAGCTAATTCAACTAGTACATCTTTATCTCTAGAATTAATTTCTTTTGCTGATACATCTGTTAAATCAGATTCTATAGGGATAATCAGTGTATCACCTGTAGAAGCCAATCGTTCAGGGTCTTTCATTTTTTCTTCATCAGTTTCTACTAAATAAGGATACTTTAGATTATTATGCTCTACTAGGTCTATCCAATAACTAACATCACCATAGTATCTCTGTGCTATTGCTTGCATCGTTTCTTCATGTTGAACTATGTGCTTCTTAAATCTCATTATACGTTAGCCTCCTTTTTAATTAGAGGTAATTGTAATTCTATAGCACTAAAACATAAGTCTAAATCTCGTAAGTCTAAGACAACACTATTGTAGTCATCATAGTTACCTAAGTAGTCAGCTACATAATTTAAATTTTCCCGTGTTATACTAACATCTTCTTCAGTTAAATATTTTAAAGAGCTCGGATTTTCTACAAAGCAATTAACAATAGCATATGCTTCAAGTACAATCGACTGTAGAATCATATACATTCTTGGAGCCTGTACTTTTAGTAATGTATCGTTAGCTTTATGGATAATTGTATTATCATTAAATTCTCTTTCTAATACAGGTATATCATCTGTCTTTATATTTGTCAATACTTTTTTTGCTAATTCACTTAATTGTAGCTGTGGTGTATAAAATTTAGATACAAATGATACCTCTTCATCCAGTAAATTCATATGAGAAGAAGTTAAATCTGTATCTAGGGCATTTAAAAATCTAAGTAGACCTTGAGGTTGTGGTATAAAATTATTCATTAGCTAGATACACCTCCATCACCGTAACCTATTATCAGCGCCATATTGTCAATATTACCTTTTAATCCGTTAGTAGATTGTCTAGGATTATATATAGAACTACTAGGGAAGCTTTGCTTAAGTCTATTACCCTCGTTCGTATTATCTCCTGTAGATTTAGGTATTGTATTTTCTCTTCTAGATATTTCTTGATTGTTTCTATCTCTCGTTTTACGAGCATTTTTATCTAATTCTTTTATACCCTCATCTACTCTTTGAGAAGCATTAGGTTTAACGTTACCAAACTCTTCAGTAGTTACAGCACTTCTATCTGCTTCTGTTAATGAACCAATAACTACTAATGTTATTTCATATCTAAAAAGTAATGGTTCATCTTTAGACCTAGTTATCTTTAACCCCTGAGGGGCTAAATGAACTTTATAATAACTATCATCTGTAAAGTTAAAAAATTGTAAGTAAGAACCACTTACATTACCACTGCCACCTTGCATAGCATATTCACTAACTCTACTTTGTAACTCTTCCATTTTCTGCTTACCTGTTTTTAATCCATCTGCTTCTCTAACAGGTCTAAAACCAGTTGTACCTGTGAAGTTAATAACTTCTATATCTTTACCATAATCTTCTATTACGATATCTGATTTTGTTTTAATTGCTGTCGTACGTTGTGGTGAATCTATTGTGTAGTTCTCAGGGTTAACTTTAAATCTATACATATCATAACCACCGCCTTCTTTAGGGAAACGTAAAGCTATTCTATGAAGATTACTTATTCCATCTGATTGTGGCATTTTATCCTCTCCTTTTCAGTATGTATATAAATCTCATACTACTAATATATCACGAACTAGTTTAAATTACAACTAAAAAAAGACCTAAATTAATAGGTCTTTAATATTAAATCTTTTTATATTCATCTAGGTAGTTTGTAAAGAATCCATCTACACCCATTTGTATTAAGCTTTGCATTTCTTCTTTTGTGTTTACTGTCCATGCATGGACTTTAAGCCCTTTACTATGAGCTAAATCTACTAATTCTTTAGTTATAGTTGTATATTTAGGCGCAATAGCATAAGAACCATAACTTAAACAATCATCCATTTCACTTTCAGAGAATGTACTTGTTAGGTAAGCTAAAGGTATATTAGAGAATTGATTATGAATATTAATTAAAGATTCTCTAGCAAATGATTGAATAATTACTTGGAATCTCTCTGAACCTATTCCTATTAATCCTTTTGCTTTTAATTGAGTTAATAATTCTCTATCCATATTGGCATCAAACGGACGTTTAGTTTCTATATAATATTTAACTTTTGTTCCAAAATGATTTAATACATCATCAAGAGATGGTATCGGTTCACCATTGAGAGATGTAAAATTAGTTTGTATATAAGATAAGGTCATATCTCCTACCTTACCTGTTCCTGTTGTTGTTCTGTCTATAGTAGAATCATGCATACACAATAACTTATTATCTTTTGTTAATTGTAAATCCAATTCTATATAATCTGCACCTTTATCTAAAGCCATTTGATAACCTTTTATTGTGTGCTCATCTGTGTATCCGGTTGCTCCTCTATGTCCTATAAGCATAAAGTCTTTCTCCATAGTTTCAGTTTCTAATTCTATAGCTTCAATACTAAACCATGTATAAGGGTCTGCTCTGAATTGTCTGTCACCTTCTGAGTCTTGGAAAGCTTCAAACTCAAAGTAATCCCCTTCTTTAACAGGAATAACTCCACTAGTACCGTTCTGAGGGGCTGTAGATATAGCTACATCTCTTGTATAAGGTAATCCTAGACTATAAGTACCATTTTTCAATATTCTCAACATACGTTGTCCTGTGGCGTTAGAGTCCCACAAAACATTACCTGCAACTCTTACTTTTGTTATTCCTTTAGGTACTACTAATCGAGTAGGATTATTAGAATCCCAAAACTCTGCATTATTATAAGTAACTTTACTCCATGGTATTGGCATATATTTTCTCATAGGTACAGTGACATTTTCCTCTAACTGTATCATAGCACCTATATGTTCTCCTCTATCTGAGATTATTTTATCAGCATTGTTATTATTGTTCTCTAGTTCTGTTAATCTAGTTTTAATATTTGGTATTTCAGTTTTCTCTAGGTTATCAACTTTAGTCTTTAAGGTCTTAACATCTGTTTTCATAGTAGGGAAATTCTGATTTACTTCATTAATAACAGTAGAAGCATCTTCATAAAAATCTTTAAAAGTCTCATCTCTAAATTTTTGGAACTGTGTTATAATACCTTCAGTTCTACCACTAACTTCTGCTATCTGAGTTGTAAGTCTATTGACATCTGAAGTTGCTTTTTTAGAAGCTTCTATAGACTCTTTTGTAGACTCTATTAATTCTTCTAAGTTATCCTTACCTACACCCTCAAGAAGGTAGTTTATATCATCGAGTTCTTTTTGTATTTCATTCAAATTCTTCATAGCCTCTGCTATACTCTCATCTAAGTTTTCTAACATAGGCTTATCATCTATATAGATTCCCTCATCAGTAAATTCAAATTTATGCTTGTCATTTTTAATATAAAATTTATTATCTTCACTAATACCATACTCAATCCAAACTTGAGCTTCATCCAACATTAAATCGTCATCTTGTTTTATAACCCTATAAGACCCATCACTTGACATTTCCTGTGTGGTTCTTTTCTGTGTTTCTGTATTTAAAACTGAGGCTCTTATATCCCCTCTTTCAGATATAAATAAAGTAGTTATATGATTATCCGGCGTGCCATCATCATAAAAAACGCCTTGATGTTTAAATAACATATTAGGAGCCTTTTGTATTCTAGGCTCAATTAATGTCTTATTACCATAATAAGAAGTAAATAAATCTTGATACTCAGTTCCAGTATAAAAATCTGTTGCCTGGGGTTTCTCTTCTTCACCTGATGTCATAGAGAAAAATGATTTACCATTATAAGTCCTAATACTTGTTCCTTCTCCATCATCATATTTATAATTTAAAGATGGTAAAATTTCATATAGTGAACTACTATATTTATAGACACTTTCCGTATCAAACTTACCTCCATCTAGAGGATTGGTATTAATCATTTTATTTTGTTCATTATCACCATAAACACTTAAAATGATAGGACTGTTTATATCATCATTTAGAAATCCTATTAATACTACAGAACCTTCAGTAATAAGAGGTTTTGTACCGAATACACTTCCTTCAGGTGTTCTTCCTATGAAAGATTTAGGATAAGGTACAGCTAAGCTACCATCATCACCTATACGGCTTCCTAGAGTTAAGTTGTTAACTTTAACTTCTACTGATTGATATTTATAATTAATTTTACTAACTGTAGCTAAAACTAATCCTTTTACATTTAAATCATCTGAATCTACTCTTTTTAAACTTCTCCCCATGGAAGATTGGAATCTTACTACCATTAAATATACACCTCTTCATCGAATCTCATAACTCTTCCGTTAAATTCATTCCAGTAATCATCAAGTTTATATTTTCCTATAGGTGTTTCATCTTTAGGGAATTTACCTATCATAGATATAAACTCCCCATCCCCTACATAAATACCTATATTAGTATCACTTCTACCAAAGAATAATATATCTCCAACTATAAATTTACTAACATCGACTTTGTACTTATGTCCTTTACCGAATATAGTAAAGAATCTTCCCTCTGTAAAGAAGTAGTTAATATTCATAGGGTATGCTAACTCTTCATCTTCACCTAAATATAACCAGTATAATAAGTTATAAGTATCTATATAAACATCTTTATCTGTTCCAAATGGGTTCTCTTTAGGAGCACCTTTGAACATATACTTTATATTTGATAAGGATTTAAGATTATCATTTAAGTCTAATGCTAGTATCGTACTTAATGGTACATCTTCATCAAATACATATTCTTCTTCCATATATTCTCCATACAACACATCTTGTATCTCATCAAAGTAATCTATTAATAGTTCTTGATTTCGTTCTACTAAGTGAACTGTTAAAGTAGATAAAGAATCTGTAGGTATAGACCCTTTATCAACTAAATAACTTACTTTCCTGAAACTTAATTCTGCCTCTATATCATAACCATTATTAGAAAATGATTCATACTGAACATGTTGAGGGTTAAGACTTTGTATTACTCCAACGTAGGGTCGTATATACACAACCTTTTCATACATATCATCTGTAGTTATTTTTTTAATTTCTTCATCTTTTTCTTTTATTCTTTCTTTTGTAAGTACATCAAAATTAAATACATTATCTATAAACTTGTCAATAACATCTTTAGCTTCTTTATCTGTTGCCATAGACTATCCTCCTTTATTTCTTATCGTAAATGAATTGAGCATTCTTACCTATGGCTGAACTCATATCTATTGTTCTAGTACCATATCCATTAGGGGTAGCATAGTTATGTTCAGAGATAAATATTTTTTTACCTCCATCTAATACTTTCTCTACAAAAGCTACATGACCATATTGTGGACTACCTCCTTGAACTCCTCTTTGCCATATAACACAAGCACCTTGTTTAGGTGTTCTACCTACACCATAACCTGCTCCTTTAGCACCACCTATCCAGTCGGCGGCGTCCCCCCATAAAGGCACAGGAATGCCTAATTGACCTCTTCTATTGTAAGCATACCATGTACACTGATACTTATAATGTCGGTTACCAGGTTGAACAAAACTTGGGTCGTGTTTAGGAAGTTTGCCGTTATATTTTTTAAGTGAATCTAAAGAGCCACCATCTTGAGCTCCACCACTATCAGAACCGCCATCCTTATCTCCACTACTTTGTTTCTCTGCTACACCTTTTTCTTTAAGTTCTTTAGAAGTATCTTCACCCATAAGACCTCCCATGAAGTCTGATGATTGATTCCATAATCCTGCAAATCTATGAGGACTACCCTTACCGTCTTCTAGAATAGCGTCTTTTAAACCTCTAGTTACTCCTACAGTTGTATAATACCCTTGTTTATAATCGAATTTATGTTCTACAGATTCAATATAGAACTCCCATGTGTCTCCTCGTTGCTTATCCTCAATAAATAATCTTTTACCTAGGTCATACTTAGGGTCTCCTAAAACAATAATATCTCCTGCATAGAAGTTAGGGTTACCATGATACCAATTAAATAGCATTCTAGAAAACATAACTAGAGGGCTATCACTTGCATCTGAGCCTGTGTCTGTAGCTACATTACTAACACCTTCAATAGCTTTAAGATATTTATCAAAAGCCTCATCATTAGGTGGTTCTCCTTTGTATTTAATATATTCATCTAATAAAGTTGTAGCATGTGTTTTATTACCAAAACGATATTTAGTTGTCAATTCTTTAAGTGCATCTGTCTTAGCTTTTTTCTTTTTCTTAGAATTATTAAAATCATCTTGTGTTTTAAACTTCTCTTTTAGTATACTCTTTAATTTATCTTTTGTCAACTTCGGTCTGTTATCTGATGTTAATTCATCATCTACCTTATTACCTGTTATTTTTTCATATTCTTTTTCTGTTACTTTTCCTTCTTTGACAAACTTCTCTATAATTTTTTTAGCTTGAGCTTTTTTTAAGTTTTTATATTTTGAAGATAATTTACTTGTATACTTATCTATACCTTTAGATATATTATCTCTTCCATAGTTACTTAAATCTTTCATAATTTTAGAGTAAGTTCCTCGTTCTGTACCATTATCATCACCTGAAGAATCTGAGTCTTCAGTAGCTGAACCTGATTTTGTACTAAGATAAATATTTTCTACTTCAAATTTAGTATAACCATATCTATCAGTTAATTCAGGGTGGAATTGTGGTTTAGAAAATACATCACCGTTAAGCTCTTTCAACATACCTGCAGGTGTTGCTGTAAATATAGAATATGTCTCTACATCACTTTTACCTACATCCTCTTCTATAAAATCCTCAGTAGGTACTTTAATCATATCTAAGGCTCTCCACTCAGTAGGATTAAAAGGAGTCTTTCTTAATACAAGTTGAGCCTTTCCAGGTGTTTTTTCTGAATTTTTGAAGAATAACTCATTAAAAGGTCTAGCTGTTACCATATCCATTAACTGTTTTAATGACCCGTCAAAATTAGTAAAGGCTGAAACTTCTGTAAGTTTTTCAAACTCATCCCAACTACTTAAATCATCATAATCAAGATAGTTATCAATTGTATTATATGTTTTTTCAGTATAGTTATATTTCATATAAGGTATAAATCTACGTATAATACCAGTCATTACTTCATGAGCTGAGCTACCAGTAAATTTTACTTCATTATCTCCATCACCATCAATAAGCCAACCTACTTCAGGTAATACAGCTTGAACTTCCTGAATAACGCCTAATCCAAATTTCATAAAAGGTTTTACAAAAGATTGACCTGTTATTCTAAATTGAGTTTGGTCATTACCGTAACTACCTACTTTTGATACTTGGGAAACCATACCTACCTGGATAAGTCGTTCTTGTTTCCCTTCTTTATCGTTGAGGTCATCATTAGGTGTAATAAATATTCTTATAATATCATTAGCCATAACTAACTTATCCCAATAAGTATCTCCTGCCATATTTATTTGGAAAACTGAACTATCATCTTCCATAGAGTTTTTAGTTTGGAATCCTAAAAGTTTAGCTCCAAACTCATCACCATTATAGTCACGTGTATCTTCAAATCTCAATGTAAATGTATTATCATCTGTAACGATTTCTATTCTTACCTTAGGTCTTCTTATTCTACGCATATACACATACTTCCTTTTATTTTTTATATGTATAAGAGTAGTATACTATGATACTACTCTTGTGTCAATACAAGATTACTAATAACTTCTCTTATGTTCATTTGCAAAGATATCCATGTTGCTATCTAGAACTTCTCTAATTCTTCCTCCGATAATGTCTCCAGTTTCTTCAGGATTATTTCCACCTTGAACATTAACATTGACTGTTATTCTGTTAGTTGTAGAAGCATTAGAAGCATCATTAGAGCCTCTATAATTAGAACCAGTAGTTAATACAGGATTACTCATAGCTTCTTGATAAGTAGAGGATAGAGCTCCTCCACCACCTCCGCCACCGGAGCCTCCGTATTTCTTCTTGAATTCCTTAGCATTGTTAACACGAGTACCCATCATAGCCTCGTTTGCTCCCATACGTTCAAATCCGGTAGCAAATGCTTTTGTATTCTGTTCTAAGCTTCCACCTTTGCTCCAACCTGCATTTTTAAGATTATTACTTTCATAATCAGACTGCATTTCTTTCCATAGGTAATCTAATTGAACATCCATGTCACTAGATTTTTTACCTTTAGATTTAGCAAAGTTTTCTAATCCTGTTTTTCTAGCCCCTAACCACTGAGCAATACCAAATGCTCCACTAGAAGCATTCTTAGCATTAGGGTCAAGATTAGATTCTTGTTGTAAGTTCCCCATAACAGCTCCTACCTGATTATCAGATAGTCCTTTTCCTTTAAGGAACTTGTACATCTTCTCTGCACCTTCTCCACCTACATCAGATGCAGAGCCTCCACTATCAGAACCACTGTCAGAAGTTCCTCCATCTATATTAATACCTTTAGCACTCTCAATAATTTTCTGAGCTCTGTCAAGTAAATCACTATAGATTTTAAGATTCTTAGTTTCAGATTGGTTATTCTTTTCTCTAAGTTGTTCTGCTGTCATTTTTTCTTTCTTCTTAGTATCTCCTTTAACGCCTTTAACACCTTTTTTCTTATCTTTACTGTCTTCTTCGGATGCTTCAGCGTCATTATCAAAGAGACCTGTTATACCGCTCCATGCTTTAGATATAGGTTTTCCTAATAAAGAATCTTGGAATTTATTCTTACCATCCTTATCTCCATTAGTCCATCCTAGGTTCCATCCTTCTTTAGTGTTAGCTTTTTTAGCCATGTCTCCGACTTTTTCACCAACAGCTCCTCCTCCGAAGGAACCTATAGCTCCACCTATTAAAGCTCCAGGTATTGCACCTACACCACCAAATAAAGCTCCTATAGAAGCTCCTGCTGATGCACCTGCCATTCCTCCACCCATAGAGCCTATTCCCCCGCCTATAGCTTTACTATCTCCGGAAGCTAAAGCAGGTATTAATGATAAGGCAGACGTAGCAACACCTAAAACTCCGGCTCCTTTTCCAAGTCCACCTGCAAGTTTTCCAAGTTTCCCTATTCCACTTCCACCTGCTTTTGGTGATTGTGAAAGGATACCATTTTTACCTCCGTCACCAAACTTATCAGCAAATTTACCATAAAGACCCTTAGCTTTGCCACCAAAACCTTTAGCTTTTTCTCCTAGGTTTTGTCTTCTTTCTTTACCAAATATACTATCATTATAGATATCTTTAAGACCACTACCAGTACCTTTAGCTATATCTTTAGATTTATCCATGGCTTTTCTACCATTATCTCTATTAAATACTTTTCTAGTACCTGACCAGGCTTCTTTAGATGTTTGTTTAAAGCCTTTACCTTTAGACTCCCCACCAAACATACCTTTCCATCCTGCGCCACCTACTAGGAATCCTCCAAGACCTTTAGCGCTATCAAGTATTTTTCCTCCAGTAGAACGAGTTCCTCCACCTTTAGGTGAGCCTCCGCCCTTAGGTGAACCACCACCACTAGGCATTCCACCTGCCATAGGATTACCACCGGAGCTACCACCCTTATTTCTACCAAATTTATTTCTAAGTCCTTTGGCTCCTTTACCAATTAAATGACCTGCTCCAAATTGACTTGCAGATGCAATTAGTGAAGCTGTAAATGCTCCTATAGCTCCTATAGCTAAATATATAGGGGCAGGAAGACCTGCTAAAGCACTATGAGCATCTCTTAGTGGTTGAGCCATATCATAAGTATCTTCTGCTTTATCATCAGTCTTAGATTTATTTTGGTCATTTTTTCCTGATTTAGATTCTTTATAATCAGTGGCGTTATCTTCTCCTTCTTTTTTACCTTCTTTTTCCATTTTCTTAGCTTTCTTAGCTAACTCTTCTTTAGATAGTTTTCCGGATTGAGCATCTTTAAATATTTCATCAGATTGCTCCATAGTTAGGTTAGCGCCTATTTCTTTCATACTTCTATTAAATAGGTATTTTTGTTCTTTTTCACTGCCACCCATTTGAGTAGCCATATCAGCCATATCTGTCAAGTTTTCAGGATTAGATATACCTTCATCCATACGTTTTTGTAAATCATATCCACCTTCAAGACCTTGGTATTGTGTTCCCCACCCCATTGCTATACGAGCATAAGAACTATTCATACCATTTTTAAGTCCTTGGTCTATACTGTTAATAGCATTGGCACCTTGTTCACCTTGTAATCCTTTGCTTCCTGACTCTGCAAAAGTAGATTGCATGGCAGTAAGATTACTCATTTGGTCTTTAGTTAGAGTTCTTCCTTCTCCTGATTGTTCCGCTATAGAACCTAGTGCTTTAAGTTGTTCATCTTGACGACCAACCATTCCTGATTGTTTAATACCGCCTAGGAATGCATCTTGCATTTCCTTCATGTTATCAGAATTTACTCCACCAGTATGCATGATTTGACCCATAGACTCTTGATAAGCTTCTTGGTCTCTAATACCTAAAGAGCGTCCTCCAATAGCAAGCTGTTTAGTCCCTGCCATTGTGTCCTCGTCACTTTTATGCCCTACTGATGCTTCATATGAAGTAGCCATTTTTAACATGTCAGTACTATTATAACCTAATTTGTTGTCAATTGACAAGTCTCCATATGCATTTCTTACAGAATCTATATCCATATTATCGGAATTTTGACCTAATGATGTAACCATCGGTCTATTAGTTTCACTTAATGAGGCACCCTTCATGTATAACCCGGTAGCCATAGCTGTAGTACCCATCATAGCATGAGAACCAATAGATGGCAAACGTTCTTGAACCATTCTACCAAATGTTCCTCGTTGTTGGTCTACATCTCTAGATTGGAAATCCTTTTGAACTGAACCCTTATAATACTGAACTGTTTTATCAAGTTCTGCTCCTAATTTCTCATAGTTAGATATAAGTTCTTCTCTAGCTTTCATTTCCTGTTTAATAGAAGCTAACTCTTGTTCATATTGTGCCTTATTAATTTGACCGCTAGCTCTACGTTTAGTCAAGTCTTGTTGTTGGTTTCTATAGTTGCTATATTGCTCTCTTGCTTGTCCTAAATTACGTTGGTTTTGTTTTCTTTGGCTCTCATAAGAACTTATTTTACCTAGTTCACTTCTAACTCGTGCACCTTGGTCATATGTTAATCGTCCTGTTCCTTCTGAACGCTCCATGTAACCTCTAGTCATATTACGATTAGCTCTTAATCGTTTTGTATAATCTTTAGTTGCGCTAGAATCTTTACTTATTTTATTGTATTCTTCAGTTACTTGATTTAAGGTTTTCATTTCCTTAATTCTATTTTGAATACTAGCATCAGAACCTATTTTTTGTGAAGACATTTTCTCAAGTTTTTCTTGAGTTTCATCTACAACTTTACCCATCTTAGCATATGCTTTTTCAACTTCAGGGTCAGGTGCAATACCTTTAGATATATTCTCTTTTTGAAGGTCATCTAAAGCTTTCTTTAATTCATTTATATTCTTTGTAGCAGATTGAGTGGATTTAATAGATTCATCCATGTCTTTAGAAGATATAACAGATTTACCATCTTGTTTATCCATTGCGTTCTGTACATTTTTAACTTCTTTAGCAATTACTTTTAATTTTTTTAAGAAATTATCTAAAGGAGCATCAATATTCTTAGACTCTAAAGAATCCATATAAAGTTCTATTGCCTTTAGACTATTCTCTAAATCCGAACTATCACCGGACAAGACCAATCTATAATCGTCATTCATTGCCATCATTATTCACCATCCATTTTAAAAAAATAAGGATGGTAGTATCACCTACCACCCTTTACATATACCAGTCATCATCTAGGTCTTCTAGTGCTTTATTAACGCTATCTTGTGATATAGTAGCATCATCTTCACTAGTCTTACCATTTCCTACTTCATCATCTAATTCTTGTTGTTTCTGTCTGATGTATTCCATCATAGCTAGATGTTGTGTAGTAAGTCCTTCTGTTTCATCATTTAACTCTGCATCGTTTCTCTTAGCTCTTTCTTCCTTATCTCTATCGGATAATTTAGCTTCCATCTGCTGTGCTAAATCATCAGCATCTAAGAAATCAGGTACTGGGTCAAAGTCTTCATGAGATTCATTCCACCAACTACTATCATCATCTTCGAATTGACTATCGAATTTTCCACCTTTTTGAGCTTGTTTAAGTTGTTTGTTATGTTCATAAACATCTCTGTTCATATTCCCAATAATAAACTCTATCTGATAATCATCTAAGTCCTTAAATCTTTGCTCAGTAGGTAAAACATTAAACTCTTTCATAATAGCCCATAGATTTCTAGATAAAGGTTGTTTAACAATTGATTCCATACCGCCCAATCGTTCTATATCTTTATCTAATGTTTCTATACTATTAGTAACGAAAGGAGTTTAAGAATCCTAACCAATCTTCATACATAACAGTTAAAGGATATAAGTTATAAATATCGTCAGGGTCTTGGAATTCCTTAGGAACTTCAATACCTACTTCCTGTAAGGTAGCTAACATTTGATATGCTCTAATCACTTGGTCTGTTTGGTACATATCCATACCGCCTAAGTAAGCAGAACGTAACGCAAAGATATTACCTTGTTCTCGTGCATTAGGTAATTTAATTTTAACTTTAAATCTTAAATCTAATTCTTCAAAGTTATATTCTTTTTCCCAAGTATCATTAACACCTTTAATAACTTTGTTAATTACTTGTTCTTTTTCTTGCTTATCTTGATATTTTAATTTATCTATTTCTTCCGGTGTCATTTTACTAACATCTTTTTTATCTTCTTTAGTTGTTTCTTGTACATCTTGTTCCTTTTTAATTTCTTCTGCCATAATATGATATACCTTCCTTTTTTAAATATTAATAAAGCCTACGCTTATCCGATTCAATATTAATATAACACGGACTAGTGTAGGCTTACTACTTTAAACATAGTATATCATATTTTGTTTTTAAATCAAAATTACTTTACATATTCACCTGTACGCTTAGTGATTTCTTGTAAACTTTGTTCAATCTTTTCACTGTTTCTAAGTAGGTAGATATAGTATTCTTGTAATGAATCATAATACTCATAATCAATAGTTAATATTTCTTGACCTTCTAGATATTTTCTCGTAATTTTCCCTGCTTGTTCAGTTAATGTTTTAAATTTATCTAGAATCTGATTGATTGCAATTGCAGTTGATTTACTTGTTACATCTACCTCTTTAGGAAATTTGTGTAATTCTACTTTCATTTCTGTGTAAATTGCTCTTAATTTATCTTGTGACATTTTATATCTTCTCCTTTAATTTGTTATATCTGTATTATAGTTTATTATTTTTATTCTGTCAATACTTTTTTTACATATATTTTAATGAGTAGTAAATACCATTAATGATTAAAAATGCTAATAGTTGAATATATGATATTGTTAATAAAAGATTACTTGTAGCTAGAGTTTTTTCTGTTACCTTTTTTTTACTATTTAATTTACTAAACACAATAATTAATATGTTTGATATTATAAAATAACTATTTACAAATATTAATCCCATTATAATTCCTCCTTATTTAATTGTCAAGTTTTTATTATAATATTTTAAATCTAATGTTTTATGTGTATCTGTAATACCATTATAGTATGTAGTTATTATTGTACCATCTTCTAAGTTAATAACTAAGTACTGATAACTACTTACTCCTTCTATAGTTACAATAGTAGGGCTTTTAAAAATTATTCTTCTTTGTTCTTTACCATGAAAATCTGTAATATTATACTCAATAATATTAAATGGTGCATTTCTATCCTTAAAAATAAATCTTACTAGATTACTAAAATTAATTTTATTTTTAAGTTTAGTTTTACAATGACTTGATAGTTCTAAATACTTATGCGTATTAATTGTATCTTGTAATAGATTAACACACTTCTTCTTTTCTTGTAAAGACATTTGAGTATAATGTTTCTTTACTTGTCTGTCCTTACCTGTTGTTCTTCTTTTTGACCAAAATGTACTCATGTAATTCATCTCCTTTTTTGTTATACTAATAATATACCTTAGTTAATTATAGTTGTCAAGACCTTTATGCTTATTTTTTCTAGAATATTTTGTTTTATCTTTTTTAACCTTAGTTACAGGGTTGATATTCCATGTTGCTCTCGTATTACTCATTTTTCCTATTGTTTTTCTCTTATTTGTCAAGATAATCTTTCCTCTCTTTTTGTAAATCTTTTTTAAGTTCTGTTCTAGACTTTCTTTTCATTATATCTTTAAACTTACCTTTAGTTGTTGGAAAATCATAATAATGAAATTGATTATAACCTTTTATTTTAGCTTGTCTATTATTCATACTCATTACTCCTAACCTGTTTATTATAATATCATATAAATTTTATAATGTCAATAAAAAAAGACCAACTTTTTAGTTGGTCTAGTATATTAAGTACGTGCTTTGTCACTTGCTGTTAAGTAACTAAACTCGATTTCTTCTGTTACAATTTCATTTGTCTGCCAAGTTTCATTGTAGTTATTTGCAGAGCAACCATGATATGAGATAATAACTTGTTTCGTTAAGTTATCTACAACTAAAATATCAATGATATCTTTCTTAAGAATTTCTTCACCAAGTGAAGCATATCCTAAATCTGCAAAGTTTTCTTTTTTCATACGTAAACGTTCTACTGTAATTGTACCTTCATAACGTAAGTATACGTGTTCTTGAGGCATGATAGAACCGATTTCGTATACACCAGTTGTACCGTATTCACGTTGACCTGATGCTGATTGTGCTCTTCCTACAGGTTTACCTTTAATCATAAGTAGGACGGTATTACCAGTATGGACGGTTTGTTTAGCTTCTGATGCCATCTGTATTCACTCTCCTAAAGTATTCAAATTATATTAATAGGAGTAGCTAATCCAGGTACTCCATCACCTAGATTAGGCTTGTAATGTCTGTTGGTTGTAAACCAAGCTAACAGAGATTTTCTTGAAGCTTCTGATTGGGTAAACTGTCATTGAAATTCTTGCTTCGTTACCTTCAACAATAACTTGTACGTCTTCAGCAGGGAAGTCTTGAATTTCATTATCACGTTTCTTACGACCCAAGTAAGATTGGATAAAGTCTTTAATAATTGAAGCACTTGTATTGATAGTACGAGTACCAATAAATTGGTCTTCAAGTTGAACTTTAAGCTCACTTACTAAGAAGTCATTAGCTTCCCCAACAGCCATTTCAGCCTTAACTGGGTCTGATTTATCATTGAATGTAGTTACGTCATCAACGATTCTGAAGAATGTATTAGTACGGTTACGAACAAACTCTATACTAATAATACCATTTTCATTTAATTCATCTAAGTCTATTGATTCATAGATTTGGTCTAATGAACTTACACGTAATGGTTTGAATGTGATTGATTCACCGATTTCTAAACCACTTGCAAGACCCCCTAAAGCTACAGCTACCATATAAGCAGGTACATGGTTTTTACGTCCATCATCCATAACAAAAGTACCTGAGTTAGCTACTAATGATACACGTGGATTAGATAATGATGCTTGTCTACCGAACAATTGTTCTTTAGATTCATTGAATCCTCCACCAACAATAGCTCTCATTGGTTCTCCTGCGTCAGAACGTTCTTTAACGAAAGAAGCTACCTCTGCATGAACTGATTGTTTAGATGATAATGGAACAATGTAGTATCCACCTTCATGTGCAAATTTATCTAATTTATCTGCCCATGTAGCAGGTGGTTCACCGTTAGTACCGCCTTTTAACTTAGTTAATTCGAACGGCTCAATAGTTTTAATAGGTGAAGTAGCAGTTACTGTAGCTGATTCTTCTCCTGCTTCAACCTCTACATTACTTGGTACTTCTCCTTCTGCATTAAGTTGCTCGAAAGATACAATACCGTTATATGCTGTTTGTTTTTCTAAGTCACCGAAAACTGCTTTAACATATACAGCTTTGTCTTTAATATCTGCATTTTCAATTTTATCTAATTTACTAGATTCTAAGTTCTTATCTCCGAAAGGTGATAATTTAGCTTCGAAATCAGGTAATTGATTAATGTCTGTAATAATAGCATTAGTATAGTCATAAGCTCCGCCAGTTAAATCATATGACTTAACTTCTTGGTCTCCAACTTTTAATACTAAACGACTTGCTTTTTGAGTTTCTTCATCATGTTCTACAGAAAAAGTTGCGTTAGCTTCTTCTCCTTTATACTTGATTGTGAAGATATTACCGATATTATCATAAACCTCATTGAAACGGTCATCTTGGAATATTACTCTTAAACGTAATGAATCACTTAATGTGTTCTTTTCCAATCCTACTTGAATGTTGTTAGCAACATTACCGAAGATTTTAGATGTAATTTTTAGTCCGCCAACTTCTGCTGTTGCAGGTTTAGCATCTTCTATACGCATAGCTAAAATACGTCCTGCTGTATAGTTAGGGTTAGAACCCCATGCTAATTCAATTGCATCAAGTAATTCTCCTGAACGGAATAAACGTTTAGCTTGTGCATAGTTACGTAATTCATAAACTGTATTTGGTTCTCCGCCTTCAGCCTGACCGATTAAGCAAAATACTTTTTCACTTGAACCTGCTGAGCCACCGATACCTGAAGTATCTACTTCAATAGATGCATGAGGACGGGTAATAGGTCTTCTTGGGAATGGTTCTACTGCCATATTTAATTCTCCTTATCTGAATGTTATTATATATCTAATTTCCTACCTAAATACTTCTCTAATGATGGTAAGAATTCTTGCTCACTAAACAAATAATGACTACCTTCCATATAAGCTTTAAATCCTGCTACTTGTGAATCCCTCATGTTAAAAAGGGTTTTTGCAGTATCAAGGAATGTATCTATATGAACATAACCATTAAATTTAGGAGTGTTATTTTCAGGTGTCTTTTTTCTAGCCATCCTACTTCCAATCCTTTCTTTCTTTAAAAGTTAGTTTATTAATATCTTGTGTAATAGTATAATCCAAGTCTAGAGAACTTGTGTACTTAATAATTGTCGGTCTACCAAAAATTATTGAGTCACCGTCTTCTATTATTGGTGCAATATCACCAAAGGACAAATTCTGTAATTGGAATGTTTGTTGCTCTTCTATACTATCTCTCATAGATATTAAAATCATTTTTAATACAGCATCTAAACATCTTGCAACGTCTACATTAAATGAAAGACCTACAACTGTTACTTGTTCTTCAACTGTGAATCCTTTTACTAAACCTTTAGAGTCGTTTTTCTTTTCAGTAAAGATAATATTAGCATTGTAGTTCTCATAATCTTCATTTGTTTGATACTTAAATGATACCTTATTACCTTCAACTTGAAGATTATCGTATTTAGCAAACTCTATATCTTCTACCTTTATTAACTCTCCTATTGGTTTAGAAACAGTAAAAACTAACTTATCATCTTCTCTTATTGCTGTAGAAGATTCGACTAAGGTATCTCCTGTTGCCTCAAAGTAAGATGACTGAATACTCCCTAAAGAGTTTTTTGTCTCTTGTCCTTGACCTAATTGTATCAAGTAATGAGCTTCATAGTTATTTTTAAATTTTGGGAAGTTAAATCCTACCGTTACTTCATGTTGTGCATTCTTACCGCAGAAAGCTTCTTTAAAGCTCTCTCTAGTTTGATAATCAAAGTCTTTTAAAACTTCATCTATAATATAACAATTCTCTAGCACAGTGTTAAGTCTAGGCTTTATTTCTGATAATAAATATGAATCAACTGATGTTATTGCCATTTAATACTAACCCTCCTCTTAATTTAAATTTTTCATCTTCCAGTTCATTAGTTGCTTAACAGTTTTTAGAGTTGTTTTAGAGAAATTATTCTCATTAACTTTATCTCTATTAAGTATCCAGGAACTAGCAGGTGATTTACTAGAAACAGTTCTAAATATAAAGTAAGAAGATTGCTTTCCTCTTTTAACTTTAGTCATGTTATGAGTCATAGGTTCCGGTTTCATTGACGGGTGACTTACATTCTTTCTACGTCCTTCTAGATAATCAGTTATCTTAGAAACTGAACCTGTGCCTTTATCTACTTTTAAAGTCCTCATATCTTGGTAAGTACTGTTGTTCATTCTACTAGTTTTAATACGTATTGGTACAGTTAAATACCATCCACCATCTTTACTAGTTTTCTTTTTAGATGAGTGAGCAAATGCTTTTTTAAGGTCTACTACTCCTTCTTTTTCAAGCTTTTTCTCTGTTACTTGTAGATAAGTAGGCATACGTTTAATACTAGTATTCTCTACTTGCTGTGCTGTTGCTTGTAGCTTGTCAAGAACTTCTGAACGCATGCCATCAATGGTTCTCTTACCTACCTGCTTATAGTTTTTATTTTTAAATAAATTAGGTCTCTTTCCGTGAACTGGCATTATTTAAATGCACCTCCGAAGAATCCACCTAAATTACTAGGATTAGATGCGGAAGCTTTAGGGTCATCTACTTGAATTTCTAGGTCTTCTTCTATACCATCATTAACTTTATAAGGGTCTTGTAGTACAATAACATCTTCCCTTTTAAGAAGTAATTTTTGAGGTAAGTTTTCAAATTTTGATTTAGGTTGATTAAATTTAGTATATTGATAACGACTTTCCTTTAGTATATCTGATACTACATATCTTAAAGTCATAAGTATCTTTAAAGTTACTGTATGGTTCTCATATTTTTCATTTAAATACAATCTATTATTCTTAATTTCATAATCTTCTTCATAGACTGTACCATCTTGAGTGGCTATATAAGTTACTTCTTTTACATCGTAGTATAATGGTATACCTTTTTTAATTCTATCTTTATTTACAAAATAAATCATTTGTTGAGGCATTAATACTTCAGGAACAGTAAACCTATCTCTATAGGATATTCTCTTTTCTAATTGAGTTGTACCTATTGCAGTACCTGTATCTAATATCCCTATATCTAATTGGTTAGTTCCTTTCTCTTGGGACTGTATTGCCATTATAGTCTCTTTAGGAGGTAAATAAGCAATACCTTTACCATGACATCTAGGACAATCTACTCTAGGATGACCTGTGTCAGGATTAAGACACGGACAAAAATATGCTTCTTCCCATAGTACTTTTATACCCCTATCATTAATAAACCTAATCATATCAATAGTATCAAACTCTAGCCTAGTAGTATACTTAGGTTTATCCTGTTCATCTGCTTGTGTTGTAGTAGTGTATGTTGTTGACTTATTAATAATATTAGGGTTAGAGTTGGCTCCTATCATATACGGTTTTTCCATTTTCTAACCCTCCTTATAATCCTATCATATTATATCCAAAGTAAGCTCTTAAACCATCCAATAGTTCTTTTATATCTTCATTTATTTGAAGTATCTGAGCACTAGCTCCACCATACATAGCTGATTGAGTAGTTCCTATTGTTTCTGTGATACCGTCTACTTCTAATGTTTTATTAGCAATACCGGCACCAATGATTAAGTTACCCCATACTTGGTATATTTCTTTCAATGCATATTTTATAACTAGCTGTTCTAACTCAGGAGGCATCTCCCAAGGTTTATTTCTACCTGCTTTTTTACGTGGAAGCATACCTGATACGTATTCTAGTCGTATCATTTGAGGTGCAAAGGTTGCTCCTGATGGTGGGTATACACCTGCTAATTGAGGGTATCCATTGAATACAGCATCATATGACATTGATTGTCCTGTTTGCATAAGTGCTGTAGGGAACAATTGAACATGACCTGCTAAATGCTCTACTTTCCACCAGTTAGCAGGGTATTTATATATAGGTCTACCATTAAATTGTAGCTGTAAGTTCTCTACCTGTAATATAGGTTTTCTGTAAGCATGTACAAACATATAACTATTAAACTCTGTCTCATGATAATCTCTCATCTCATGTTGAGTATCAGGTAGTATAGAAATATCTAGCGCTCTCTCAGCTTTACCTACTGCTCTTTCTAATATATGGTTATAAAACTCATCACCCATGGGCTGTCCTGTATCAGGGTTTTGTACTACAATACCAAACATATAAGCTTTAACTGCATCAGGTGACCATCCATAATCAGCTAATGTTAAGTTATCTATCTCACTTACGTCTATATGTTTAGGATTACCACTAGGATGATAAGGATATTCATAGTTTAATGATTTTTCATAAGGGTCTAAGTCCCCTCCAAACATTGAGTTAACCATTTAATTCACCCTTTACTTATTTTCATCTTTTTTGGCTGTTGTTTTACGTGCTGTAGATTTTCTAGTAGTACTTGTAGTTTTTCTAGTAGAGGCTTTCTTTTCCTCTTCTTTAGGTTCTTCTTCTTTACTAGTAGAAGCTGATTGTTTTCTAGTAGTTTTCTTTTCTTCTTCAAATTCAAAACCTGGAACATTTGCAAACTCTTTTTCTTGTTCCTTAGTTAATCCTTTAACTACTCCATCTTTGTCAATATCTACTGTACCATAAATGGTAGCCATTTTTGTATTTAGTAATTTCTTATAGTATAACATATTTATTGAGTCCCTTCAAGTTTATTTTAATAAAAAAGGGATAAACCCTAAGTTTATCCCTATTCTCTTGTATTCAGTTTTTCTTATTCTATTAAACTGCGATATAACGAACGTTTTTAATACGAGCCCATTTTTTAGGAGCACGTAATGCTAATGCACCATACCATAATACTGCAAATGTAATAGAAGCATTAATTTGAGCTAATGGTAATTTCATCATTGGAAGTAATTCGAATAAGTGAACTACTTGTGGTGACATTTCACCAACGAATACGTCTGCTGTTTCAGGCAATGTTTCGTTCTTATCTACGAATACGATTGTTCCATCTTCTTGTGCATCTTTAACTGGTACACGTTTGATTAGGAAGTACATACCTGTTTCTTTACCTTGACGGTAGATAGAAACAAATTGTGGTTGTTGTTGGTACATAGCGTTAACACTGATTGAAAGTTTAACACCATCGTCAACGTTAGATACTGTAGCTGTTACTTCTTCAGAAGGAGCTGATTGAGCGTCATCTGAGTTAACTACTACTTTATATGATAATCCTGCACGGTCTTCTTCATCTTCAAAAGCACCTTTTTGCTTAGTTTCAACTGTAGCTGTAACTTTAGCAGGTTGAGGAGCGTTTGGTAATGGTTGTAATGATTCATCTAAGATTAATTCATTTTCCATTACTGTAGAACCATGTAATTTAATGAATCCACGAGATGAGTAGAAACCATTTACACTGTAACCAGTGTTAACGTTACCGCTGTTGTCTTGCATTAATTGCATTTGACGACCTAAGATTGAGTTAACGAAGTCTGCGTGTACACCAATAGGCATGTAAGCATCTGTAGCTGTACCGAAACCTTTACCGATACGTACAGCCGCCTCGTTTAAGTGTTTCTCAGTTAATTGGTTACCTTTAGCGTTAATTACGTTATTTTTGTCAATCAATTTAGCTAAACCATCAAATTCTAAACCTTCACCTTCAACTTCAGAAGTTAATGAAGCATCACCGTAGAATGAAGCCCACTCAATTGTTTTTGCAACAACTGCGATAGCATCTTCTGTAAGGATTTGTGATGGGTCAGCAATGTTATTTACTAAACCTGATGCAATTGACATGTTTTTAGTATCAGAAACGTATTTCATTGATACGGTTTTTTGACGGATATTTGGGTCAGATACTGGTGCTACTCCGATTTCTTTAACGAAACGAGAGTGACCTACGTTACCGTGACGTAAATATTGGTCGTATTTTACTACTGTAGATTGAGCAGGACGGCGTGAGATATCACGATAGAAGATTAAATCTTCATTAGTCCATGTTAACATTGTGATTTGGTCATCTAAAATTTCTCTACGTAAAGCTCCTGCGTCAATTTGTGTATCAGGAGTGATTCCATAACCAGTTTGGAATGACTTTACTACGTCTTCTTGGAATTGGTCAGCGTACTTTTGTTGAACGTCTGACAGGTTCTTTTCGATAGTCATATAAATTTATCACCTTTCATTTGTGTTCTTTTTATTTTATGTAGGGTACAGTAAAATGTACCCTATTTATATTCTTTAGTTACACCGTATAATATAACACAACTTTGTGCATTAATTAAATTTGTGCAAAGTCTTTTACAGTTTTAATATCTTTCTCTGATGCATTAGTAGGGTCAGTGTTAATGTTCAAGTAAGATTGATAAGCTGATTGTAAGTCATGTTTAGAAGCTCTAGGGTCTTTAGCTTGTGCTTTATAAGAATCCATGAACTTAGTTCTTTCTTCTTGACTTAATCCTTTAAATGTGTTATCCTCTTGTACTTCTTCAGCATCTTCTGATTTTGCTTCACCAGTTTCAGCTTGCTCTTCAGTGTCTACTGATTTAGAAACATAACCTTCTACTTTTTCTTGCTCCCCATTTGTAGATGTTACTGATTTTTCTACAGCTTCTTCTTCATCAGTGTCTATTGATTTAGAAACATCTTCAGATTGGATTTCAGAAATTTTTGCTGATAACTCATTAATAGATTTACTAACTTCACTTAAATCGTCTTTAGTAGCAAAGTTTTCTTTCTCCTTATTTAAGTTTTCAAAAGATGTTAGGATAGATTTAAATACTGTTGTGATATCCTCATCAGAAATTGATTTAGAAGTTTTTTCCTTCTTATCTTCTTTCTTATCTTTATCATCGTCAGTATCTTTGTCTTCATCATCAGATTCAGAATCTTCTTTTTTATCTTTTTTATTTTTACGTTTCTCGTTGTCTTTATTTTCTGTTTTAGTATCTTTTTGGTCTACAGGGTCTTTTGATTCTTTAGCTGATTTTTCAACTTCCTCATCTTCAGTGTCCTCTGTTACCTCTTCAGATTCAACTTTTTCACCTTGCTCTTGTGCTTCTTTAGCATCTTCCTCAGTAACCTTTTCAGGTTCTTTAGCCGGTTCTTCAGTTGTTTCTGCTACTTGTTCTTCGGTAGATTCTACTGTATTCTTTTCATCATCTTCTACAGATTTCGAAACTGCCTCTTGAGCATTTAACTTATCATACTCTTCTAAAATATTTTGCATTTCTTTACTCATAGAATGTATTCTCCTTACCTATTCTAGTTTTTGTTTGTTTATATCCATTACTGCTAGTTCTGCATCTTTACGAGATAAACCTTTAGCTAGTTGTAACGTAAGGACTGATTCCTCATATCCCATACTATTAGATTTACTCAAATCTTCAACAACGCCATTCCATACATCATTAAACTCTTTTAAATCTTTAATCTTAGTGACGTAAGCTAAATTTGTAATGCTAGATGCTATTTCTTCTTTCCTTAAAGCTCCTGCATCAACTTGAGTGTCAGGTGATGTACCGTGACCAGTTAAAAATGATTTCATAAAGCTTTCCCATGTTGCTTCAGGATTAGCAGGATTTTTAACTAATGCAACTCCTGTTATCATAACTTCATCAATAACTCTATTGTCATTTATGTTACGTTTTTTAACTGCACCTTCAATAGAAAAACCTAAACGTCTTCCACTACCTGATTTTTCTAATTTCTCAGCTAAATCAAGCATCTTAACAACATTTTCATCATTCTTCCATAGCTTTGCTTCAATAAATAAACCTTTTTCTATATCCACATAGCAATTCTCTGTAGGTATACCTACAACTTTATCACTTTGATGCTCATAATTAATGTACCCTTGTGACTTAAAATACTCTATATCTATTCCTTTAGGATTAACTATATCATTCTGTAAATCCATACTTGGAGTACTAGCCCATCCTGAAACTATAGAATACTCATTAGTATCAGAAGCTGTTGATACAGATTTCTTCAAATCCATAGGTACAAAAGCATTAAATTTTATTTCTTCCAAAGGTGTCTACACCTCCACTTGTTATTTTATTTACTTTTACGTTAATAATATAACAATAATAACTTGTAAGTGAAATATTAATATTTTTTATGTATTAATATCAATTACATATAGTATATCATAGTTATTACCTTTATCAAAATTAAATTACAAAAAAATAAACAAAGCCTAGATTTATTCTAGGCTTATTAATTAATGTTTAAAGTCAGAAGATTTTTCTCCTTTTCTCCCTTGACCTTTATTAGATGTTTGAGTTCGGTAAACATTATCGTCACCTTTTATTTGCGCATCTGTTCCTATTTCTTTATCAGCATTACTAGAATCTGTTGATTGACTTTCTTCTGAATCGTCATTATCTCCTTCTAGTAAACTCATCATCATTTGTAAACGTTCTTTCTGTTTACCATCATTATATTGTTTATCTTGTTGTAATTGTGCTGTTCCTTGTAAGAATGAAGCATCTAAGATAATGTCTCCACCTTCAATAGGTTTCTTACCTTGTTCTTCTCTAGCCTCATTGACTGTTTTAAATATTTGAGTTTCTAGTTTAAGAATATTAAGTTTGTCCGTAGCACTCTTAGTATCTCCACCTACGAATTGGAATGTATATTTATCTCCATATTCTGATATAATATGTCTATTAACTAAATCTTCAATAAATCTAAGTAAAGGTTGTAAACCTTTATTTTGAGATTGTTGTTGTTTTTTACCTGGGTCAGCCTCATTTAAAGTAGAACCACCTTTAGAACCTGTAGCTCCTCCTCTATTAGGGAAACCAATTTCTGCAGGGTCAATACCATACAAAGCAGATATAATATTAATAAGATAATTTAACCATTTCTCAAATTGCATATCATTAGCAGTCGGTGTCATATTAACAAATTTAATATCGTCTGCCATTACCACTGGAATTTGCCATGAACCATTGATACCCGATAAACTTGATTTCCATTCACGCTTGAAGTTCTCTAATGCATGTTGTGATTGTTGTTGGTCTGAACGTATTTGTAAAATACCTCTTGTAGTACCACCATGTGAGAAAAATCTATCGTTAAATGATTCAGTATTATTATAAGCAATAAATTCTTTCATAGCTATCTCTACTTCTGATAATCCGTACCCTGAAGAAGATAATTCAGTTCTAGGATTTCTTATACCCATAGCTAATTCTCTAGAAGTAAAACTAGCTACTACTCTTTTATCTACTACTTGAACAAACCTCTTACCACCCTTAATAATTTTACCTTTTTTATCTGTTGCATAAAAAATAGTAGAAGGGTCTACTGCTATGAATTTTTCTAATCTAGTTTTATTGTTCTTATTAAATACTTTTTCAAAGTTAACTTGGTCATATATATAAGTATCTCTAACAATTTTCTTACAGAAAGTTTGAAACGAATCTCTATCTACATCTTTATCTTTACCTGTATTAACAATAAAATCTTCTATACGTTTCATTTCTTCTTTTTCTTTTCTACCTGGTTCTGCATCTAGGTCTCTTAATCTTACCTCAAAACCTAAACCTTTCTCTGAGTATCTTGCAGGTTGACAATACATAGCTACTTGATTTGAACGTGTAAGTATGATAGCATTAAGAATAGGATTATTACCAAACTTTTTCAAAACATCGTGTAAATTATGTTCATTCTTCATGTAACTTCTCTTATCTCTAAATTCAGGATTAGTATCCATCATTTCTATAAATGGCTCTGCATAAGCCTGTTGTTGTCCGTATAAAGACTTAGTTAAGTCTTGGTACTCTTTATTGTCTTGTTCTATTTTTTTAATGTTAGCTTGTAATCCTTCATCAATAGGAACTTGAGCAATGGTACTATTATTACCATAGTCCTTACCTAATCTGAATTGCTTAAATAAATCTGCCAATTACTAGTCACCTCTACTCCCTCTTACTGTAGTTAATACAACAGTATTATTATAAGTTACATCTCTAATATGTCGAGGGATATTTATTTTAACCTCGAACGGTTCTTCAATGTAATAAAACATTTTTTTACTTTCCATAACAATATCATAATCTTCTAATAGTATATTATTATCTTTATCTACTAATATTACTTTATTGTCTTTTGTTGCTTCTAGAATCATGTATTTTACTTTGTTTAAAGCAATAAAAACAGCTACGTGTTTTCCACCTATCTGTCTATAATAATCTACAATCTCTATCCAATTATCTTGCATCCCTTGACCTTTGATGAAATCTTTTGCTTCATCCCATTTCTTATCTTTAGAGAATATCAACCTATTCACCGTCTTTTTTATTTTTTATCTTTAAAGTTACTCTTTTTAATAATTTTCATCATCTTGTACCAAATTCCTCCAAGTATTGCCCCTATAAAACTTATAGTAAATATAATTATAGGGTCATTGAATCCAATATAATGTTCAGTATTTTCTATGGAATCTATTACATCATTCTTAATAAGTACAGATGTTGTTTGAAACATAGTTAAAACTATGTATGTACCTATTCCTATTATAGCATAAATTACATACAAAACAAAAACGTTTTTACTGGAGAACTTACTGTGAACAAAAATCATTAAAGTTAAAAGACTTAAACAGGTAAATACTACTGATAGTGACGTTATAACATTCATTCCTATCAAAGTTTTCACCACCGTAATGTTCAATTTTTTTATATTTATCTCTTATTTAATATAGCAAACAAAAAAGAGGAGTAATTACTCCTCTTCAGTTTTATCCTCATTATCTGTATTATTATCGTCCGGTTGTTCTGTAGGTTGTTTATCCTCTGTTGTATCTTCGTTTTTATCCTCTTCGTCCACCTTATCGTCCGGCTCAGAAGGTGTTTCAGGTTCGGAAGGCTCAGTTTCCCATCCTCCATTTTCATCAGGATTATCTGATGGTTCGGATGGTTTTTCTTCATTACCATTACCCTCATTAGGTTTTTCATTAGGTTGTTCAGGCTCAGAAGGTGTAGGGTCAGGTTCAGGAGTTACCTCTCCTTCATTGTCTCCTGTATTACCATTATCTGATGGCTCTTCTCCTGGGTCAGGTTTTTCTTCCCAATCTCCTCCTCCTGTATTACCGTTATCTGAAGGTTCTTCCGTTGGTGGGGGTTCAACATTACCTCCACCACCTGAGCCTCTACCTCCATCTTCATCTGTATATCCTGGAGGTGGAGGGTTTGGATTATCCGTATTATCTATATTTCCTGAATTATTGTCTACAGGATTTTCAGGTAATATAGGAACTGACGGATTATCAATAGGAGGTAATATATCTGAAGGTGTGGTTGGTTCAACTGGATTTGTTATAATAGGATTATCCTTTAGTACATTATCAGTAGAAGTATTTGTATCTTCTACTATACTATCTACTGTATTTGGATAAACATTACTATTAATGATACCTAAACTATCTATACCGGGTGAATCAGTTGATAAGAACGGGGAACCTAATACACTAGTAATAATAGAACCTACTGTTTGTTTTTCATAACCACTGTTTGTAGGGACAGTTATCGTACCAATTCCATCTTCACTAATAAGTATTTCAGGTTTATCTACCTTATCACTAAACTCAATATTATTTTTTACTAATATTAAGTCATCATCACCAGTTACATCATATATTTTCTCTCTAGTTTCTTTATCTTCCTTTTGTCTTTCTTTATTTGACTTCTTATTATAGTCTTTATAATTTGTTTCTTTCTTTACTTTTTTAAGTTCTTCTTCAGCTTTATTTAATCTTTTTACGTATTTCTTTTTAGTCTCTCCATCATTATCATCTGCTTTTTTATAAATCTCAACTAATCTCTGATATCTATCTTTATCTTCTTTAGCATCTTGGTATTTATTAAAAAATATGGTCATAATGACTACAAATATTGCTATCATAACCGTTATTATGGTTATGATTATCTCATTGCCTTGTGGTTTCTTTTTCAATTATGATACCTCATTTTATATAGTCTCATAATTCTTCCCTTTTATAAGTTATTAAGTTTCTCTTCTTCTTCTTTTCTAATTCTTTCTTTTTCTTCAAAGTCTTTTCTAAGCATAAACGAAATACTTCCTTGGAACTCGTTACCTGAAAGAATATTACTTAATGCTGTATCTATAATAGCTACATCACCTAGTTCAATTGCCTTACCTGATTCTACATCTTTTCTGAATTGCTTGTTAGCTTCAAAAATATCAATGCGTTTTGAAAAAGCAAGTTTATACATCTTATCATGTAAATCTCCTGTTAAAGGGTCATTTAATCTACTTTGAAAGACCATTAAAGAGCCATCTAGACGTTGAGTTTCATCCATAGGGTCTTGTCTAAATACATTATAAGACTTATATAGTCTATTTACCATTTCACATAATAAACTGCTAAATTCTTTAATACTATCTTCTTTCTCCTCTTTGCTAAGTGGAGTTATTGATTCTTCTAATGTTAATTTATTTTCTTCTAAAGTCATTTATTTCTTCCTTCCTTTTTTATCTTACCTTCAATATCTTCCTGTAATATTTTTAATAATTCAGTTGTGTTATCTATTCTACTCATATTAGACTTTATATAAATTGTTTTTAATATAATATAGAGAATAAATACAATAGAATAGATGACTACAGTGCTAAATAAAATCACTATAATCACCTAAGAATTGTTTTACATCTTTTTTTCTTAAGATGTATCCATCTTTATTAGGTTTAAATCCTAAAGTTTTTAAATACTCTATAGCTTCAGGCAATTCTATGTCATACACAACTGCATTTTTATTTTCCTTAATACTTAAACGTAATAGTTCCATAATAGCTCTAGCCCCTACACCATCTGAATCGGGTGAACTTGCATAAGATTCTAATATTATATCATTTTCAGTTCTTTTAAAAGATGTAATTCCTAATGTATCCCCATTATCATCAACAAACTCTTTGTACAATGATGAGTTTGTACTAACATGTGATACATCGACACCTTTTTTACTTAAACTAGATAATGAATTTGCTACCTTTTTAGGGTTTACCTTTCCTTCTTCACCATTAGAAATAGCTCTTGCTCCTACTGCACTTCTACTAACTTCTTCTTTGCCTTCTTGTTTTTCTTTACTATCATTTTCTTTATTACCGTCTTCGTAAACTGTCATTTCCATTTCTTTACCATTACGAATAACAGTACGTTTAACCTTATTTAGCCCACCAAGATTTTTATCTCCACCTTTATGGACTATTTCAGGTTCTCTATTAGCATATAAAAAACAATCAAAGAAATTATCGAATCCTAGAGATTTATAAACATGTTCATATTTAACATCTAAGGTATCACTATTTTTAGAAACATAATCTAAAGATAATTCCTCACCTAATAACAAATTCAATACACTTTTATTAATTTCTTCATTACTAATTGTACCATAAAATAATTTATCTGTCAAGTCTATTTCACCTCTATTCATCAAAGTAGAATTGTTTATTTCCTTCTTGGTTGTAATCAGTAGAAACAAATGTAGAACCAAAGCTTGTACCATTTCCTTCTTTAAGAAGTTCTTTTATTCTTGTTAATCCTATATAGGCATAAACACTTGCTTGTGCATAATGGTCGTCACCTTTACGTTTAATAACTTGATACATTTCTCCAGTTTTTTCATCTTCTTCATCCATAATAACAACATTTTGCCAATGTTTTAAGAAAGTTTTTAAATCATCATCTACTGTACTATAAACACTTATATCCTTTGTCTTAAGTGCTTGTATATATCTTTTATTCTGCATTAATTTATCTACTGTAACCCTATTATTGTTCTCATTAAATTCAGGTCTCAACTGTCCTGTAGACTTAGGAGAAGATTTATACGTACATCCAAATACTTTATCTTTTCCAAAATGATTAATGAGTTTTAGAACATTGTTTCCTGAATCTCCGTTATCTGCAATTATAATATCAGGGTCGTACTTAGATATTTCCCAAATGATTTTTTCTAAATCTGCTTCAACTAAATCAGGTCTTGTCATCTTTTTAACAGAGAATAATCGTATTAAGTCTACCTTACCATTAGGTAACATACCATGAACAGTTATCCAATGAGTATTTCCCCAATCTATACCAATAGCTATATGAGAATATCTATCTCGTTTCATTAATTGTGTTTCTGCAATAGGTGATTTGTTACCATAAACGTCTTCTTCATTAACTCTCAGTTTAACATCTTCAAATGGATAACCCAAAATATAATTGTAAAACGCTTGCTTAGATTCTGTATTCATTTCTTTTTCTTTTAATTCATCAGCAGAAATCCATACAGCGTTCATTTGTGTTATTAGGTATCCTCGTACCCCTTTATTACCTTTTGTACGCTCAGGATACTTACAATGCCACTCACCATTATACCATCTATCTAGTGGTTTACCGCATTTTTGACAAACAAATTGGTAACTACCATTCTGTACTGTTTTAGCCTGTTCATCTACACCTTCAGGGTTAACACATAACATATTCCCACTTTCTTCAAGATTATCAGGGTTGTAATCATTATAACTCATTTCATTTAAATAATCACAATGTTGACATCTATGACCATAATACCATTGGTCAGATTGTTGATATAATTTGTGTATACCCATACCGGGTACAGATGGTGTGCTCCATCTTCTCACAATCTTAAAAGGTGATGAAGACATTGACTCTAATGCAGATGACTCTGCTAATAAGTTTACCCTATCATACTCATCTAAGGATAAGTAGTCAATATCCACACCCTCTACAGTACTTGCTTTAGAACTTGTTCTAAAGAATAAACTAGAGTTTCTTATCTTTTTAAAACCTAAAGAGTCTTTATCCCAATCAACAATATCTCTAAAATATTCTTTTTCTAATACAGGGTTCAAACGAGACTGAACAAATTTTTTCATTTGTTCATTTGTAGGGAATGTGTATAAACACTTTGCATTGGCATAACTATGCATATCTGCAAAATGAACCATTTCCATTACACCCATCTCACTAAGACCTAACTGACGTGATTTTATTACAGCCTTATTAGGATGAGTATCGTTTACAATCCTAGTTTGCCATGGTCTATGAGCCTGTGCTTTACTTCTATCTCTATTAGGAATGCTGAAAGTTATAGGGTGTCCTCTTAGTGTGTGATACTTAAGCATATAGGTAGAAGGGTTTAACATATTGATTATATGGTCTATCTGTTCTCTTGTTATTTTTTCAGTTTGAAATGTTTCTTGTGCTATCTTAATTAGTTCTTTTCCATCCATTTATATCTTTCTCCTTAGAATGTTTCTGAATTTTCCTCATTCATTACTTTTTCTTTTTCAGAAATCATTGCTGTAATATCTTCTGCTGTCATTTCTTGTATCTTCTGTAAATCAACTGTAGATTCTCCATTACTATCTTCTGTTGTAATCTCGTCAAATAATTCTTGCTGAGGTCTAGATAGCTGAGGTATTGCTCCACCTTCAGAAGTTTCATTAACCATATTTTGCATTTGAGAGAATATCACGAATAGTTTATATAAATCATTAGGGTCTTTAACTTCTATTTCTTTATTATCTACTTTTTTATTGAATTCATACATTAATTTACCTATACCATTCATAAATCCATCAGCTATATATTTTCTTGTATCCTCTTCTTCTAACTTTTTCTTGTTAATTATATCTCTAATATTTTCTGCACTCAATCCATTTCACCTCTTTTTCTTAAATTCTTATAACAATTGTTGATATCTGCGCAAATATCAAAATAAATATACTTAGAATACTGTAAATGAAAATGATTAACTTTTGATAATGCTTTTCCTTTAGTGTAATTCATACCTGATAACTGCTGACCGCATAGGCTACAAATTCTACTAGGGCTAGCTATTCTCTTATCTCCTTTTTTTACTAAAGAAACAGATGTAGCACCATCCTTAAGCTCTTTCCTTTGTTCTTTAATTTCTTTCTTTGTTTTCATCGTAATCTTCCTTTTTACTATCTTCCTCTATTCTTCTTTGTGCTTTAGCCCTAACTTTTATCTCTTCTGCTGTTATACCGTAGTTACTTTCTATGATTTTCTTGATTATTCTTATTTCTTTATCATTTATCTCTACTTTTTTAAGAACATATTCAGGTAGGGGGTCTTCTTTCTTCAGTAAGAACTTATCTGTTATAGTAAGTGCGACATTAGAAACAATACCACCAAATATAAAGTATGTCATAACTACACTCGGTCTTATTGAATAAATAAGGGACAAGGAATTAATAACAGACAAAATTAGTAGTAAGAATATAATGATAACCAGTGTTTTGAATATGAATATAGCTATGTTATTATTCAACCACTTTAACCTCCTATTGTCTTTTTTTATTATATTATTAATCTAACAATTGACTTTTATGACTGGCTTTTAATGTTATATTAGTGGTGTAATCTAAAAGTTCTATAAATAATAGGTCAAAAAGAAATAGGTGTTTAACAATGATTATCGTATCTTTTTTTCTGTCTATACCTCTTTTTTGTTTCTATTATTTTATACTTAGTGGTGTTACAACGTCTTTAGGTTATTCTATCTATAAAGAAGATAAAAGTAAGGTAACTCTTAATATAGTATATCTATCAGCTATCTATGCTTTATCTGTTTTTAGTATTTGGCTTATTTTCTCAGAAAAAATAATTATTATCATTATTCTTAATATAATTATAATAACTGCCTTTATCATAACTATTATACCACAAAATAAGTAAATTTAAAAATTAATAGTAAGGAGGTTACCACTTTGACTAAATATAAGGATATCCTTAAGTTAGAGTTTAAAGATGCACTAGCCCATTTTAAAAGAGACAGACGCTATTTCCACGTCTATAGAATAGACAGAGTATTAATAAATGGCTCAATTATATACTTCGACTATTATTACCTTCCTTCTGATGACCCTAATATTGTAATAAAAGAATTAGACCTCCAAAGTTTTGGTAAGCTTAGGTTTGAAATTGATACAAAAACATCTTACGGAAAAGTCGTTACGGATAATTATATGGAGATTATCAATGATTTCTTAGAAAATTATGATATCCATTCTGAATCTGAAACGGTTAGACCTTAGAGGTGATTCTAGTTGGATAAGGAGATAAACAACCTTGTTTCTCAAGTAGAAACTATTAAGTCTAAGATACAAGAAGGTAATTATATAGATAGAGGAACTTTCAAAGATTTAGAAGTTGAGGTAGCTGAACTAAGAAAAATGATAGTTAGTATAGATAAAGATGTAGCTGTCAATAGTGAAAAACAATCAGCAATTTACGTCCAATTAGAAAGACTTGATGAAAAGATTTCAGAACTTGCTGAAAGTACAAAAACTAAAGATACTAGGAAGAAGGATACTACTGAGAAGGTTCTTTTACTCGTTCTAGGTGCTATACTATCCTTTGTCTTTAACAAATTTGCATAGGAGAGATTGTAGATGTCAAAACATATTGAAATAACAATGTTAAGTGGTGCTAAATATTTTTTAGTATCATCTGACGAAAAGGGTTACACTAGAAAAGATATAGACTATATGATTAGTGGTTCTGATTCAGCATCAATAAAAGTTAATACAACTGAAGATGCTAGTTCTAGTTTAATTTATATTAACCCAAGAATGATTGAATCATTTAAAATAGTTTTTTAAATTAACAAGTGACTTTAAGTAGTCACTTTTTTATTTGTCTTTTTGTTGACTCTCTAACCTTATTAATTATAATTATATATTTAGATAGTAATTAATAATAATTAATAAGTATATATAACTATAATAGGAGAGTTCCTTATTTTCTAAATACGTACTTTTTTGTCTGTAAGTACTGATACTAAAGGATTTTACTTCTATATTGAGTAGTTTTACCAAGTATCAGATTATATTTAATTCAATTTTCCCAACCTTATTAATTATAATTATATATTTAATATTATTAATTACTTATATCAGAATATAATTATATATAATAGGAGTACTCCTTATTTTCTAAATACGTACTTTTTCTCTTGTAACCCTTGGTATTAAAGGATTCTTCAAAATAATTTAAATTATTTTTAGAAAACTGTTGACTTATTTATCAATATAGTATATAGTTAAATTATCAAATAAAACAAGAAAAGGAATTGATTAATTATGAAAAGACAAAAAATGTTTTACTCAAGTTTAATATGTAAAGAATGTGGTAATGTATTCAAAGTACCAAGAAAAAGAGCAAATAAAAGAGAAGAAGGTCATATCAAAGATATATACTGTATCAAATGTTGTAAAACTACAAAACATATAGAAGATAATCGTAGTGAAGCAGAAAGAAGATGGGATGCTATTCAGGAAGAACTAACAAAAGATAACTAATATTTTAAAAAAAGTATTAAATTAACTTGACAAAGGTATCAGTATATGCTATAATGTAATTAACAATAAAACAAATACCTTACACATCACTGTTTTTTCTTACATTGTTTTCCAGTTTAAACAATAACAATGTGTATCATCCTTATAATTTTAATTGGAAGTAAGAATTTTATCTTACTTCTATAATTTTTTTTAAAATTAACTTGACAAGTACTAAAAATTATGTTATAATTAATATATAATAATACAACTAAATATCTGAGCATAGTGACTGAATAATGATTTGGTAGTCATAAGGTACAAGATAATCAAACGAATCAAAACCTATCGGAAATATATCGGTAGGATGGGTCGTCATTAGTATTGTTAAATACGATTGGTATACTTGGTACTTACTTATAAGGTCTGTAGAGTATGATAACGGCTAGGGTTTAATTTCTTTCTAGGGTCTTAGCGGAATCCTAGAAAGATACGCTGTAACGACTAACTGTAGTTGGAGCACAGAAATGTGTTAGATAATAGAGGTTATTAGTATGAGTAGCATAAATCTACAGGTTCAAAAGAAGCTATATTTGATAAAAATAATTTGGAAATCAAATAAATTTACTTTTCTTCGACCATGTGAAAGTTATTAACTAATATGTTAATATCACATTATTTAATAAACTTACTATCGTTATACGGTTTGTAAGTCCCTTTTAAATTGCGTGAGATGGACTTAAGGTAGCTCCTTAATAGAGTCAATCGTAGTGATTCACTTAATAACAGGTCTTATAGGTAGGTTCCTCGTGAGACGGGTTATGCTTGGATATTTAGTTGCATTATATCAGAATGTGACTATAAATATTTTCCTCTTTATAGTTTATTATTAACAATTATCAGTTTCCTCCTTTGATTGATAATTAAAAAAGAATCTACAAGGAGTAGACTTTCACTCTTTCATGTATTTATTGTTCACACTCCTTTATGAACCAATAACTTACTCCTTGTAGATTATACATACTTCCTATATAAGTACCAATTACCACGTTTTGTTCATTTCACCTCCTTTCACTTAATATATAGTTGTTATGAGTGGTAATAATCGTTGCTTCGAGCTTATATGAAAACCTGCTATACATTAAGGTAAGGTTAGGGTATAGCATTTATTTTGGCTCATTGGTGTAACTGGTTAACACACTGCCCTGTCACGGCAGAGAGTACGAGTTCGAGTCTCGTATGAGTCGTTACAAGGTTTCTTAGCTCAGATGGTAGAGCACTAGATTGAAGCTCTAGGTGTCATTGGTTCAAATCCAATAGAAACCATAATAAACACCCTTAGTATAATTAGTAGTACAAGGGTCTCCAAAACCCTTAGTCTTTGTGCAAATCAAAGAGGGTGTGTTACATAAATGAAACTTGAGAATTCACATGTGCGGTTGACGAATCGGTTTGCTGTGTCCTCGAATGAGGGTAGAGTTTCATTGAGTATATAGCGCAAGTGTTTGTTCCTAGGATACGATACTAGCTATATACTTTACATATTTAAAAGGAGAGATACAAATGGCATCAGCAAAGCAATTATATTATACGGAAAGTTTAGTTGGTAAGGCAATTATTAATAATAAAGTATCTAATAAAGAAGAAGTTTGGGATAAATTAGAGTTATTACCTGAAACTAAATTAGAAGATTTAGATAACAAACAAATGTCTGAAGTTATCAAAAAACTAAATCAAATTAATGAGTAAGTGTTAAATTAATATAGATAAACATGACCGACCTACTGTTATATTATTGTTAGAAATAAATATAATAGAAAGGTCGGTTTTTTAATGGCTAATGAAACTAAACAACCTAAAGTTGTTGGAGGAATAAACTTTAGCACAAGAACTAAGAGTAAAACATTTTGGGTAGCAATTATATCAGCAGTAGCAGTATTTGCTAATCAAATTACAGGTGCTTTTGGTTTAGACTACTCAGCTCAAATTGAGCAAGGTGTAAATATCATAGGTTCTATACTAACATTATTAGCAGGTTTAGGTATTATTGTTGATAATAATACTAAAGGTCTTAAAGATAGTGATATTGTTCAAACAGATTATATAAAACCTCGTGATAGTAAAGACCCTAATGAATTTGTTCAATGGCAAGCAAATGCAAACACAGCTAGCACTTTCGAATTAGACAACTATGAAAACAATGCAGAACCTGATACAGATGATAGTGATGAAGTACCTGCTATTGAAGATGAAATTGATGGCGGTTCAGCACCTTCTCAAGATGAAGAAGATACCGAGGAACACGGTAAAGTATTTGCAGAGGAGGAAGTTAAGTAATGGCTAAGACTCAAGCAGAAATAAATAAACGTTTAGACGCTTATGCAAAAGGTACAGTAGACAGTCCTTATAGAATTAAAAAAGCTACAAGCTATGACCCATCGTTTGGTGTAATGGAAGCAGGAGCAATTGACGCAGATGGTTACTATCATGCACAGTGCCAAGACTTAATTACTGATTATGTATTATGGTTAACAGATAATAAAGTTAGAACTTGGGGTAATGCTAAAGACCAAATCAAACAAAGTTATGGTACTGGATTTAAAATACATGAAAATAAACCTTCTACAGTACCTAAAAAAGGATGGATTGCTGTATTTACATCCGGTAGTTATCAGCAATGGGGTCACATAGGTATTGTATATGATGGAGGTAATACTTCTACATTTACTATTTTAGAGCAAAACTGGAACGGTTACGCTAATAAAAAACCTACAAAACGTGTAGATAATTATTACGGATTAACTCATTTTATTGAGATACCTGTAAAAGCAGGAACTACTGTTAAAAAAGAAACAGCTAAGAAAAGTGCAAGTAAAACACCTGCACCTAAAAAGAAAGCAACACTAAAAGTTTCTAAGAACCATATTAACTATACAATGGATAAACGTGGTAAGAAACCTGAAGGAATGGTAATACACAACGATGCAGGTCGTTCTTCAGGGCAACAATACGAGAATTCATTAGCTAACGCAGGTTATGCTAGATATGCTAATGGTATTGCTCATTACTATGGCTCTGAAGGTTATGTATGGGAAGCAATAGATGCTAAGAATCAAATTGCTTGGCACACAGGAGATGGAACAGGAGCAAACTCAGGTAACTTTAGATTTGCAGGTATTGAAGTCTGTCAATCAATGAGTGCTAGTGATGCTCAATTCCTTAAAAACGAACAAGCAGTATTCCAATTTACTGCAGAGAAATTTAAAGAATGGGGTCTTACTCCTAATCGTAAAACTGTAAGATTGCATATGGAATTTGTTCCAACAGCTTGTCCTCATCGTTCTATGGTTCTTCATACAGGATTTAATCCAGTAACACAAGGAAGACCATCTCAAGCAATAATGAATAAACTAAAAGATTATTTCATTAAACAAATTAAAAACTACATGGATAAAGGAACTTCAAGTTCTACAGTAGTTAAAGACGGTAAAACAAGTAGCGCAAGTACACCGGCAACTAGACCAGTAACAGGCTCTTGGAAAAAGAACCAGTACGGAACTTGGTACAAACCGGAAAATGCAACATTTGTTAATGGTAACCAACCTATAGTAACTAGAATAGGTTCTCCATTCTTAAATGCTCCAGTAGGAGGTAACTTACCGGCAGGAGCTACAATTGTATATGACGAAGTTTGTATCCAAGCAGGTCACATTTGGATAGGTTACAATGCTTACAATGGTGACAGAGTATATTGCCCTGTTAGAACTTGTCAAGGAGTTCCACCTAATCATATACCTGGGGTTGCCTGGGGAGTATTCAAATAGAATAGAAATTTAGACGGATTTAAAATCCGTCTATTTTTTTTTGCAAAAAAGTGTTGACAAAATTAAATACATAGTGTATAGTTATATATGTAATCAAATAAAGGAGGAATTACATGGCATTATTTTTAACATACTTTGCTATTTTTATTGTTTTTCTAGTCCTTGTAGGTTTTGGTATAAGTTATGTATTCGATTTTCTTTCAATGAAAGAAAAGAAAAGTAACATAAGAAAACAATACAGGGAATTAGTTAGGCAAGGTACATTAGATGAATACGGTTTAGAACAATATGTAAAGTATAAAAAACAATTCTTAAACGACCGCAGACAATCAATTGTAACTAGAGCCGATAAGCAAGAAATAGACCAAGAGGAAAAAGCTTTAAATAGCTTAATAAAAGAAATAGAAAAAGGAGAAATGTAATGAGAAAGTCAGTAGTTATTTCAGGAGTATTAGGGTTTTTAGCAATTATAGGATTTATTATTTTATTAATGTGTATTACAAAGATTCCACAAGGTCATGTTGGAGTTGTATACTCAGTAAATGGTGTTAAGGAAGATACTAAATCACCTGGTTGGCACTTAACAGCACCTTTTGATAAGGTAAATAAATATCCAACTAAAACACAAACACATAAATATAAAGATTTAAATGTAGCAACTTCAGACGGCAAAAATTTACAAATGGATATTGATGTATCTTATAAAGTAGATGCAACTAAAGCTGTAGATTTATTTAATCGTTTTGGTAGTGCAGATATTGAAGAACTAGAAAAAGGATACTTGCGTTCACGTGTGCAAGATAATGTTCGTCAGGCAGTATCTAAATATTCTGTAATTGATGCATTTGGTGTTAAGACAGGAGAAATTAAAAAAGATACTTTAGATAGCTTAAATGATAACTTAGAAAAACAAGGATTTGTAATTGAGGATATTGCATTATCTAGCCCTAAAGCAGATAAGAACACTCAAAAAGCAATTGACAGCCGTGTTAAAGCTAACCAAGAGTTAGAACGTACTAAAGTTGATAAACAAATTGCTGAACAAAATGCTAAGAAAAAAGAAGTAGAAGCTAATGGTGATAAAAAAGCCAATGAGATTAGAGAATCTTCTTTATCTGATAAGATATTACGTCAACAGTTAATTGAAAAATGGGATGGTAAACAACCTATTCAAATTGGCGGAGACGGAACTATCGTAGACGTAACAGGGAAATAATAAATTAGGGAGGTTAATACCTCTCTTTTTTTGTCTTTAATTATCTGATAACTGTAATGTTTGTAATAAAACTTTAATAATATTACACTAATTAGTGCTATATTATACTTGCGTTATTTAAAGATATATGTTATGATTACTTATGTCGATTTACAAATAAACAATTCTAAAAAATTATTTAAGGAGTTTTAAATTTATGAAGAAAACAATTTTTGCAACATTAGCATTAGGTACGGCTATTACTTTTGGAGGTATTGCTACAAACGAAGCTAGTGCAGACGAAATTGATTATAATAAGTTAGCAGAACAAGCTAAATCAAATTCAGTAGAAGTAAATACAAAACCAATTCAAGAAGGTAACTATGATTTCTCATTCAGTGACGGAGAATTTACTTATCATTTCTATAATTATAATGGTAATTTTGGATACGAATATCACTCAGGTTCAACTCAAGTAGATAATACAGTATCTAGATTAGCAGGAGAAGAACAAACACCTGAACAAAAAGTAGACCAACAACAAGCGCAATTTGATACTCAAAATAAACAAGATACTAAAAAAGAAGTACAACCAACATCAGCACCAGTTCAAAAAGAAACTAAACAACCTACACAATCAACTAGTTCTACAGGAGGTTCTGTAGCAGAACAAATTAGACAAGCAGGTGGAGACGAGGCAATGATTGAAATTGCTATGCGTGAATCTACACTGAATCCTAATGCCGTTAATGCATCATCAGGAGCTCAAGGACTATTCCAAGGATTAGGTAAATCATGGAGTGGGGGTTCTATAGCAGAACAAACTAAAGGTGCAAAACAATATATGATTGACCGTTACGGTTCAACATCAGGAGCTCTTGCATACCACAACGCACATAATAGTTATTAATATATTAAGACTAAGATTAATTTCTTAGTCTTTTTTGTATATTATAGTTGACTTCATAAGTTAACTATGCTATAATTAGTTTAACAAATAAATAAAGGAGGATAATGAATGAATAAATTTAAAAGATGGTTTAGAATTAATGTTCTAAAAAAAGAAACACTACTTTTTAAAGTTTATTGGAGATATGAATCACCATCTTTAAAAAAACCTCATGTATTTCATATAGAGTTATATGCTAAAAGTAAAGCAGAGGCAAGAAATAAATCACAAGAGTATATACTAAAAAATGCAAAAGCATCTGAGGATTTTAAATTTTTAAAAGTAGAGGAGAAATAGTTATGGATGAAAAAAAGGAAAGTAAACCTCTAAATCTTCAAAAAATTAGAGTAGAAAAAGGACATACATTAAGAAGCCTAGCTTCTGAGATAGGAGTCCATTATTCTCTTATATCTTATTGGGAGTATGGTAAAAAGAAACCAAGAAGTGCTAATTTAATGAGGTTAGAGAAGGCGTTAAATACTCCAGGTAAAGAGCTATTTAAAGAATTGGAGGAAGACGATGGAGAATAATAATTTAGTTAATTTTTTAATGACTACAGATGATATAGATGATACTATTGAAATGGTAGATTCATTTGAATTACAAGATATAAATAAAGTTTTAGGTGAAGATACTTTTTTAACCATTATGGAAATTACAGATAGTCTACCGGACAATCAATATAAAATAGTATTATTATCTTCTTTAGACAAATTATTGAATACAGATAGAAAAGAATTAGTAGAATATGACGAAGAATTCCCTACTATACGAAAACATAATGTATCTGAATTAAAAAGGGACACAGTTAATTCTGTAATTGATAGTTATATGAATACTAATGTGGAAATACTTTATACAGAGTATCCTACTATTAGTAATTACAGTGTAGTAGTAGATTCTATTAAAGTATTAAATACTTTGTATTTAATTGAAAGTAAGAATGGTAAGATAGAAGCAACTCTGTCAGAGGATGGAGAAGACTTGCATGAGTATATATCAGAAGAAGGTTATAGTGTTACAGATATATTAAATAAATTTGATGATGTTGAAGATTTATTTGATGAAGATGATAGTTTAATTAATTTCTTTTCAGATATTGATGAAGGTAAAAATAAAACTATTAAATCGTTTATTGAGTTAGTTATTAATTTAAAATAAAATTAGTGGAGGTATTTGTTTTATGAAAAAAGGAGTATTTACAGTAATAGCTGATGGTTTTAAATTTAATGTGATTGCTAAAGACAAAAAAGAAGTTCAAGAACACTGTTTCAAATGTTTTGATTTTAATTATATTTCAGTATCTTTCTGCAGAGAAGTATATTCAGATTGTGAATTCCCTCAATTTATGGAGGATTATAAATATGCAGGATAGTGTAAATATATACACAGACGGTAGCTCATCTTATAATAAAGGTAAAGTAGGCTCAGGTGCTGTCTTAGTAAGTAAAGAAGGAAATATAATAGCGGAAATTAGTAAAAGTGTTGACAAACCAGGATTGATAAAGTATAATAATGTTGCAGGTGAAATATTAGCTTGTTGTTATGGTATCGAAGAGGCTATAAAATTAGGATACAATCAGGCAATAGTTTATATAGATTATATTGGTTTAATACATTGGTATGAAGGTACTTGGTCTGCAAGAAATATTCTAAGTAAAACATATATTAATATGATACGAGAATACCAAAAAGTAATAGATATAAACTTTGTAAAAGTAAAAAGCCACTCAAATGATAAATGGAATGACTACGCTGATAATCTTGCAAAAAAATCAATTGATATATAAAAAGGAGAAAATATTATGAAAAAAATTAATTCAGTAATTAAAGGTGAAGGAAAGAAAATTCAAACAACAGATGTTAGAAAAATTAGTTATTATGTTAAAGACCATAACCCATCTATGACTTTAGAAGATGCAGAAGATTATAATGCAAACAGTCAATATTTAGTCAGTGATAATGGTAAATTTATTGCAAAGTATAACAAGGAAATGAATGCAGTAGGATTTTATGAAGAATCAGGAGAAGATGTTAAACATTTAACACATACTACTCCTGAAAAGCTAGAAGGAACTGTATTTACAATTGAAGAAGAAACAGAAATTGATTTAATTAATGATGTACTCCCTCAAGGAGATATTTTAATTAAGTTTACAGATGGTGATATCTACTTACCTGATAATGATTCAGTATCAAATACTGTAAATTACTTAGTAAGTAATGATTGGGATATGGTTGATGAAGTTATTTACACAGGCATATCTAAAGGTAAAGGGGAAAATTGTATTGTAGATTTTGATTCTAGTATTTATCATGAAGACTTATTTGATGATGAAGATGAAGAAGTTTGTGAAAATTATCCTGAATGTAACTGCAGTAACTATTGTTCTTCAACAGGTGAATATATAGGTAATTAGTACTATATTAAAAGAGAGTAAAACTATTTATAGATAGGGGAACTTTAAAATATGGCAATACAACTAAAAGAGTTAGACTTTAAGTTAAAGGATTATCCTAATGTAAGATATAACATGGGAGAACATCTAGTATTCAATGAATTCCTTGAAAAAGCTACAACTGAGCAATTAGATTTCTGTGAGGATTTCTTTAATGATAATGTTGAAATACTTTGGAATGAAAGTCAAGCCGGTACGGGTAAAACAATGTGTTCAGTAGCTTGTGCTTATGCTGATTATCTAAATAAGAACAGAAAATTAGTATTTGTAATTTCACCTGTATCAGAAGATTTAGGTAGTAGACCTGGTAACCAAACAGAAAAAGAAATGGCTTATTTCATGGGATTACATGATGCCCTTATTGAACTTAATATGAGTCCTGAACAACAAATAACCGAAATGTTAATGATGGAAGATAATGTCAAAGAAGATAAATTAGGTGAATGTTGGGTATCCCAAATATCACATTTATTTTTAAGAGGCGGTAATTTAAGGGATGCTACTATAATTATAAATGAAGCACAAAACTTTAAACGAAGTGAACTTAAGAAAGTACTTACAAGGATTCATACAAAAAATTCTACAGTAATAGTTGAAGGAAATTTCAAGCAAATAGATTTAAAAAATGAAAGTAAATCAGGTTTTGGAGATTATATGGAATATTTTAAAAATTATGATGGTGCGGTATTCCATAATTTTACAGTTAATTTCCGTTCTAAGTTAGCTCAGTACGCAGACAATTTTAAATGGTAAAATAATATGTTGACAAACCTCTTTAGTTATGATATACTTACTTTATAATAACTAAGGAGGATTTTTTATGAATTATTTAGCTAAGGTATTTATTAATAACAGTTGGTTGGTAAAACTTATAACAATTGTATTATTAACTTTATTTCTAAGCGGTTTAGTTTATATTATAAGTGCAATATCATTATTCTTATCAACAGTTCTAAATTTACCTGGTTTAGTGGTATTAGCATTTTTAGCAAGTGTAAGTCTTATTTTATTTTCAATAGTACATAATTCAAAGGAGGATAACTAATTAATGAAATCTTATACTAAAGTAAAAAATAAAGGATTATCTTTAGACAAATTTAAAGATAGAGGTTTTGTAATTCAAGAAAAATTAGATGGAAGCAACGCAAGTTTTACTACCGAGAATGGTGAGTTAGTCTGTTTCTCTCGTAGAAAAAAATTAAATGAAAACGAAACATTAAACGGTTTTTATAATTGGGTACATGAAAGCATGACAGATAAATTAGATTTATCTATATTAGAAGGTATTATTATATTTGGAGAATGGTTAGTTAAACATAAGGTAAATTATAAAGAAGATTGTTATAATGATTTTTATGTATTCGATGTATACGATAAGGATAGTGAAACCTATTTACCTCATTCAGAAGTCATTTCTTTATCAGAAACATTAGGTTTGAAAACTGTAAAAACTTTAATGATTGTAGAACCATCTTTTTATCTTAATGAATTAAATCCTCAAGAAATTCAAGATTTAGTAGGACAATCAGATATGACTGTTAAACCTAATACAGGAGAAGGTATTGTTATTAAATATTTAGATGGTAAATCAGAACATGATGATTACTTTAAATTAGTATCTAAGGAATTTAAAGAGTTTAGTCGTAAGAAAATGAAATCAGAAGTTAGAAGTAATGATTCTGTGGCAGATTATGCTATCACAAAATCAAGAATGGAAAAAATGATTTTTAGAGCTATAGAAGAAAACAGATTGTCTGAAGATGATTTAGAATTAGAAAATTTTGGTTTAATTATGAAACAAGTAGGTCAAAATTTTGTTGATGATATTATGGAAGAAGAAAAAGAAAATATGATGAAAATTATAGAAAAACAAATTAAGAAAAAGATGCCACACATTTTAAGAGGTATTCTAGAAGAAAAAGGAGATACTATAAATGGTTAATTATATTAAAGACAAAGTAATTTATATGGGAGGTCATCTACTTAACCAAGCTATGGTAGATTATAGAGACAAACAGCATAAGCAAGTAGAAGGTATTGTAGGAGTCACTCCTTACAGCCCTCATAAAGATAAATCAATTAATGATAAGGCTAATGCAGAACAAACTGGTTTAGCAGAGCGCATTTTAAACAATGACTTTAAAGCTATGCAAGACTCAGATATATTTGTGTTTGATATTCTTAATGAGGGGCTAGGAACGATTGCAGAACTTGGTATTTTACTAGGTATGAAGCATCAAGCACAAGAAACTATTAACCATATATATGATAATGGAGAAGAACACTTTAATTATATATCAGATAGATTTGAAACTTGGTTAAGTGAAGAAGAGGAATTAATCGTAGAAAAACTTGAAAATATTGTAAATAAACCTGTTTTAATTTATTGCTCGGATATTCGTCAAGGACATGGAAAAGGTTATGACGACCCGGACAGAGCTGAATTTAGTACAAATCAATTTATCTACGGATGTGTGCTAAGCCTGACCGATGGCAAAGGTTTCATTTCGTGGGAGGAGGTATTATTAGAACTTGAAAGATTGGGACAACAAGATTAATAATATGATAAGAGACTATGAAAGTGGTCTTAGTATGAGAAAAGTTGCTACAAAGTATGGAGTTAGTTATACAGGACTGAGAAATATATTTAAAAAATATAACTATTCTCCTAGAAGTTATAAAGATTCTATGAAGTATTACCCTTTAAAATACACCCCTAGAAATATTTATTTTGAAGATGGTCTTTTATGGTCTACTATTCCATTTGCAAAAGAGTATTCTATCAGCATAACAGGTGTCATAAAAGGTAAGCGTAAGAATGTATTAAAGACAAGAAAAGATAAAGATGGGTATGTAGTAGTAACATTGTTTGGGGAAAGCAATAAACACATTCAATGTAGAGTACACAGGATTATAGCAGAATGCTTTTTGCTAGACTTAAATAAAAATATTGATAGAAACCAAGTGAATCATAAAAATGGGATAAAAGATGATAATAGAGTTGAAAACTTAGAATGGGTTACTCCTAGAGAGAACACTTTACATGCAATAAAAACCAGTCTAAGGAACGACAATATTTTTGGTATAAATTCAAAATTAACAGACTATGATGTCTACTTGATTTACACAAGCAAAGAGAAGGCATCTACTTTATCTAAAAAATTTAAAGTTACTTATACTACAATTACAAATATTAAAAATAATAAAACATGGAATAATCTTACCAAGCACATTTTGGAATTAACAAATGGAGAAGGATTTATTTCATGGGAAGAAGTACTTAACAGATTAGAGAAATTAGGGGAGAAAAATGGATAATTTATCACATTACTTGAGTATATTATATGCTATATTAGTTACAGTAGGTTATATACCGGGTCTAATAGCTTTAGTTAAATCAGATAGTGTTAAGGGAGTTAGTAGTTATTTTTGGTATTTAATTGTAGCTACAGTAGGTATTAGTTTTTACAATTTACTATTAACTGATGCTTCAATGTTTCAAGTAGTATCAGTTGGTCTTAATTTAACTCTAGGTATTGTTTGCTTATTAGTAGCTTCATATAGAAAAAAGGATTATTTCTCTATACCTTTTATTATTGTGTTCTCATTGTTACTATTTTTATTAAGTGACTTTACAGCCTTAACACAAACTATAGCAACTATTACTATTATCCTTGCGTATGTAACTCAGATAACAACATTCTATAAAACTAAAAGTGCAGAAGGAACAAACAGATTTCTATTCCTTATTATTGGATTAGGATTAGCTTCATTAATTGCAAGTATGGTTTTAACACATACCTATGTTCATATTATAGCTACTGAATTTGTAAACTTTGTTCTTATACTTATATGTTATCTACAGGCTAATTATTACTCAAGGAGGTAGGTAATATTGAATGACCTTATTAAAAAGGGAAATAAGTATTACCATAAAGTAAGAGCAGGGGAGACATTATGGACTATAAGTAAAAACTATGATGTAGATATTAAGAAATTGCAAGAATTAAATAATATTAAATCAGTATCATTAACTAGCTTAGAGTACGTACTTGTTTGTGTAGAATAGACCAGGAGGTTTAAAAATGAGCATAGAAAAGAAAGAAGAAGTTATAGCACATAATGAGGTAGTATTCAGGAGTTTAACACGAGGTCTGTATGTAAAGGAAGTAGACATCTATTCAGATGTTGTAAGCTATACTAAAGACGTTGATGAAGCTCTTGCTATGCCTAATACTATTAACTTCAAGAATTCAAGAAAATACGAAAAACTTATTAGGAATTTAGATTTAGAACCACTAAATAAAATTCAAAAGGTTATATACGAAACTCATTTAGAAGAACTTTAAAAAGTTCTTCTTTTTTTTTGTTGACAAATATGACTTACTATGATATGATTAGTACATAACAAATAAGGAGTGATTTTAAATGGCAATAACATATAAACAAAAAGGATTAACAGAACAAGAAATTATTAATTTACCTAAAGTTAATAAAGGATGTATCTACATAGGAGAAGAAGATGTATTCCTTAAGAAGAAGAAAAATAATATAATTAACTTAGGCTCTAAGGAATTATTTAGAGATATTCATAATATATTTAGTTTTGATACTGCTACAGAAATACATTTATTCTTAGCACTATGTGGTAATAAAGAAGTAACAAACTTTACAGGTAACCCTTATGAAACAGTTGAAAAATTAGTTGAAGGTGTAATTGGAGAAAATAAAGGAAGAAATTACAAAGAATATATTGAATCCAGTAGAGAAGAAAGAAAAGAATTTCCTTTATATGGTAATAAGAGCAGAAGACAAATAAAATCTAAAGGTTATGTAGAAGAAAAAATTAAAGAATTAGAAAATGAAACCCGATTATGGGGGTATGAAGCTAGACAATTAGATGAGTATAAGGAAGTAGTAGAGAGTTTAAATGATGATATTATGGATATTCTAGACCAAGGTAAGTACGGTTTAATAAAATCATCTATTACTTCTTATATGAATGAAGATACAGAAAAAGGCTCAAGTAAGTATTATAAGGAAATATCAGATTCATTGTATAGTAGTGCTTGGTACATGCATCCAGGTACTGAGAATAATTCATCTTTCGGTCTTAAAGTTAGACATATCAGAGATAAACATAATATGGGTAATAAATGGGTTTTAGAAAATAAAAGTTCATTTGATGTTAAAACAGGGGAGGTTAAAGTTTTCTTAACAGATAGCCTTGTTAATAAAGAACTAACTTTAAATTTGTATAAAGATGATATAAGTAAAAGTGAATATAAAAATGAATTGACATTATCTGTTTTATTAAATGTTATTTTAAAAAATTACTCACAACCTAACTTAAATAGAGGGGTTATAATAAAGATAATAGAACAAACATTAGAACACCATAATTTTGATTTTTCTAGTTGGTGTCCGGATAATATAGATGTTTATGGTCATATAAATTATAGAGGAGACAAATATAGGATTTTTATAGGAGAAAATTCAACTTCTAATTACTTAACAACTTTAACAGATATTGTTAAAAATATTGACAAAATAAATAACTTAGAGGAATTTGGATTATTTGAAAGAAATGCATTACTATTTCATATACCTAAAAATCCTAAATGGAAAGTTCATGAAGCTTTCAATCTTACAAAACAGACTTATAAAAAATTACTAACTTTAAATAAATTTGAGCAAGGTAATTACTTAAGATTTGCTAATACTCTATATAAGTACTATAATCATTTACACAATGAGGTTAATTTACACCAATTATTTGATGATACTTTTTTAATGGTTCGAGATTCAAGAGATGTTACTGATGCTTTAAAAGTTAAACCTATTGTAAATCAAATATTATCTATATCTTTTGCTAACTACAAAAAGATGACGCACTATTTAGATGTAGATGCTCAAGACAGACAACGTATAACAGGATATGCACTAGATAGATATTACCTTGACTATTTACAAGATTTATCAATACTAATCCGAGAAGGGTATAGAACATTAGAGAGTGTTAACTTAACGCCTTTTTCACTGAAGTTAGAGCATGATATAGTTACAGATGAAAAACAATCCATTCAACAACAATTAGATGATGCAGAACTTAAAGCTAAGTATGATAATAAGTTAGAAAAAATAATTGATAAAACTTATAAATTAAAAGATGGTAGAAAAGTAAAATTCCTTCCTGCAGATACTGTAAGTAAATTAAAAGATGAAGGTAGAATGTTATCTCATTGTGTTGGAGGATATGCTAATAGAATTCTAAAGAATAGCTGTTTAATATTATTAGCAAGATTAGAAGAAGATTTAGATAATTCATGGTTTACAGTTGAAATACGTATTACAGATAATGGTTATGTGTTAGGACAGCAACAATCAATTGATGCATATAAATTACCTAATGAACTAAAAGAAGCATTAGAAAAAGATATTAAGAAAATAAATAAAGAAGAATTTAAGGAGGTTGCATAAATGGTCAAACCAGTTATAACTTTAGAAGTAGAAGAAACTAAATTATTATTAGATTATCTTAGTTTCTTGGAAGATGATATGAGAAACTACGAAGGTATGAGAGAATTATATGAAGAATTACACAAAAAGTATCAACTTGCCAAAGGAAACTACTCAGATTAATTGACAAAGGTATAACAATATGGTATAATAAAGGAAGTTAGAAATGGAAAAATTCCAAGAAGATTATGTTAATATAGATGTCAGGGTGAAAGCTTATGTTCGTGTAGGTTATAGGTATGAAGAAGATATTACTAATAACCTACATGAATTAGTCGAAGATAACTTAACTGTAATAAGTGATTCTGATAATCTAATTATAAAAGATACAGAAATTAAAGGAGATATAGAATAATGGAAAAAGTAGAACTTATTAAGCAATGGGCAAAAGATAGAAATTTACAAACAGGTAAACCTGAAGGTCAAATGTTAAAGTTATTAGAAGAAGCAGGAGAATTAGCTTCAGGTATTGCTAAAAGTAATGACCATGTAACACGAGATAGTGTAGGAGATATTTTTGTAGTATTAACAGTACTATGTTTACAATTAGATATAGATATTGAAGAGTGTATTGATATGGCTTATGATGAGATAAAAGACAGGAAAGGTAAGCTTATTAACGGAGTGTTTGTTAAAGAAGAAGACCTTAAAAAATAAGTAATAACTAGCAAGGAAAACTGTTATATTATGAGGTGTACTTAGATAGTACACTTCCATAATATCTTTCCTTTTTCACCTTGCTTGTATCCAAGCAGGGTGTTTTTTTTATACAATTTAGGAGGGTATTAAATGAATGCAAAAGAATTTATGAAAACACAAGCTCAAGTAGAAGATTACTTAGATAAATTAAAAATAACAATTATAGAAGATGCTTTATCAGTATCTAAAGAATGGTCTAATGACTCTAATGATTTAGGTTATGCTTTATCTAGTCTTGGTGAAAGTATAGGGCTTTTAGAAGATTACTATAATATACAAGTAGATGCACATTTACCTGAGCACTATAAAGGTAGTAAGGATGTTATTTCTTTTCTAGAAGAACACTTTTCTTATGATGGTTTTGTTGATTCTATGATATTTAATATTGTAAAATATACTACAAGATTAGGAAGAAAAGATGCAGTAGACAAAGAAGTTCAAAAGATTAAAACATATTATGTAAGATTAGAAAGAAATATAAAATATGGGGATAGTACTCGTGTCTAAAAGAACAGACAATTTTATATATTTCTGCAAATACTATTTTTCAGATTATTTACCTTCATTAGGTATAGAAGTTCTTAATCATAATGAAACTTCCCACGGAACAATGGAAGGTGTTAAAACATACTATATAGCAAACATACTTTACGAAGGTCAAGAACTTACGATAACTATTGATTTAGAAGAATTCAATAATGCAACTTCTATGCACAATATGCTAGAAATAGTGAATAAACATACATATAATTGTATGTTTATGTATAATATGGATACACATGGAACTGAAGACATTGATGACTTTTTTAAATTAATGTATTTTTAGATAAAAGTGTTGACAATTACCTTACCCTATGTTAAGTTATAGGTATAAGGTAATTTTTTTATTAACAACTAAAAAAGTTTTAGAAAGTTGTTGACAAATGAAAATACTTGTATTATAATAAATGTATAACAAATCAAAGGAGAATGATAAATATGGCAAAGCAAGATACTATTGAAAGATTAGAGAGATTGGTAGAACAACAAATGCAGACAACGAAAGACTTAGCAGATAAACTAGGAGAGAAAAACTCTAACCCTTATGAACAAGCAATTGTGGATGCAATTGTAGAGAAAGCAGGAACTGAGAGTAGAGAAATAATTATTACTGATGTTAAAAAACAAATTGAAGAATACGTAGAGGAGCAACTTAATAATTTACCAGTTAAGATTGAATTACAACAAGAAGGTAAAACAATTAAAGATATCTCAGGAATCTTCCATTATAGATATCAAGATATATTAAAACTAGTTAATCAAAATATTCCAGTGTTTTTAAAAGGTGGAGCAGGTTCAGGAAAGAACCATGTATTAGAGCAAGTAGCAGAAGCTCTAGACTTAGATTTCTATTTCAGTAATGCAATTACTCAAGAATTTAAATTAACAGGATTTATTGATGCAAATGGTAAGTTTCATGAAACTCAGTTTTATAAAGCATTTACAAATGGAGGATTATTCTTCCTAGATGAGATGGATGCATCTATCCCTGAAGTATTATTAATTCTTAACTCAGCTATTGCAAATAAATACTTTGACTTCCCTATTGGTCGTGTGACAGCACATGAAGACTTTAGAGTAGTATCAGCAGGTAATACTATGGGAACTGGAGCAGACCATATTTATGTGGGAAGACAGCAACTGGATGGAGCTACATTAGACCGTTTTGCTCAAGTTGAATTTGATTATGATAATAAGGTAGAACACCAACTATCAAGTAATGAGGATTTAGTAAACTTTGTACAAAAATTAAGATATGAGAACGATGAAAAAGGATTACCTTATGTCTTTTCAATGCGTGCAATTATTAATGGAAGTAAATTAGATGGAGTAATGGACGATGAGTTTGTTGTAGAAAGCATCATCTTCAAGTCTGTACCTAAAGATGAAATTAATCAATTTATTAGTTCTTTACCTAAAGATAACAGATATACAGAAGCAACAAAAAATCTTTTAGGTATCAAACAAGAACCTAAACAAGAACCAAGAAGAACCAAGAAAAACTCAAAGTTCATCTAGTGATTCAATGGACTTTGACACTATCATGGATAAACTAGGATTAGAATAGGAGGAAAAAACAATGGGTAGACGATTAATAGATAACTCAGAATTAAATGTAATTAAATATGATGGTCTACCTGATTTCTTTTCTGCTTTAAAAAAGAATAGAGTTTCAGGTAGAGACAATTCATCAGATACAGGTAGCTACGACTTCACAGGCACTCATAGCTTTAATGAAGCCTATAACTTAATGGTTAAAGGAGATAGAGAGTCTTATGATATGGTTGTTAAGCTTAAAAAGATGACAGATGCATTATTCAGAATGGATAAATCTGTAAAAAGAAAACCAGTTGTGGCTCCTGAAGGTTATCAACCTCATGTACCTAACGCTATAAAAGGTTTACCTAATTCTATGATGTCTCAACAGAGAGTTAAAGCAGAGAAGAAAGTTATTGATGTATTCTATAATTCTAGTATAAGTTGGATGGAAGACCCTGAGAATCTTGCTTATAGAGGAGCTATACTGCTTAGTGCTATACAAACTTTAGAAACAAAAGGGTATAGTATAAATTTATATTTAGGTAAGCTATCAAACTCAAGTTATAATGATAAACTTACTGGGTTTGTTGTTAATATAAAACATTCTTATCAAAGATTAAATGTTTTTAAATCTTCCTTTTACTTAATAAATCCTTCATTCTTACGTAGAATATCTTTTAGAGTACTAGAAGTTGAACCTGATATGACTGATTTAACACACGATGGTTATGGTAGTGTAGTAGGTAAAGGAAGTTATGAAAATGAACTTAAAAAACACTTACTTGATAATGCTGTTATTTTCGATTCAAGTACAGGTATTCATATAAACAATGAGTCAGCAGAAAACTTAAGAGCTGTAAAAAAACTATTTGGAGGTAGGTTGTAATGGCTAATAATATTTGGGCGGTTGTATTAAGCATTATTATTTTACTCATCATTTTATTAATACTTTGGTTTCTTTTTAGAGAAAAGGTGAGTGGCGGGAGGAGTAAAAATGTAGAAATTCAAAAAGCAGACGCAGGCAAAGATAATAAGGAACAAGAGGTAGAAGAAGCTCAATACAGAGAACTTAATGAAGAAGAGAAAGAAAAAAATGAAAACTCAGAAAAAGATTATAAGTATGATAAAGAAAAAGTAAAAAATAAACTTAAGGAGTTAGAGTAATTATGAAGAATCTGATTAAACTTTTATTAATGGTTGTAGTAACTATCTTGACTTTTTCACTAACTTATGTTATACTTAAAAAAGAAACAAACAATAAAAGAAATGGTGTAGCGCCTTTTGATTTTTCATTAGAAGACCACATTCACCTAAACAAGGAGATTAAATAAATATGGTATATGATAGTATTATTTCTAGAACAATGGCGGTATCAATTTTAAATAAATGGATTGCAGAATTAATTACAGATGTTGATTTAGATAAATGTAATTTTACAGAAGAAGAATATGGAGCAGTAGTTACAAATTCAATCAATAAAATACAAGATGTATTAATAGAAAAGAATTATGAAGTTACAGATGGTGAGTTGTATGATATCGTTTGTACAGAGTTAATTAATCCAATCAAAAATAATACAGAAGAAGAACAAAATGAAAAGAATGATTTATTAGAGCACTTAGAAGATTTAGCTTTTAAACATGATATTGATTTAGGGTATGTTAGTGATGGGTCATATAACTTAACTGTAACTCATTGGTTAATGCAAGATGAGTTTACAGATGTTAATATTAAAGTTAACAAAGATGAGGATTTCTATACAGTTACAATTCCGGAAAGTAAATATTTTTGGTTACCTATTACAAAAGAGAATCTAGAAATGTTCTTAACACAAGACCCTATTAATAAAGGAGAGATTGAGTAATGGATAGAATTATTGGTAAACATAACTTAACTCAAGATTTGAGATTAGGTGACAAAGTAGAAGTATATGATGCTCATAAATTTAAAGAAAATGAAGATGGGACTATTGAATTAGGTGACAAAGTAACTGAAGGTATTGTTGTAGATTATAAAGGTGACTTTACAGGTAATACAAGTGGGTTAGTGACACTTGATTCTTCTGAGAAAGAATTAATCATAGGTGAACATAACTTTAAACTTATTGAAGAAGGTAATTTACAAGCAGTTTATGATTCTGTATCTAAAAATAAAGTAGAAAGTCTTTCTGAAGATTATGATATGTATAGAAAGTTACTTGGAGTTAAATCAGGAGAGCTATCAGATATAGAAGATGAACTAGAGTACTTAGTAAGACAATATAATAGTAAAGTAGATAATTATAATGGACTATTAACATTATCTAAAGAAAAAGCTAGAGAATTATCTCTATTAACAGGAGATAGAAAAACGATTCCTCATATGAAAAATAGAAGATTAGAATTAGGTACAGAAGCAGACTTTTAATAAGTCTGCTTTTCTCTTATATTAGTATTAGATATAAGGAGGTTGGTATATGGCAAATGAGAAGGAACTTATAAGAATGGTTAATTATCTTATTGATAATATGTCTATGTGGCATATAAATTACGCTAGAGCTGTTCTAATACCGAGTGAAGTAGAGAAGATAATTAAAGAGCATGAGAAGTTTGATGACCTCCTTAAAAAGAGAGGAGAATGGTTAGTAAAAGGTTCAGATACAGATAATATTGATGATTTAGAAACTTATAATCAAATAATGAATAATCAAAAGGATGAAATGATGATACAAGAAATTGATATCTATACCCAGGGAAAAACAATAAAAGTTGATAATGAACACTACTCTTCAGATGAATTAAATGAAATTATCAACAAAATAGAACAATCAGAAGATATTAAAGTAAAATCCAATTATAAATTACTTTGCATAGATTATACTAAGATAATAGGATATGAGGTTACTTATGCTAGCTCTTACGAGGAGAAGTTTAAAAACGACCTAGAAAAAGACCTGTGATATATTAGTACTGTAAGAATAATTAGGAGGAATAAACCCTATGGAAAAAGTAAATCATGAGTTTCTAGCAGAATTGGCAAAGAGTAATAGTCCTGTACTAAATTCAAAACCACTTCAAGATGGAGACTATAATATTGAATTTGACTATGACGGTTTTCACTTTGAGTTCTCACAGAAAAATGGTTATTGGCAATGGAAATATAACGCTAAATAATTAATTCTTAGGCTACTTTAATTAGTAGCCTTTTTTTGTTGACAAAATAGAAAAAGTAGTGTATAGTAAAAGTATAAATAAAAGGGAGGAATTATGATGTTTGGAAAAGCACCGGAACATATTATGGAAATTATAGATAAAGAGGATAATATATTAGGAGAGGACTTAACTTTAAATATAGATTATAAGGGAATAAACCTAACTGTTAAACGTCACCCTCATTCAGGACATCTAAATGGTTATATTAATGTGCCTACGAATATAACCAAAGAACAGTTTAATAGTATAGAAGATTGTTCTCATGGAGGTATAACATACGATGAACATGAAGGTGACTATAGGGTATTAGGTTTTGATTGTGCACACTATAGTGATATGACACCATATGCTGTTATTAGTTTTTCTGATAGTTATTATAGAGATTTGAAATATGTACTTAATACTTTAAAAGATATGGCAGACTGTTTAAAAGAAGGTGAATAGTATGGACTTCTATCAATTTTTAAATCACGAAAATGTACGAGTTAATTCTATAACCCTACCGCAAAAAGAGTTTATAAAAGAAAATATTGATTATACAAATTTAGATACAGTAGATATTGATTTTATGAATTCTAAACAAGCAAAAGAAGAAATAGAGAAAATTATAAGAATTAAAAATGAAGAAGAATATGATATGGCTATGGATGCTTTAGCAGGATGGGTAACTAAACATGGTTATTAAGGAGGATTACTATGAAATATATTTTAGGATTAATAACACTAGGGATTATACTATTTAAAGTCTATGAACACTTTAAGTATAAACAAGATGAAGTTGATACAGAAGAAGATATATAAGTATTGACATTATTATCAATATATGTTATTATTTAAATAACAAATAAAAGGAGGATGTTATAATGAACCTAGAAAAAAGTTTCTTATTATCAACAATAGAATTTGGAAGTACTTATCAAGGAACATCAGATGAGCATTCAGATAAAGATTACATGAGTTTAGTTGTTCAACCTTTATCAGATACTATATTTAGGAATAATGAAAAAGCAAGTAAGCATACAGAAGTATCAAGATACTATGCAGTAGAAAGATTTATCTCTTTAGTGCTAAAAAGTGGGTTTGATAATGTTCTTAATTTATGTGCTCAATTAGAGCAAGCTAAAAATACTAGATTTAATAAAACTGTTTTAGATTTATTTTATGATGATTTTATATTTTTAACTTATGTTAGAGCTAATTTTAAGCCTATAGCATATTCGGTTATCGGTAATATTAATAACATACTAAAAAAAGGAGAATTAACTGGTAAAGACCTTGTTAAGTTTTATACATTCTATAATCATTTAGAATACTATAATGATTTATTAGATGATTTAGATAACTTAAATGTTAGCTATAAAGACTTTGCAAAAGTTAAATATATGCCAAAAGAAGTATTAGACAATAAGAGAAGCAATGTAAGTATTGAAAAGAAAAAAGATTTGGTTAATAAAGTAGAGCCTCTAATTCAAGAAGTAAAAGATAAACTTAAGTATAATGAATCTAATATCAAACACTATAAAGATGCTATGGAATTAGTAGAAAAATCTTTGAAAGACAAAACTGTAGCATTCCTTACGGAGGTCTATAATGAGAGATAAAAGAATACACTCAGAATTATTATATGATATCATAGGTAAGCACATACAAGAAGAGGAAAATATTACACCATATATAGAAGCTATATATGTAGATATGATGAATATTATTGTAGTAGAATATACTTTTTATAATGAAAATGGAACAAGAATGCTAGGACAATATCCGATAGGAGAGGTTATGTAAATGAAAAATATTATTAATTTTTTAGTAGACTATAACATAAATTTTAGTTACTCAGAAGATAGTTTAAATGTTATGAATAACTCATACTTAGTAGATAAACATGGTACACAAGATTATGAAATTGTAGGTAACTATGAACATATTACAGGGGTATTTTCTTATCAAACAGAAGAAGAGGTTATAGCTAAGCTTAAAAATCTTATTGGTATTTGGGAGTAATATATGGAAAAAATTTATATATTAGAAGAAGAAATAGAGGAAATGGACTATGACTTGTGGGAAGAAGATACAGTGTATACAACAAGTTATGAAGTTTTAGGTTATACTGATTCTTTAGAGGACGCAGAATATATTAGAGATAACTATGGAACAAGTAATCCTATATTTATAAATGAGTATCCTTATCTAACAAAAGAGAAGTTAATAGAAGAACAGCGTTATTTTAGATATAATAGTTATCTTGAACTTAAAAGAGTTAATGGGTACTTTGAAATATCTGAAATAAATGAATTACATGTTACTGAAGACTTTAGTATTAATAAAGATGATAAAAATTTTGATTCACCTTTTTCTATAAATATGTTTTCACATAATAGAAATAGTATAGGTATAGAATTCATTATGTTTTCAGAATACAATGATAAAGAATATATTATAGAAAAAGAAAAAAATTCTTTTTTAATGAAATTAAAATATCTCCTTAAACATAGTAAAGAAGCGGATATACGTAGCACATCAAAAATTATAGATTCAATTGATAAATTAACTTGACATTAAATATAATTTATGGTATATTATTAGTATAGTAGTTAACTAAAGCCTCTTATATAATGCTAAACACAGTTAGCCTTTTTAACCTGATAATGAGAGTAAGAGCCTAACTATATGGGTACTTTGAAATCATTATATTTTACCTATCTACCAAGCGTAGAAAAGGTCTACGGTAACGTTATAATTCTATTTAGCGTTACTAGCAATCCTGAGTAATGGCATTGGCTAGATGTAGCTACCTAGTCGTTGAGGTTCGAGTCCTCTCTCAGGATATTTCTAGGACTCTTAGCTTAAAGGTAAAGCCAACCGCTCATAACGGTTTGACTGTAGGTTCGAATCCTGCAGAGTCCATATACCAGGCTAGCAAAAAACTTATAGGTATTAGACATATGTGCAATCACTTGACTATGATTTAATATTGTATGTGGATTTATTGTTTCATATCTACTAAGTAAAACCTATTTCTCTTAAGTTACTGGTTATAAGAGAAGGAGTGAAAAGCTCTAAAGGTTTAGTCAACCTGATGTACGAGAGATACCGTATGTTGCCCGGCAGAGGCTTTGTATCTGACCGTAGACTCCGGATGGTAGTGTCCCTCCATTCCGTATCTAACACCAAACGCTTGGTGTATAAATATATAGTACACATGTACTTTTGAGAGTGTATAAACTAAGTACAATAAAAAAAAACAATCTTCTTCCCACAAGCTACCTATCAAAATATCTTGTGAGGTATAACGCAGTGACGAGCGTTTCAACGACAGAGGGTCTCATATAATTGTCGTAAAATATTATTAACCGTAATCTAAGTACGGGAGCTCTGTCGGACACCTATTTAACTTCAATAGGTGTTTTTTTGATATATTATAGTTGTACAAAATTCAATAAAAGGAGAAGTAAATATGACTAAGAAATTGAAGCTTTATGACTATGAAAATAATCTTTTAAAATCAAGTGAAAACATAGAAGATTCAATAGGTCAAATAGTTATAGAGAATTTAAATCCTGATACAACATATGAAGCAGGTCACTTTAAAATTTGTTGGGATATTAATGGTGAAGAATCAATAAAAGTAGATATACCAAAATTTGTTACCTTAACATCATCCCAGGACAAACTTATTATTGTTACTTATAATGAAGTAGAACCTATGAATATAAAAGCAGAAAATATTATAGGTTTACAAGATGTTATAGATACTCAATTTAACGACCATATAAAAGAAGAATTTATGACAGAAATAAATAAGATTATAGCTGATAATAAACCAACACAACAACCAAGTACAACAACTAGCTCACCTTTGAAAGATAAGAAAGTTATATTCATAGGAGATAGTATTACGGAAGTAAATGCAAGAACAACAAAAAACTACCACCAATTTATTGCTGACAGAACAGGATTAATAAATGTTAATAAAGGTATAAGCGGAACAGGCTATCAAGACCGTAAAAACGTAGCCTACACTATTACAGATAAACCTGATTTAATTTGCGTTATGTTAGGTACAAATGACTACGGTTTAGTTGGAGGTAAAACAAAACCCCTAGGAACAGCTAAAGAACACTCTTACACTACAGTAGCAGGTTCAATCTATTATACTTATTATCAACTATCTAAGGTTTTTCCTACAGTACCTATTGTTGTTCTAACACCAACACCTAGGATTGAAAGTAATCCTTTTAAAGAAGTTGAAAACGGACAAGGATATACTTTAGGACAATTGGTAGATGTTATAAAAGAAATAGCAAAACAATTTTCATTCCCTGTATTAGACCTATATAGAGAAAGTAATATTAGAGTGTGGGATAACAATGTAAATAAAACATTCTTTGCTTGGAAAGAAGGCATGGAGGATGGCTTACATCCTAATGCTAAAGGTCATGAATTTATATCATACACTATACAATCATTCCTAGAAAGTAAAGGTACTGTAGGTGCTATAGCAAGCCCACCATCTATTGACACTTCTGTTAAGGATTTAGGTAATGGTGTTTATTCTAAATTAATCAGACCAACTGGAATGAGATGGAAGAAAGATACAAGCTTTGTTATGAACATGAGTACAGATGATATAGACTTAACTGCTAATAAGATATTAAATGTTTCTTATAATGGTAAGAGCTTGATAAACCCTGAAGGCTACACATCTAATTCACCTTACTGGTATACTTTACCTGCTTATGAAGATGGTAACAAATATAATAGAATTTCCGAAGTTCAAAACTTCTTAAATGCTTTTATAACTATAGATGATAATGCTCAAGGGTTAGAGTTTATGAGAGATTACATTAAAGTTATCTATGTAGATAAAACAAAAACTAATATTGTAGGGGAATATACTCAAGTAGGTTACAAAGATACTACAGCCAGTACACCACCAACAGGAGATACATCAGGAACTATAGCACCTGTAAGTAATGGTGATGGTACGTATACAGCAACATTCACACCAACAGCTATATACTGGAAAGAAGACCAAAGTTTCATGATTAATGTAGATAAAAATAAGTTAAATTTAACTGGTAAGTCTGTTACTAAGTTAGAATATAATGGCAAAACACTAGTTAATAATACAAGCTTAGCATCTAACTCCCCTTACTGGTTAACAGTACCTACTGCAACGGAAGGTACAACTAATAACAGAACACCAGAGGTTAAAGATTTTGTATCTGTTCTTACACTAGAGTCAACAGGAACAGATGGTCGTAAAAAGTATAAAAATGTTGAAATTAAATTAACATATAAATAATTTTAATTACCTACCTACTAAGGTAGGTTTTTTTTATTGACTTTTTTTACTAAGTATGGTAAGATAGTTATATACAATAAGGAGGAGATTAGATGGCTATATACGTTGTTCCCGATATTCACGGAGAATACCAAAAATTATTAACAATTATGGATAAAATAAATAATGAAAGAAAACCTGAAGAAACAATAGTATTCTTAGGAGATTACGTAGATAGAGGTAGAAGGTCAAAAGACGTTGTTAACTATATATTTGATTTAATGTCTAATGATGATAATGTAGTAACTCTGTTAGGGAACCATGATGATGAGTTTTATAATATTATGGAAAACGTAGACCGGTTAAGTATCTATGATATTGAATGGTTATCAAGGTATTGTATAGAAACACTTAACTCTTACGGTGTTAGTACTGTAACTTTAAAATATAAAAGTGTAGAAGATAATTTAAGAAATCATTATGATTTTATTAAAAGTGAACTAAAGAAACTTAAAGAATCTGAAGATTATAGAAAATTTAAAATATTTATGGTTAATTGTAGAAGGTATTATAAAGAAGGTAAGTATATATTTTCCCATTCAGGAGGAGTTAGTTGGAAACCTATAGAAGAGCAAACAGTAGACCAGTTAATATGGTCTAGAGACTTCCAACCTAGAAAAGATGGATTTATATATGTATGTGGTCATACACCTACTAGTAGTGGTGAAGTAGAAGAACATAATGATATACTGCTATGTGACGTAGGTTCTGTATTTAGAGATATAGATTTACCACTTATTAAATTGGAGGATTAGATATGAAGAAAAAATATTTTAAAGGTTTAAAATTAAATGATTTTGAAAAAGAAGTTTTTGGGTTAAAGAGAAATAGAAAGTATAAAAAAATGAATAAAAAATTAGGAAGAAATGAACCTAAGTATTGGAACTATGATATGTCCTTTTTTGTTCAATTATATGCCGATTTAAATGCCTTTATAGAAAGTAGTGAACGTTCTTGTATAGATATGGAATGGAATACTTTTGTAGATGTAGATGGTGAAGAAAGAACACAAATAGATATGATAAAACATATTTTAAGCTTAATACAGTACTACCATGAAGAAATGGATGATTTTGATATGGATAAGTATGATGAGCTTGAACAAGTACAAAATAAAATATTAGATAATTTCAAAATTGTGTTACCATCATTATGGAATTAAAGGAGAGATATTATGAGAGAAACAAGCAGATACATTATGTTTTGGGGTAAGGAAGATATTTATTCTAACTTTTACCCAATAACATTTAAACATAAAGGAAGAACATTTAATAACTCAGAACAAGCTTTTATGTGGCGCAAAGCGCAATATTTTAAAGACTGGCAAATAGCAGGGGAAATATTAAATACTAAAAATCCGAACCATGCTAAAAGTCTAGGTCGTAAAGTTCGTAATTTTAATGAAGAGCAATGGAATAAGGTAAGATATGACATTATGGTAGAAGTGGTTAAAGATAAATTTATGACTACGCACTTAAAACAAAAAATATTAGATACAGATGTATGTAAAGATTTCGTAGAAGCATCACCTTATGATAAAATATGGGGAGTAGGTCTTAAAGCAAGTGACCCTAAAATATTAGATGAGAGTAACTGGAAAGGTCAGAATCTATTAGGTAAAGTAATGGAAGATGTTCGAGTACACTGTATCTATAATAAGTAGGTAATTATAAGATGGATAAGATAAATCTTAATAAAAAACACGATGGTTCTACCGTAATTAACATATCAAATAATATTACACTAAAAATACAATGTACAGACCTAAGAAAAGAGTGTGATGACTCAGAGGCACCTACTTCTTACACCCATTTTAAAGCTTATATTATTTATAACATATTTATCGTAGTCAATGATAGAAAACAAAAGAAAAAAGCTAAGTATGATTACTATAATGACCATGTAGGAAGAGGTAATGTTAAAGACCTATTAAAAGTAAAAGATATTATCTTCCAGTTATCCACTCAATTAAATACTAATGAAATTATTAAAATATCAGGTGCAGATGAAAGAAGATATAAAATATATAAATACTTTATAGAAAAAGATATAAGATTTGAAGATAACATGTATTATAGCAAGAGTAATATATGGATTATAAACAATTTTAGTTTATTACAAAAGTTTCAATGGAATGCTGTGACAACTAAAGACGGAGACTATAATAAAAAAGAACTTAAAAAGATTGATAAAGAATGGAAAGAATTATTAATATAGAAGGAGAGTTAAAATGAATATAAAATATATAGACTTAGTATTAGAAAATTGTGATGTAGTAAGATTAGAACCTCAAGACGTAAGCAGGTTCCATATAGAAGGTGTTACAGAAGGAATAGATTACTATGGTACGTATAAAGGGACTTCCCATATGAATAGAACACGTCATTGTACTTATTTTGGTATTCTCATTAATAAGCCTAAAGAAATACATCAAGTTGGTTTTGCTTATCCTGATAATACAAATGCTTATGAAATGATTACAGCGTACTCAGATATTACAGCTATAGATATTATTTATGAAGATGGAACAAATGAATACATTTATGTAGACTTCAATGAATATAATGATAACTATAATATTAATCAAAAGAATGAGTATTACAATAATATGCTAGAAGTAACTATTACGGAAAGTAATTCTATAGAAGAAGAGGAGGAATTATAATGATATTTAAAAAACACAAGGAAGAAATAGTTATAACAGATGAAGAAAAGAAAAAATGGGATATTTTTGAAAATACTTTAAGAGTGTTTTTAAGGGAAACTCAAAATACAATTATCACCTTTAAAAATGGTTATAGCTTCTCCTCTAGAAGAATACCTCGTGAAGAGTTATTTAAAGATGAAGAGGTTTACGAAGTTATATATTATAAACCTAATGGAGATAAATTAACTAGAATTACAGATGGTCTTATTCTAGCTAATGATGGAATGGCAAGTTTTACAAACTCAGTTACAGAAGAAGAATTACAAAACCCTGCCTGTGTTCCTGAAATTCTGTATCTTAGAATACAGGAAAAAATAGATGAAATAGAGCAAGAAAAATTTATTAGTGAAAATGTGAAAAAGGTACTAAAAAATAGTGAGTATATTAAAACAGTTGATTATATAGAGGAGGAATTATAATGATATTTAAAAATAATAAAGTAGAAAAAGAAATAAAAAAAGATATTAATTTTATAAGAATTTGTGATGTATCAGGGTCTTCTATTATCGTACAACAAAAAGATACTAAAACTAATTTAAATTCTTTTATTGAGGGTCTTGTTTTTAATGGTGCTAAAACTTTAGAATCTAACAAAGGGGATACGTCTCTATGGTTTAAAGATAATATTACTCATATAGATACTGTATATTACAAGGAGGTAGACGATGAATAAAACATTCTTTAAATCCTTAGGAAAGAATACATTAGAGTATTCAATACAAGGTCTAGGATTACTTGTAGCTCTTCCTTTAATGCTAATTATATTCTCTGTATTCTTAGCATTCATTATTGGTATTCCTGCCGGTATCATTTATGGTTTATATGTATTAGGCATAAACAATGACTTTATAACTCAGCTCATACCTGTTGCATGGTTTATAATTCTATATGGTATAACAAGAACTCAAGATAATAAAAAACCTTTCGTTAAACTAAAATTAAAGGATTATTTACTATCTATCTTATATCTTACAATTATTACAGCTACAAGTGTTTTAGAAAGTGTTTTACTATTTAAATTATTACCCTTTACTGGAGACATTAGAGCAGTTATAACTTTATTATTATTTATGTTATTCTTAGCTGTTAATAGAGGTATCTGTAAGATTGTTATTAAAAGTTATAAAGAATATAAGGAGGGCTCACAATGATAGAAATAAGTGTCTCATGGACTTACCTAATATCATTTCTACTACTATGGTCAGCCGGAACATTATATATTAATTACCTTATTTATAGAATAAGATTAACAAATAAGGAACGTAAAGAAATGAGTAAAGAACACCACCGTAATCGAGAAGAGATAAAACAAAGGATAGAAGATAGGAGGGATAAATAATGGCTTATGAATATAAAAATAAAATTCAAGATATTATAACTGACAACGAGAACTACTGGTGTATTGATAATGAAAAAGAATTAGAAGAGTTACAAGAAGTCTATCAAAAAGCAGAAGCCTTCGATGAAATTGTAAATGAATTATACTATCAATTACAGAATCTAGAGAGTTGGGACACCCTAGACCAAAAAGATTGTCAAACATTAAAACAAATATTAGAAGAGAATATAAAGGAGAGTAAAGTAGATGATTAAATTTAGAGCATGGGATGAAGAATCACAAAGAATGTTTGATATTGCTAGGTTTGACTTTGCAGATTACACAGTATATTCACATCTATTTGCTTGTGATGGTTATTTAGGAGAAAACCTTGAAATTATGCAATTCACAGGTCTTAGTGATAGAAATAGTGTAGAAATATTTGAGGGAGATATTGTAGAAATACAAGATATTAATGGTAACTATATAAACTCAGGTATCGTTAAAAAAGGTAAAGGGTTTTTCTTTATAGAAAATTATGAAGGTAATAAGATTACTTTGCTTAGTGATTTCTATTTAAAATCATATACAAATACCTTAGAATTATGTGTTATAGGTAATATCTATGAAGGTAGAGGAGAGGAAAAACAAATGGAGAGATTTAAGGTAAAACGTACTATTACTACAGAAGAAATAAGATATATAGATGCAGAAACAGAAGAAGATGCATGGTATAGTGTAGAATATGAAGATGAGGGAACAGACACAGCTCATTTTAACGCAGAATATGGTGAATGGACTTACGAAAAGGAGGAAAAGTAATGGGATTAGATTTTGAAGTAATTGGTGTAACTTTAAGTAAAAGAAAAGTAGAACAAAAAGGATTACAACATTTTATTAACAATTCGAAATATAGAAATCAGTTAGAAAAAAACTATTATCAAAGATTTAATTTTGAAGATGATTTTAGAAAACCAGGATATTTTATGGAACTCTTACTAAGAGATGCAGAAATATATTATGATAAATTTGATGAATTTGGTGACGAGGGTGCATATGTTTTAACTCATGAAAAACTTATTAACCTACTGGAATCTGAGTTTAATGAAAAAACTTTTAAACATACTCATGATTTAGAGTATTATTATAGACTAATGTTATACCTTTGTAATATAGAACATCATAACAGTAAGTTTTATAATTTTTATTTAATCATGCGTATAAGTGTATAAGGAGGAAAAGTAATGGAATTTTTTATAGATAGAACAAGCACAATTAATAAAAAGCCTATAGAAGGTGCCTACATAAAGGAATTAGAACGTGTAGACCAAAAAGGTAATACATTTACTATAGAACGTTGGTGTGTAGAAATTAATAGCTTAGAAGAGCTTATAGAGTTAAGTAATCAAGAGGGAGAAGTTATTATTAATACTAGAGGTGACTCACCATTTTCACCTTATTTAGAAATATATGATTACTATAGAGAATAGGAGGATAACTAATATGAAACTATATCAAGTAGAACATGATAATTGTGAACCCTATGAAGATAATTTCCATTTCAGGGAAGATGAGATATACACAAATAAGGAGAACTTAATTAAACGTATTAAAGAAGAAGGATATAAAGAAAGTATAACTCATAGAGGAGAACAAGAGTTCATTAAAGGAGACCCAAGAGGATTCGATAGAATGGATATGATTACTATTCATGAATTAGAAGTTATTAGTAATACCTTAGAGGAAGAATAATATTCTTTCTCTTTTTTTATATATAAAGGTTGACATTCTAACACCTATCCTTTATACTAAGTATATAATCAATTAGGAGGTCATACATTATGAATGAACTACAAGGTATACAAACACTATTTAATAAACTAGAGAAGCGGTTAGAAGATACAGCTTATTGCGGTAATAAACAATTAGGATATAAAGATATACTAAAGATTCAAATAGGTCTTGATGACACAGCTTTTGATGTTCTATACTATGATGAACTAGAAGCGTATTTAGAAAACCCTCAAGATTTCCACCTTTATTATGATGATTCAAGAGTAAATTGGATTGAGGTTTGGGAGCATTTAAATAGAATAGAACAGGAACTAAATAATAGAAGCGTACTTATATAGTTAAGAGAAGAGAGGATATACCTCTCTTCTTATTTTAGATATGTTGACTTTATATTTAGAGGCTTTATATTTGTACTATAAATTGTTGACTTATTATAAGGGATGTTGACTTACTTTCTATATTTTATGTGTTGACTTTTAAATATTTATTTTCATAATTTTCCCCAAAAAATAAGTACCTGGGTAGACCATAGGGGTATATAGACCCACCCCCATTGAGTGGCATTTTACCCCTGCCCCCGTATAATATAAAAAAATTATATAATAAGATAAAAATAAAAGAGGGATTTTATTCCCTCTATTTGTTATTTAAAATATTCCGTTTTGTTTTTTTATTTCTACGATTCTTTTTTCTTGTCTTTCTAATTTGTTAACTAAAATATCGTAAGCTTCAGTGTATTGTTCTCCTCTAGCAATCATTCTGTCTAATACCCAAATAATATCTTTTACGTCTTTTTCTAATTGTTCCTGTTCTAATAAGTTTGTCATGTTCATCATTTCCTTTTCTTTTAATTTGTTAAGTTCATTATATCATACAAATTAAAAGATTGTAAAGCGTTTTGATAAAATAATTTAAACAAATGTTTGTATTAGTTCTTTAATCTCCTCAGTAGATAATGAAGATAGGTCATAAGCTTCTCTAAGCTCTTCTAAGCTACCATATGAGCCATTACTATATGAAGCGGTGTTATTGTTCATCTGTATTGTTCCGCTTCCCTGTGTGCGTCTGTGTAGCTCTTCTGTGATGTAGTCATCTATGATTACATTATTAATATTATTATGTTCCTGCAGGAGTTTGCTCTTTGCACTCTTAACGACATTATGAACCTCTCTAATGCTCATTACTCATCATCACCAGTCATAACATCAACTAATATCATTAGCTCTTGCTTAGCCTTTATTTGCTTCTCGAGTTGTTTATTCAACTCCTGCATAGTCTTTTGAGTGTCTGCTATTTGCTCATCTAATAATCGAACCGCTTCGTTTAACGCTTTGTTTACCCGTCTTGTATTCATGTTTTACATCTCCTCTAAAATATAATCTAAATCATTTCCGTAATAGCTTCTATATTCCTCTTCTTCCATATCCATAACAATATTTGCCCATTGCTTAGCGTGACTCATTGCATAAACCTTTTTGCCCTCATCTGATAACTCCAAGAATAGTTTAGCTTCTAGAGAGTCATTATCTATTGTCCAATCTTCCTCGATAGTACTATCAAACTCGATAGCAAATAATGTTTCGTATAGTTTTTTAGCATTGTTTAATTGGTTAATTTTCATCTTCAACATCTCCTGATTAATTGTATTAGAGAAGCGGTTAAGCTTCTCTGTGTGTGTGTCTGTGTGCTTCCTATAGTGCCATTCTTTGCGCTACAATCTCAACCGCTAGATTAACATATTGAACCTTGTCCGTTTCTTGTAGTTCTAATTCAACATCATCCATAGCCTCATAGATTGCTTCCGCCTGGTCTGCTTCGTCCATGTCTTCAAATCCTTCAACCTCATCAGAAGCAATGTTTTCTGCTAGGTCAAATTGAATGTTATTATATTCGTCTTCGTCTTCAAATTCTACATTTGCATAATTCTCGAGGTCTCTCATAAGCTCATAGTTCAATAAGTCATAATATTGTTGTCCCGTAACCTCTTCAATGTATTCAGTGATGACGGCTTCAATGTCCTGCTCGTATCTATCAAAGAAGTTTACTATGTCTGATGTGTAGATTAATTTGCCAATTGCTCCGCTTTGTACTCCATGAGTTGCTACGTCCTTAACTGTGCTTGCTTCTTGTCCTTGTAAAAATGCTTGTATTGTATTTGTCATAATAATCAAATCCTTTTCTTTTTTTATTTTTTCTATACTCTTATATTACACTCTATATGCTAGGGTGTCAATCCCTTTTTTAAATTAATTTCCAACCGATGTCGTTTACATATTCTTCTAGTTCTTCCATAGTGTCCGCAAATTTGATTGACTGTAGAGTGTCAGAAGTCACCACAACCGCTTCTTGGTCGTAAATTTTACTGTCTAGGATGTTATTATCTAAGTGGTCGATGTACTCCCAAATTAGGGCTTGTTTTACGCTCTCAAGTGTTGCTATGCTAATTACGATTTCATTATCTCTATTGATTAATTTCATTTGTATCAATTCCTTTTCTTATTTGTATTTTTTAACTATCTTAATATTAACATGTAAGGGGTTAAGTGTCAACCCCTTATTTAGATTTTTTTAAACAGTTTCTGAGTTCTTTTTTAATTCGATTTGTAGGTCTAATTCTCTAATCTGTGCACAAGTTCTTTCAAATCTGTCATAGTATCCGTTTGCTAATTCCTCATCTGATTTTCTTTCTAGACTCTCTAATTGGCTTTCTAATTGTTTGATTGTTTTTGTCATTGTAATCATTTCCTTTTCTTTAGTATAGTTTAATATTATCATGAAGCGGTTAGTTTGTCAACAGCTTATTTTAATTTTTTTCCATGCTTACATTTTCTTGACCATATAAGTCACACCATTCTTGATATTTGGCTTCTGCTTCCTGCTTGTTGAATGTTGCATACATAAACAATTCTTGATTAACTAACGTTACAATTTCGTATCTCATAATTATCAATTCCTCTCATTTGGTATATATTAATATTAACATGGTAGGGGTTGAATGTCAACCCCTTTTATTAAGTTTTTTTATGCGTATTCTTCGATTGCTTCATGTACTAGGAAAGTTAAAACCTTACCACCTAAGAATTTACATTCTTGATTTGCTTCTGATAGAGTGTAGTCATACACCTTTTCAAAGCTAACCGCTTCGTTGTATTCCTCTTGTGTCATAACGCCGTCCATAACGCTATTATCCATCATAAGGATATATTCCATTGCCGTATCTTTTACTATTTCTAATCTGTTCATAATTATCAATTCCTTTTCGTTTTTTTGTTTTTCTAACTATCTTAATATTATCATGTATTTGGAAGTTTGTCAACACCTTTTTAAAAGTTTTTTAAATTCTTTTTTTAGGTTATTTCCTCCGCTTCCTTACTACACTTTATATATTACACCATAGTACAAAATAAGTCAACCCTTTTTGTAAACTTTTTTAAATAAATTATTTGAAAGAAAGTTCTTGACTTTAGGGGCAAAATTTGAGATAATGGAGGTGGACGGTATCTTTAAGATAATTAAATTATTATATAAAAAAAGAAAGTATTGACAACTAGTAGCAAAATTGATATAATGGACTTGGAGCCCTAAAAACTCTATAACTTTTTTATATAATATTATTTTTATACTAAAAAAAGTCGTCACTCTATTATCTCATTTTTTAATACATTTGTCAAGCATAAATTTTACACAAAAATACCGCTTCAAGAATTTAATCCGAAGCGGTTTATATAAATTTTTTATTTCATGATATTTAATAATGTTGTGTGTAATTCTTCAATGTCTGATTGGTCTACAATGTACAATGTGCCATTAACTTTGATACTGATAGCCTCTTGTCCGTAAACTTCAATTAAACGTCTTACAATACCTTTTAATTCAACTGTCATGAATTTTGCACTGTCTTGCAGATAATACCACTCAAGATTTAAGTTGTTATCTTCCATTATACGTTTTTCATCTTCTGAGTACCATTGCCCTTTAATTTCTGTAATAGTACAACCGCCCGCTTCCATTGTGATGCTATTTACATATTCTTTAATACGTTTGTCTGCAATCTCAACGCCGTTGTTATCTTCCTTAGGTACGATAATTTCCACTTTATTTTGTAATTTGAACATTTTCATCAATTCCTTTTCAGTTTATTTTGTCGTTGTGCTTGATTACCTTACAATTTAATAATAACATGGTAGGGCTTGGAAGTCAAGCCCTTTATTTAATTAATTTTCGTAAATGAATAAGTTTTTGCTTGGTAAGTATCTAAAGTTTGGCGCAATTCCTAAGCAATATACAAGTGTGTTTAAACTGTCACGGTCTGAATTGCTTTCACCGTAATATGAAACAATCTCATTTATGCTTAAGTCAATCTCAATTGTTTGTGTACCCCAGTGACGCATAATCAATTTGTTGCCATCAATTTCAATTGCATATTTTTCCTCAAGCTCACCTTTGCTATACCCGTCAAAGTAACGACCGTTTAAAATTGCTTGCCCTTTGTTTTCTGCTTTTTCTAATAAGTTTTCGATAGTTTTGATAAATTTCATTATAATCAATTCCTTTTCTGTTTGTTTTTTGTTATCTTAATAATATCATGGTTTCAAGTGACTGTCAATAGTTTTTTTAAACTTTTTTTATTTAGGTCGGAAGCGGTCAACCGCTTCCCTTACCTTGTATCTTAATATTAACACGTTGTTTCTAAGTTGTCAATAGTTATCTTAAAAAAATATTTATATTATCTTGTAGTAGTAAAAACCAGTTTACAAGTTTAGGCGTGACTGTTGCAACTAAACCACCTATAAGAAGTAAAATAATGTTATCCGTTTTTTGAGTTGATTTGATTGTTTTGTTTTTCCATTTAAATTTTAGCATTTGTATTGCCTCCCTTGTTGGTATACCTATATATTACTATAGAAAAAAACATAAGTCAATAGATTTGTTGAAATTAATTTAAAAAACTTTTTTGAATAAAAGTATTGACATTAAGACCGAATTATTATATAATGGAAGTGGAGCCCTAAAATATGTATAATTTTTTTATATAATAATAAAAGAAAGTAAAAAAAGTTTCTGAAAGGTGTTGACAATTACCATTATTCATAGTATACTATATATAGAAAGTAAAACAGTGGTAACCCGCCTAACCCTTCCACTATAAATATGACAAGGTGGGGAGAAAGAGCGGTTTTAAAACCATTTAATATAAATTTTTTATATAATAATTTTTTTATACTAAAAAAGGTCTTCACTTCATTATACCATAAAAAATACAACCTTGTCAACAGTCAATTTTACACTAATTTATTTATTAAATAATTTTTTTATATAAATTAAAACAAATAAAAATCCCTAGGAATTTAATCCTAGGGAATTATATAACTTTTTTATACTATTGAATTGCACTTCTATTATATCTTAATTCCATAAATTTATTATAAGTTTGTTTACTGTTAAATATAATAAATTCATCTGATTCATTTTTAAATATATTGTGTACAGTTTGATAACTCATATATCCATTTTTAGCTAAATTCCATAAAGTTTTTATATCACTGTTATTTTTTTCTATTTTAAATTTCATAATATCATATCCTTTTTATATAATTTTTTTATTTAATTCAGAAGCGGTTTTAATTCTTAACCGCTTCTATTTCTTTAACATTAGATAGTGCGTAATTTAATGTATCTTCAATATTATAGCTTTGGAATACTACACCACCGCCAAACCATTTAGCAGTATATTTTTTAAATCCGTATAGCTTATTGATGTTGTCATAGTCTGCTAGTTTAATGTCTAAATCCATGAAATGCACTACATAACGTGGGTTGCCGTTTGTGTCATTTGGAATTCTGAAAGCCGTAATGTCTTGCCCTTGTACTGTGTGAGTTTCTTCGTATAAGTAATTTTTGTTTGTCATAATAATCAAATCCTATTCTATAATTTTTTTATTTAATTTCGTTATTTGCTATGTGGCTTGTCTTAACTTCTATACTAATATTAACATGTATCTTGTAAGGTGTCAACACTTTTCTTTAACTTTTTTAAAAAGTTTTTTAAGGTGTGTTGCTATCCCTTACATCTATTATATTACTACATCTTAAGGGGTATTGCAACCCCTATTTTTAAATTTCTTCAATAAATTTTATTTCTTTATTCTGTACCCCGTAAACCGTATTTTCATATACGATTATAATCACGTCATCAATTACATTTACTAACATGCTAGCCGGTTGCGCTTGCCCTCTCATGCTCATTATAGGCGTTTTACGGAACATTTGAACAGTGTCATAGTTTCCCTTAATGCTTACGATTAAAGCCGTATATGTGCGTGTGTGGTTTAATGTGCTTTCATATAATGGCGGTTCTGTACATCTGTATCCGTCCATTTGCCACAACTCCATTATAGTGTCTGCAATTTCTTTTACATCCATTTAAATCATCTCCAATTAAATAATTTTTTTATATAATTCTAATACCTTGTTGCTGTTCTCTTGCTGTACCTTTATATTACTATCATATGATTAATAAGTCAATAAGAAAATGTAAATTCTTTTAAAAAACTTTTTTTAGGGCTAAAAACTACTATTATATAGAAGAAAAAAGAATTTAAAAAAAAGTTACTCAAAAGTATTGACTTCTGAATAACTATACTGTAATATATTAAGTGTAGTAAGGCAAGGGACAAACCCCAACCGCTTCTACAAATATTATATAAAAAAATTATAGAAAAGGATTTGATTTAAATGAAAATAAACTATATTCCAATGTGGGACAATGAAGACGTATTACAATATGCAAAATCACAATTATTAGTAAATGAATTAGAAACAAAAGAAATTGTATTCAAAAATTATCAAATATCAGATGATATTGATAACGGAACAGATAAAAAATATTATGAAATATATGAAAGTAAATTTTATGTAGATGAGGATACAACAAAAGAAGAATTTAATAATTTAATTATAGAAAATGAAAAACTAGTAAAAGACTATAAAACACAAAACGGATTAATTAAAAATTTAATTAAATCACAACATGAAGTAAATGAATTTGAATACAATGTTATAAATATTCTATAAAAAAATTATACAATACACT